TCAAATCATCCACGGATTTTCATAAGGGTTCAACGCCCGCTCAAATGTCGCCACTGCCCAGTCAACCTTGTCCATGCCCTTCTCATCCTTCCTTCTCGGAATCTGGGGATTGAGCTTGAACTTGGAAGCCTTGTAGAGCCAGTCCATCGAATCCTCATACATAACCCTCCTTGTCTCGGATATGTTCGTGGGGCTGATGGTCTGGTGCAGGTAGTACGTCGCTATCCTCACAAGGTGCTTGATAATGTTCCTGTTCCTGGGATCCTCCTTCACGATGTTCTTGCCCTCCTCCAGCTTGTCTGCATTCGGGTTTATGACAGGCTTGAAGACAAGGCCCTCTGAGACAACGTAGTCGTAGTCCTCATCCTCAACGCTGTAGGCATAGGTGGAGATATCGTCAATGTACTCGCCGATCTGAGACCAGCAGTCACTCTCTACGGGGTTCAGGCCGGAATCGAATCCCTCAAGCGTATCAAGCATATAGTAGTTTCCCTGATAGCCCGCGACGGTGTGAAGCCCATACTCGGCATACTGTTCCCATGTGACTGTTGCGACGGGAACCCAGCATACGAGACCTGGAATCCTTATGTTGCCGAAATCAAAGCCGTTCTTCTCAAGGCACTCGAAATAGGAATTGGAGAACCTTACGATATCTCCTGGCCTGTATGTCCCGAGCTGCCTGTAGTTGGGAACTTTGTCGAGGTCACGTACTGCCGACAAGTCTGAGAGAACCCTCCAGTATCTTATCGAGGTGGGTTTCTTGTAGCCGTTTATGGGGGTGAGAGAGCGGTATATCTCATCCTGGTACATGAAATACACGTCAGCCGGATAGGTTATGTCATCGTTGTACTCCCTTATCATCCTACCCTTCGCGAACTCTTCCTTTACGCAATAGTACTGGTCGAGGTATTCAAGGAAGTCCATCTCGGCGCTCTGCTCCGCCTGTATAATCCTGTCATGAACGTCCCTGAGAAGCATCTTCAGGTGCTCTTCGGTGATGATCATCAGGTAATCCCTGTCTGTGAGGTATCTTGCTTCAGCCATTTTTGAGATTTTCTATATAATAGTATTTTTCAGTACATAAACTGGTCGTACATCTCAACATCATCCCCGATGGTTGTGACTGTAGGGATGGTGCCGGATTTGAACTTGCTGTAGGAACGGTCAAGAAAATAGCACATGGCATAGTCGAGGCAGTCTGAGGCGTGGCCATACCTCTCTGATTTGTTGCCGTTCTCATCCAGTACCTTCTTCTTCTCCTTCGTGCCGTCAGGATTCTTTTTCTGGTATATCATGTCCTCGGTAAGCCTCCTGCATTTGAGATCTATCATGACCGTCCAGCCATCATACCCCTCGAAGCACTTATTGATAAACTCAAGCCTCGTGGTCTGTGCCGGTTGCTTGGGAAGGACGCTTGTCTTGGACTTGATACCCTCCTCAAGCATGGCATCCTTTATGATGGTATAGTTATTCACGCCATCCTCGGTCTGGGTTGACCTTGCAAGACCGGCTGGATCGCCAGTAACCACGATCTCATTGATATATCCAGTCTTCCTCAGTTCCTTTGCCACATGTCGCGATAGGGCAGGGGTGTTGTTGAGCTTGTCCTCAGGCTTGCCAACATACTCATTGAAGACGTAGAGACACTTCTCGTCATAGTCAACCTGGATCATGAGCCAGACCATCCACGGCGATACGTTGAAGTCGCATGATATGATGATCGGTTTTGTCGGGTCGAACCGGCTTTCGAACAGCCCACTCTTCAAATGCTTCTCACCGTCAAAGCTCCAGTACGCAGCCATCTTGTTAGCTTCCACGAAATCCCAGTTTCCATAGGTGAGCCTTTCCCTCGTAGCCTTGTCACGTATCTTTCTCAGAAGGTTGAAGTATGTCTGGACGAAAGCCTTGTTGGGATTATCGAAAAGGGTGAAGGGGATATAGAACATACCCTCATCCAAATGTGGGGGATTTCCATCATCGTCCATAACAAACACCCTCTTAGGCCACTGCAGGGTAGGGTTGCAGCTCATCACCATCTTAGGCACTTTGAATGTCTCAGCAGTCATGTAACGTAGTCGGGAAAACAACACTTCAACGGCCTTCTCAGGAATTTCAGCCACCTCGTCCAGTCCACATATTGTAGCCTCCAATGAACCGAAGCGCTGATATTCAGGGTCTTGAAGTGAGGGCGACAATTCCATTCCCAATATAGTAGAGCCGTTCCAGAACGTTATTGTGGATGCCACGTTGTTTATCCTGAAGTGTTCATCCTGTTTCAGCCCCCAATCAGCAAGCACCTGTAATATAGTAAGCCACGTAGATTCTTTCAGGCTCTTCAACGTCCTACGTCCCACGATGGTCCTTATACCAGGAAATCTGATGCAACTGCTTATGAGAAAGCAACTTATAAGCCACGACTTTCCTCCGCCGGCCGCGCCGCCGATCAACACTTGCTGAGGAATATTGACATTTCCACAATGTGAACATACAGCCTTATGGATGGGATTGCCAAACTTATCTTCTCCAACCCTCTTCATCTCCAACCCCTCGTGATGGCACTTAGGACAATAGTTAGGCTGAAGATGCTCCCACACAAGGTATTGCTTTGCTGACGGTTTGAAATCAATCGTGATTCCTTTCGGTTCTACCAGTCTCTTCATGTCTTTTCTTACATAATAGACATTAAGAAGGGTAATATATTAAAAAACCTGCCATCAATCACTGACAGCAGGTTCCAGAAACAGACTAATAATCTAATAACTAACTTATAACATTCCTTTTATTGACTTTTGGCTTTTGTTTCCGCAGACGACATTCCTGACCCTTGCGGTATTCTTCAGGGACGCCTCCTGTATTTTCCTGATTGCATCGTTCATGTTCATTCTATGACGTTTATGTATTCGATATTCTCGATGTTTTCTTTTGGGTTCTTACTCAGGACAAGCGTCTTCTCGGTTTCCTTCCATTTAATGAGACCAAATAATAACGAGTGACGTTTCTGAGTATTGATAACTGAGAGCGATGTATTAAGCTTATAATCTATCTCAGCCTGCTTGTCAGTTCCTATCTTAACGTTTATATCCGTGAAATCATCCTTATAGCTCGTTTCCATACCGCCGAATGAATCATAATAGACTGGAACCTTAACCGTATCTCTTATCTCAGACTTAACCTCTATGTAATGGTCAACGTCCTTAGGCTTTACTGACAGCTTCTTCAGAGTCTCGCCGTATCGCGCATTCAGGTTGTCTATGGTCATATTCAGCGCGTTAACCTCTGACACATAGGCTTTTACGGAATCATTAAGGGAAACGATTCTCTTCTTAATCTCCTGGTTCATGTCTGTCACAGTATTCTCAAGCGTCTCAGATTTCTCCTTTGCTTTCTGATACTTTACGCCTATGAACCCGACTGATGAGAGAGCTGCAACAAGTGCTATTGCCAGCCCGATAATAATCTTGTCCTTCATGCTTATTAAGTTATTGTTAAGTAATTATTAAGTAAAGTATTTATATTATATATAACGCCACTTATATCCTCCAGACGTTTTTGATTTATTTAGGCATACTTTTGATATACCCCACGCACCAGTCATTCTTTCAGCCTCTCTCACTCCATTATAATAAGCTATATGATTACCACCTAAGTCTAACTGCTCAACTCTTTTTTGAAAATGAGGTTTTGGCATACCTTTTAAAGTTTTCGCCATCCTTTCATTTCTTGTGCCGTAATTAGAATTGTACTTATTATTGCACCACTCTAAATTATCTACACAGTTATTTGTCTTATTCTCATCTTTATGATTGACCTGATCGTAATTGTTTGGATTTGGTAAAAAAGCCATTGCAACAAGCCGATGCACTACACACATTTTCTTCCCATCATCATTTCTAAGACCAACCTGATAATAACCCTTTGTATCTTTATTTGGTTTCATAGGATGCTCCCCTTTGCCTCTTCTGTAAAATAAGCTGATAACGGTTCCATCATCACAAATATCATACAATGGAAAACCAATAAATGATAAGTTTTTTCTTCTCATATTATATGCTTCTATATTCAACAATAGCGGAAAAGCAAGGGCACTCCTTGATTCTCTCCCATGGATCCACGATGCCGTTATGGTTCTTGTCGGGGCTGATGTCCCTATGACCGAGAATCTTTGCCTTTGGATATTTCTTCCTCAGTTCCTTCAGTACCTTGATGAGCGTGAGCTTCTGGGCTGCCGTCCTGTTGTCAACTCCATTGTAGCCACCTACCCAAGAGACATGGATGGAATTTGAGTTATACCCCTTCACACCGTTGGCCACTCCGCTTTCTGAAAGCATCTGCACCACATGGCCGTCTGGGAACACCACATAGTGATATCCGGGGCTCTTCCATCCACGAGCCTTGAACTCAGACTTCAGGGTGTTGACGGTCGTTGTCCTCTGGTTGCTGGCCGTCGCATGGACGAAGATCCACGTGATGGCCCTCGTTCCCCTTGCGCCTGTCAGCATGCCGGAATCATTTGCCTTGTTACCGGCAAGAAGGATATCCCATGTCTTAGTGCCTACAACGCCGTCAACTGAAAGACCGCTCTTTAACTGCAGTTCCCTGACGGCTTTCTCAGTATAGATACCAAACACTCCATCGACCGCTATTCCGAGAAGCCTCTGGAGCGTCTTCACCTCTTCGCCTTTCGCACCTTTCCTTAACGTAGTCATTAAATATTGAGGTTGTTTATCAAGTCTTCCTTCTTACGTTTCTCCGCAAGCTGCTCGTTCTGAAGCGAGGCAAGCGGGATGAACCAGTTCGTAGCCCCCATGTACTTTCCGTCAAGGAGCTTCACCATTGCACCAGGCTCCTTCCTGTCATAGAGGCATTCGGTTACGAGACCCCTCAGGCCGACAAGCGGAACAAGCCTCAATTCAGCAAGGGCGATGGACTTTACGATCCTGATGATCTCGCCCTGCTTGACTGCACTCTGTGTTTTTGCACTCATTATTTCTTTGCCTGCTCCCGAATGAATGTGTCCATGCCAGCCCTGATCTCCCTTATATCCTCAGACATAGCAGAAAGCTGCTTCATGCTCGCTTCGAATACGGTTTTGTCAAGCTTAATCTGGTCAAGCCGTGAATACTGGTCGTTAATTCTCTCGTTCAGCTTGTTGATGTCGTTCTCCAGCTCACTGATCTTTGCAGTGTTGGCCTGGAACTGGATGTACAAGCCTACCACAAAACCGACGCATAGCATGATGGTCTTGAAGTTGTTGGCGATAAAAGTCTGGAGGCTGTTCATTATAATTCTTCTATTTCGTCATCCTTTTTCTTGTCAGGAACGACCACGTTAAACGTAATACCGCCTCCGTCACCGCCCTCAATCTTGATCCTGTGTGCGATATCCTCCTTGATGCCGTACATGTCGTTCAGAACCTTTCCGGCATTGACGGCTACCGACCTCAGGGCTGCCGGTGACAATAGGTTTCCATACTGATCCTCATAGACGTCAGATGAGCACTCATCCATGATCTTCAGGAGCGTAGATGTCACCCTCGGCCTGATGGCAGCCGCTGTCATGGAATTCATCTCGTTCAACTCCTCGATTCTTTTCTTGACACTATCCTTCCGCATGAGGATCATAGCCTTGTAGGTGCTCTCCTCATCCGTCTTTGTCTTGTCAGGATCAAACACGGCACGATAGCACCGGCCTGCATTGCCGCAATACGGTGCAAGCCCATTGACGAACATGAGGCAGAACTTCTCCTCCTGTTCCGTAAGCGCGATATTGTTGTTATCAGCCATTCTCTTATTACTTTGTTTTTTATATAATAGGAAAAGAGAATGGCCGATATTATCTCATTCCGGATTAATCGCCTTGTTGGTTATGATATTCCTGAACACCGCCTTCATGCCCTCCAGCAATTCCTCAATCTTCTCAACAGACTTCAGGGCCGACATGTTGAAGTTTATGTCAAGCCCATACCCGGATATGTAGGCCAATACGGTTCCCGTGTTCTTGTCCGAGAACTGTATCGTCCTGAGGCTGCTCGTCTTGAAAACCACGTCCTTGTCGTTTTCCTTCGGCTTAGAGTTGACGAGCATCATCCTCCGCTCAGGCTCCCTTTTCTTGCTGAGATCCAACTTGACGGCTCCCGTGTCCGACAATACGCCAGGGGCATTTGCAGAGACCACCCTGCGACCGTCTTCAAGGGGCTTCTCAGGCTTGTCCTCCACCGTCTCAAACGTTCCCTTACTACTATTCCATATCGTCTTCCTTGCCATTCATCAAATCGTTAAGGTGTTCATCATCAAGTACTTTCGTCCTCTTGTCAAGGATCTCGATCGCATCACACAGGTTGCTGATGCTCTGGGATATGGCGGGAAAGCAATTCTCCATCGCACTGACCCTTTCCTGAAGGTCTCTCAGCATGGCCGTGACCCCTATAGCCGCCATCCAGATTAAGAATAGCAGCACCGCTATTATGATTATCGCTACCTTCATACCTCCATGTCGCCTGTCAGCAAGTTATATACAAGGATTAACAACACTCCCGTACAAAGGCTTGCGCCCAATAGAATTGATAAGTCGTACATAGCATCTATATTTTAAAGTGGTCTCTCAGCTTCTCTTCTTTGGTGAATACGGTGCTTGAGGCTTCACCATCATTGTTACGCATCCTCTCCGTAAACATCCTGAGAACTTCCCTCGTAGCCGTCACGTCACCGTTCGCATCATGGGCATCGGCAAGGTCAATGCCGAGCTTGTCCGATATCTCACCAAGCGTAAGGCTCTTCACGTCCTCGTCGTTGGCCATCGCAAGCTGGGCAAGAATCCTCGTGTCCACATAGTAGGGCTGCTTGTTTCCGAAGAAATCCTCCACGCATCTCAGATGCTTGCAGAGTTCCTTCCAAAGCCCCGTATAGCTCATGATCTGCTGGAGGAAGCCGACGTCGAACAGCGGGTTCTGGCCGACGAGTATGGGATTGTCCTTTGCCGTCACGTTCTTGGCAACATCGGCTGCAAAGTCAACAAACGCCTGGCATACCTCCTCAATGGGCTTTCCGTCCGCATAGAGCTTTTCCATCGTGATTCCCGAAACGGCCTCCGCTTCCTTGGAATACGTCATAAGCTCCTCGTCTTCCTCCTCGTATTTCTTCTTCAGCCTCTTCTTCGACTTTCCTATCTCAGCCTGATAGTTGTAGGGATAGATATACTCATTGAACTTCCCTATAACCTCAAACGTATCAATCCTGACGGCATGAGCCGCAAGCTGGGTCGCACCGCACGCCTTGTTGTCAAGACCTCCAGTCTCAAAATCAAACACTATGGCCGTCACCGGGCCGTTCTTTTCCTTTACCATAACTTACTTCATTAAAAATCCTTTCTATATTATCAAATAGTTCTCTTTTGGTTCCGTTGTTGTCGATTACATAGTTATAATATGTTAACGGACGATAATTCAGGCCATCGTCGCCAAATTCCTGCTCATCATCCATCTGAACCAGCCTTCTCTTGTTGATGTTGCGCTTAATGAGAACCGAAAACACCTCATAGTCATCGGCATAGTCGCTGGCAAGAATCTCAAACGACTTGGTGTCCGGCATATAGATGGAAACGTCCTCATGGGCCTGTGACACCAGCGCATATTTCAGGTAGCCTTTCCTCTTCACGACTGTCAGCACATCCGTCGGGGGAGGGCAGATGTCGATGAAATGATAGTCAAGCCCCTCTATCTCATATTCCTTTGGCGGCCTGTTGGTAAACGGTACGATGACGTTGACACCGAACTTATGCTTCATGTGCATGGCTGCCAGCGTTTTCCCGCTCCCGCTCTTTCCGAGGAGGCAGATGATCTTCCTCCTCTTCTTCTCGCTGACATACATCTTGAGGCGGTTGGCCTCTATCTCCTTCAGCAGCCTCAGGAGCATGTTCTTGGTGACGCGCCCGTTCTCGTGATGACTGGCACACTTGACAAGGTTTTCCTTTATCTTGGCCCTCGACACCTTTTCCAGAAAGGTATTCTTGTTCCACACCGCACGGTTGCATATTCTGTGAAGCTCACCGCCACGGTAGGAAAAGTAATTTGCAAGGTATTCCTTTACGAACTTTCCAGCCCATACCTTCTTCTTTGCCCTCCTGATCCTCCTGGCTTCCCTCGCATTGATCGTTTCAATGTCGGTCTTGCCGTCCTTCGGAAGCTCATATTCTATCTTTTCCTTCTCAAACGGCATACTATATCACTTTACACCAGAAATTCTTGTCTATCTGAAGGGTGTTGCAGCCGTCATAGTCGCTGTACTTCACCCTTGCGTTTCCGGCCACTATCCAGCCTTCCTTGAAACAGTCCTTCATCTCCAGCCACGCATCGTTCCAGATGGTAAGCTGCATCATGTCGGTATTCTGAAGCAGCACGACCTTGCCGAACCGCTTCTTCTCGCCACTCGCCCTGTCAACGTACCTCTTCTCGCTGACCTCGCTGACCGTTGCACAGAAGGCGAATTTCTGCATAGGCTTCCAGTTGCCCATGTTCATGTCTATCTTCATAAGCTCGTCAAGGGTCTTGTATGGAATGTAGGCAATCCTGTCTTCCAGCCCATCATATATCCTCTTGTAGTCAATGGAGCCCATTCCTGACACCTCAATCTGCTTCTTCGACCAGTAATAGTGCTTTGAGCGCCTTTCCTCGGGAATCTCATCCTCTGGAATCTCAAATCCAAGGAACGCTGAAGCCCTCTGGAGCATGCCGTATCTCTCAAGCGGGGAACGGGCATTCTCAACGCCGTCGAATGCACCGGCATATATAAGCTGCTTGACCGACCTTGAAGTGACTGAGCGCGTATCGGCATTCCCACTCCTGAACATTCTCATAAGGAAATCCTCAAGGCTCTGGAACTCACCGAACATCTCATGCTCCCGGACGATGGCCTGAACAGCCTTGAGGCCGAGATACTTGATACGGCTGAGAGACCAATATATCGTCTCGGTCTTATAGTTTGTCACGAAATCAGTTCCGGAAATATTTATGTCTGGCTCCACTATCTTTGCCGTTCCAAGTTCACGCATCTCGTTCATAAGCGTAGGTATCTTGTCACTGTCAACCCATTTCAACAAGACCGTATAGAAAGCAATGGGATAATGCTTCTTTATCCACGCTCCTATATATCCCGTAAGGCCATAAGCGACACTATGCGACTGGTTAAAAAGATAGCTCGCTCCATCCTCTACAATGCTCCAGATACGCTCTGCGGCTTCTTTGGGGCAGTTGTTTTTCCTTGCCCCTTCAAAATACTTGTCCTTGAATTTGCGTACCTTCTCAATCTTCTTCTTTGACAATGCCTTCACAAGATTAACACCGTCTGAAAGCGTAAGGCCACCTATCTTCTGCGCGATTTTCGATACCTGCTCCTGATAGATAAGCTGTCCCCATGTATCTTTCACGATATCATAGGTTCCCCATAAATATTCAGGTTCAACCATTCCGTTCTTGCAGTCTATATATGCCTGTGCCGACCCAGATTCAAGCGGTCCCGGACGGAAAAGTGCAACGGCAGCTATAAGGTCGTTTATATTGTCTGGCTTCATCTTCTTGATAAAACGGGTAATACCTTCACCTGAAAGCTGGAATATACCTTGCGTAATGCCGTCACGGATCATCTGATAAACAGGAGGCTCATTCAAATCTCCATTGATGATGCTCTCGATGGATATGCCAGCCTTATATTCCCTGTTGCATATCTCAATCATTGCGGACAAGCGTTCAAGCTCTGCAATGGAAAGGCAGTCTGACTTCAGAAACCCAAGGTCATCAAGGTTATATCCTGAAAGCTCTGAAACAAGTATCCCATCCATCTTGCGAATAGGAATCACGTCAAAGCATTCAACATCCTCACCCTTTACACAGTCCGGTGTAGTGATTACGGCTGAGGCATGGACACCTGCTGATCTCGGCTGATTGAATATAGGCGGGATTTCTTCAAACACTTCAGGATTCTTCATTACATAATCCCTGACCCTTTTATTTTCAAAGGCAAGAGCCATAACGTCGGTAAACGTCATGTCATCTTCCAGTATGCCGTTGAAATAGTTTGTCGATCCAACTGAAACCTTGTGTGTCCTTGCAATATCCTTTATAGCAGACTTGATTCTCTGGGTCGTAAACGTTCCGGCAGAAAACACGCGCTGCTTATCGTCATGGTTATATCTTTTTTCAAGGTATTCCTTTACCTCCGCCCTCCTGTCCGAGCTGTAGTCAATGTCAACATCAGCCAACGATCCATGATGGCGCTTCACATAGCCACTGCCAACCTCACAGTCAAGCACATGGACTGGCTGCCCGCTCTTTTTATGGGATATACTTATTATTTTCATAGATTAAAAAGCAAATCTTTATTATCAAAAACAATGTCATCATCTTCAAGCAGCTCGTCTGCATATACGGTAATAAGCTCTCCGTTACGGCTGACACGAAACACAGAGTCCCTGTCAAACCTATAAATCTTTCCGTTCTCCAGCTTCAGCTCCACATAATCGTCAGAGTCAATTCCCTCACATATCAGCTTTGTGACATCATCAGGCTCCAATCCTGCACGCTCAGGAATAAGGAAACGTTCAAAGATAAGTCCATACTTAATCGGATCGATTTTTGTTATCCCAAGCAAGAACAGACAAAGTGAGCCGCCAGCTGAGCCACGACCAACACCAACAAGTATTCCATTCCTTTCAGCCCAATTAACTGTATCGTACTGAATGAGACAGTAGTCAACATTATCAGTCTCTTCCAATATGTATATCTCATACTCCATTCTTTCACGATACACCTCTTCCTGACCATTTGGAACTTTCTCCTTAAAACCTTTCTCACAAAGCTGGATGAACATATCGTGATTGTCCTTATACAGTTTCTTTTCTTCATCGGTCATTATATACTCAGGCATATAGTTCTGGGTAAGGTCATAGCCGCATTCAGACATCTCGGCAATCTCCACGGTATTGTCGCACATCTCATAGAACAGCTCGTCACCATACTTTTCCGAGAAGAGCGCGTCAAACTCATCATATAGCTCGTCCAGCGTCTTCATGAACTGCCTGTAGGACTGATTGTGGGCTGCTCCTCCATCCACCTTGTTGAGTATCGCCTTGTTCTTGTAATCATCCGCATCCACATAGAAGCAGTCTTCTATAAGGACGGGCCTGATATCGTTCAGATAGCTTCCCACGCCACTGTAGTATGTGTCGAAGTATGCCTTCATGGAAAGGAGAACCTGAGAGTCTATCCTGTCGGCACGGTATTCGGTCATGTCAACCTGGTAATAGACGAAGCCCTCAAAGGCTTCAACGATTTCCGTGAGGCTATCCTTGTTGTCAACGAGCCACTTGCCAGCAAACTTACTGAACACCAGACAGTTACCACCAGCATATTTAAGAAGGTCTATATATGAGATAAGCCCGTCCTCACGGTCAACGTTTATGGCCTTCTGTATTCTCAGCAGGTTCCTGAAGCCTTGCTGGGTGGAAACATATATCTTGGCATCTACCTTGTCATCGCCATATTCGAACGTCAGGGAATAGCCGAACACATACCCGAGACCCTTTGAAGTGGCCTCAGTCTGCAGGTCGAACGATGATGCGAACGTATTCTTGTCACACACACCAAGACCCTTGAAGCCGTACCACTTCGCCTTGGCAGCCCATTGCGAGAGAAGTCCCGAGCCGTTCAGCAACTCATAGCCGGTATGGATCCCGAGAGGATAGAAGTCACATTTAACTTCCGTCTCAGGTGATTCCCCTATCCAGCGGATTATCTGGAAGTCAAGCTTATCCTTCCTCAAATCCTGCATGTAGAAGCGATCACCCAAGCGGAAGAACACGTAGAAAATCTCGTCGTTGATAAGCCAGTCCGGGCTTTCCGGTAGGTTCAGCTCAGTCTTGCCATCCTTATTCTTCCTGAACACGCCGCCCATTTCGTCAACGTCAAACAGGTATGCCTTTCCGAACCCCTTGATATAGACGGTGTCAGTCCTGAAGGTGTAGCCGGTAATAAGATGGTCATCAAACCATTTTGCAATCTCTTCCTTCATATGGCTTCGGCTGTTAGAAAGTACTCCCTCGGAGTCTTCAGGTTATTGCAGAATATCTCATACATATCATCGGCATCCATCTCGCCGAAGTCCTTTGCACAGCCCTTCGGATACGTCACGCAGAACACGTCGAAGTATTCCTCAAGCTGGTCTGTCACGCTCCTCATGCCATCCTTGGCCGCATCGTCGTTGTCATACCCTATGACGATGGTCTTGACACGCTTCTCCTGGAGCTTCATCATCTGGCACATGGATATCTTCTTGCCGAATGTGGCCACGGCCTTGATCCTGTCGTTCTCATAGAGGTTCAGCCCCTTGGTAAGCCCGACGCAGTCAAAGGCCCCCTCGCACAGTATGACGGTGTCAGTCCTCGCATACTTCACTGAATCATAGTTGTAGAGCAGCTTGGAAAACTCGTTTTCGGTAGAGTTCTGGTAGCGCCTGATCTTGAAGCGGTGCCTTGAATTGTATTCGTCTATGTCATCCTTGCTCCATGTGTGCCTGCCCACATATCCCACGAGCCTTCCAGCGTCGTGTATCTCCAGCAGCACATAGTCCTCAAACTTCCTGTCCATGCCCCTGTTCGTGCCTGCCGGGAAGTAGTTGAACTCATCCACGCCCCAGCCCCTCGACTTGAGGTATTGGTTCCTGAAGGTTCTCTTGTAGCCCTCAGGCATCTCTATGTCCACAAGGCTATCGTCAATCTCCTCGTCACCAAGGATATTGAGCTCCGTAACCTCGTCGGCAAGCTCTTCGGTCTCCTTCGGTATGAGATCGTCACGCCCCAATGCCTTCAGCGTCTCAGTCAACGTCCTGAAACGCCTGCCGCAATGGAAGCAGTTGGACATGCCGAAGGTCTTGTTCGACTTGTCAGGGCCTATGTATATGCCGTATTTGTTTCCGTCATGGCCGCAGAAGGGACAGTTCCTTACGAGTATGTTCTTCTTGGAACCGTCAAGCCTGCCGCCAAGGTCAACCAGCAGTTCGTCTGCAAGCTGCTGTCTTTCTCTTTCCGTCAAGTACATTTTCCTACGTGTTCGGAAAGATGCCGTTCATCAAATATAAGGGAAAATAACCAGAATCAGTTAGCGGTGCAAATATAAGGGTAAGTCTCCACAATGGCAAGGATGGCCTTCCATTTTTAGCATTTTTTACCAAGGCTAAAGCGAAAACTCCTCTATCTCGTCACACTCGCTATGATCTCTCCTAAACTTGCTGGCCATGATGCGATCATCAGTGATGTATAAATCCACAACCTTGCCGCCAAGTATGGCCGCTAAAAAATATATATTCTTATTCATATCCTTAATCATTCTGGAGGCAAGTTCAATGAACGGCCCCTGTCATAAAACATTTCCTTGTCATAGTTAGTACATATCTTGAAGGTACGGCCATGCGATTTCTTGAAGAACCTCGCCTTTGCAACGTGTATCCTCAGAACCTCCTCCTTCTCCTCATTGGCCGACTGGTTGAGGGATATGAGGTGCGTGCATGGCCTCTGGATGCCCTTGGCCTCTGACAAGTTGTATCCGTCAAGCACATTCTTCTCATCATTCACCCAATCACGGTTCTCAATGGTAGCCTGATAGGTAGCAAACACCCATGAATCGGTATATCCGGCAAGGTCTTTCAGATCCTCGGCAACGGCAATTCGCTGGAACCTCGTCTCCTTCGCGCCCCAATTACGTCCTGAAGAATCCAGTAGAAGGTCAAGGGAGTCTATGACTATGACATCCGGGAAATATCCGAACTTCTTCCTGTAGTTGTCGCATTCCACCTTTATGTCCATCGTCGATACCTTGTTACCGAACTTCGGATAGGCCTTCACTTTCAACGCGCCGGCACATTCCATGATGGTCTTCAATGTCGCGTCCATCGCCTCCTTGCTTATCTCGCCACGCTCATACTCGTAGGTTGACACTCCGGCAAGTGAGGCTGAATAAGCGTCAAGGATCTCCTTGGCACTTCCCTCAAGCTGGATATGCAGGACGTTGAGACCGTCAATATAGGCTGCATTATATCCCACCCACCTTGCATAATGTGACTTTCCCACACCGGACATGGCAAGGCATACCGTCAACTGTGTCCTGAGGTTGCGCCCCTTGTTCATCTCGTCGAGCCTGTCTATGTAGAACCTGTTGACGACGTGGCCTGACGATTCCACGTTTTCCCGCTCCTCCCTGTTCGAGATCAGGCGGTCATTGAATGTCTTGCCCACGTCAATAAGCTCGTCGCGTTTCAGGGTGAACTTGTTGAGCGAATCGGCTTCTGTATAGAACATCCTGATAGCCTCCATGCGGTAGCCTTCGTCAAACTTCTTTCCGATTTCCTTGTATGCCTTCTTAAACCTTGTGGCCTTCAGGAAAGCCTCAAACTGCTCTATGATGATTTCAGGGTCAGCCCCCTGTGCCGTCTCTTGGATTTCCTCAAGCAGACCCGTCACGGCCTTTGACACGCTGAGCTCCTGCTTGATTACCGTCATCTTGGGTGCAACGCCATGAGCCTTCCACAATTTCTTCAGGGTATCGTGAAGCGTCTGATATTCCCTGTCTGGAAGGAAAGCGTCTTCCATATACTGACATACGGAGGAACATACGTGGTTGTTGCTGATAGCCGAATTGTACAGCTCGGCCAAAAACTCCTCGGTTAATACGTTATCATTCTTTTTCATAAGTCCTACTCTTCATGGTTCTCATTTCATGTTCTCCCTGAGCCTCACAAGCTCCGGATATTTCTTCTTAGTATCCTCATGACACCTTGCGCTATAGTTACAGAGCGTGCATGGCATGGAGACCGGACACCACCCCGTAGTGGCCATCTGGCAAATGGAATATCCTTCAGGCTTGTTGTGCATCCTCAGCTTCACCGGATCCTCAGACGGCAGGTACAGCAATGCTTTCTTGGAATGCCCGCCAATCTTCAGGAGGCGCGTAAGGCTGCTCCTCGATTTCTTGTTGTCCATGAGCCAGCGGTCTATGAAGTACATCATCTTGCTGTTCCCGCTCCCCATAAACTGATTGTGGTATTTCTGGATGGCATTGTCGGAGAAATACCAGGAGGCGCTGAAGACAGCCCTCTGGCTGACCATGACCTCCCTCAGCCTATAGACATGGTAGCATATATAATCCACGATGCGCTCGTCAGCAAGGCTTTCCACGCCAATGCCATAGAGCACGCTAACCTTCGCCATCCCCTTCTCTATCAGTGCAGAGTTCAGGGGTGTCATCGGGAACCTCCATTCCGGGAGGTTCAGCCTCGTCAGACTCTCTATAAGTATTCTGACCTTTTCTTTTTTCTTCTCTTCCATATTCCTTTATCAGTTTTCTCAATTCAACCTTTGCCTTGAAGATCCTCGACTGGATGATGCTCTGGGAATAGATGGGAATGTTCCCCTTCTCATGCTCCATCTCGGTAATCTCCCTTATCGAATACCCCTCCATCTGGGTGAACAGCGGGCTGAGAAGGAACGACGGCAACCTCATCAGGGCCTTATAGACCTCATCCGATATGCTCATCATCAGCGAACCGCCCTCAAGCTCATAGAACCCCTCGGACAACAACGGCCTCTGGCTCCTACGGTTGGTAAGCTCCCTGATATCGTCCAGCATCAGGCCGCTCATGTGCTCACGCTCAACAGCCATGTCGCGGTATATCTTTGCACACTTGCGCTTGATGCAGATGTGGAGCCACGTCAGTATCGGCTTGTCGGTGTCGTAGGTATTGATGTACCTGTACAGCTCTTCCAATATGATGCTGAGGTTTTCCTCATACTGCGACGGCTTCAGCGTGTAATACCTGACCAGCGACTTTACGTCGGCCATGTTCGGTACGACATACTTTTCAAAAAGCGCTGTGTTCTGCTCATGGAGGTTAAGTATTCTCTGAAGGGCTTTCTCGCCCTTTCTCTTCTCTTCTTGCATTAGCGTTCATAAGTTATAGCGCTCGCAGAACATGAAGTAGATACATGCAGCGTCCGCTATGTTATCGTTTTTCTCACAATCTATATGCCACCTCTTCTCAGCAGCCTCTATCATCATCTGCTTATTGGCGTTACCGTTCTTGGTGGCATATTTCTTAATGGCAGCGACGTTATAGAATATGAGGGGGATGTTCATGGTGGCGCACAGTTCATAAAGCACGCCCCTAAACTCTCCCAGCTTCCTTGCCGCAATAAAGGATTTGCCGACATTCAGGTCTTCAGCAACGACAACCTTGATGTGGTTGCTGATGATGAACTTCTTGATCCTGTCCCTGAAGTTCTTGTGCTGCTGATAGCCTTCGCCGTATTTCTTCGCCGCATCCTCGGTACGTGGGAAAAACCACTGGCCATAGTCCGCAGCCGTGAAGTAACCCGTATGTTCCGCAATGTCAAGCGCGAGAACATTCGATCTCTTTAAGGTGGATAGTAACTCTTCTGTCAGATTTGCCATTATGTTATTTGATTAGTGAAATGCCGTTGGTCTTACACACGATAATAGTATTCTTATAGCTCTCCTGTACGCTGTTCTGGGTGATGACAAGCGACGTGACCTTCAAGGTGTTCAGAGCCTGACAGCTATTCATAAGGCCCTCATAGTCAACTGCCTCAAGGATTTCGTCAAGGGCAAGGAAATCAAGGCCCTTACCGTCCTGGCAGCCTCCGTTGGAGAGTTTCTGCATGGCAAGGATATTGGCGAGATAGACCCTCGTCCGCTCACCGGCTGACATCTTGTTGAAGCTGCCTATCTCCTCACCATCCCTCAGTATCTTCGTCGTGATCTTCTCCCTCATCTTGCCCGACTTCAACAACCTGAAGCCCTCAAGCTCTATCCTGATATCCGAACCTATCTCCTGAAGGAAAAGGTTTGTCATCTGGGCAATGGCATCTATCTTGGTGTTGGCAAGATGTGACTTGAACATCTGGAAATGCTCTTTCTGGACAGCAAGCGTGTTATATGCAGACAAGGCTTCCTCATACTCGCCCGTCGCACGCTTCAGCTCGGACTTGTACCTGCTGAGTGATTCCCTGAGGTGCTGAGTGATGTCCTCAGGCTTCTCGTTCAGCCTCTTAATCAAATCCTGATGGCTCTTGATCTGCCCCTCCAGGAACGATACGCGCTCCATGTCAAGGGAAACGCTGTTCTCCCCGGCATCCATCGTACTGTCGATATTGTTGAGCACATCGTCAAACAAGACCTGCCTGAGAGACTGGATTTCCTTCTTCAGCCTGTCCGTATTGGTCTGATTCAGTATTTCGTCAGACTTGATGGACGATACCTTGAGCTTGGCTTCTGAGAGATTCTTCCTCGCCATGTCAAGGGCCTGCCTGATGTTCGACACAGACCACGAACGGTTCTCGTTGCGCTTGCCTATCTCGGCACGCTCGTTTCTGTATTTCTGGATATCCTCTTCACGCTTGCCTATCCCAGCCTTATAGGATTCGACCCTTGCACGCGATTCATCCCTTGCCGCCTTTGCACGGTCATAGTCCTTGGAAATCTCGTCAACGGTCTTTTCACTGCTGATGATGAACTTGTACTTGCACTTGGGGCATTCCACGGCTCCATGAAGAATGTTGCTGAGTTCAACAAGTTCTTCGCCAAGGTCTTCTATCTTCTTGTTTTCCTGCGAAATACTCCTTTCGGTCTCAACAATCTCTTTGTTAATGTCGGCAAGCACACCGTCAATCCTCTCAAGCTCTTCACGGTCTTTGCGTCCGTCTTCCTTAACCTTCTCAGAGGCTTTCGTATATTCCTCCAGCGTATTGTCGCAACCCTTCTGGATCTTCCTGACGGCCTCCTCCGCGTGGGCGAGCTTGTCCTTCAGGGCGATGCGCTGCTTCAGTGATGAATCCAGCTCGTCAGACAAATCCTTGAACTTCCCATCGTAGTCGGCCAGCTCGCCAAGGCCATATATGCCATACCATTTGCGGATGGTCTGGTAGCATTCCCCGACGTTCGACTCAGACCTTTCAAGGGCTTCAATTTCATCACCAACCTTGTCAATGGCATCAAGCTTCTTGTTCTGCTTGTCTATCCTGTCATTGAGGTCTCTGATCTCTGAACGGCACTTGACAATGTAGTCCTCGCATTCACCTATCTTGGCGGCAAGCTTTTCCTGATCGTCAATACGTTTCCTCTCAGCCTCCTCCATCTGGGAGTTGACGGCCTCGATGGAGCCGTTCAGCTTGGACACGGCAAGCTCCTTCTCGCTGACAACGGCCTTTGCCGACTCTATGTCAACCTCAAGGGCCTCTATAGACTCATCCACAATCCTTCCGTTGGTGAACCGGTTGATAAGCTCCTTCTTGTCCTTGTCCGAGGCGTCGAGAAAACTCTTGTACTTATTCTTGCAGAGTATGTAGGAGTTGAAAAGCTCGTCACGCTCCAGCCCCAGCTCCGAAAGTATGAACTTGTCATAATGCTGCACGCTCGGCTGGACGGTAAGGTCTTTCATGATCTCCGATCCGTTGGCGTCATACATACTGCAACTCACTTCCTGACTACCCTTCCTGTGAAGCCTTCTCTCAATGATGAACATCCTGCCGTCATAGTCATTGCAGAGCTTCATCCCGACGGAGCCATCATCAGCCCAGTCGGATATGATCTCATCGGTCTGCACCTTTCTCAGACTGTCACCTGTAAGAGCTATAGATATGGCCTCCATGATGGCCGACTTGCCTGAACCGTTCGCGTTCTGGCCGTCAGAATCATTGTTCTGGCCGAAGATAAGCGTCGCAACACCCTGTTCCACTTCAAGGTCAAGCTCCTTGAACGACACGATGTTGACAGCCTTTATGTTTTTGATTTTCCACATGCTGATTAATCTTTAATGTCGATGTATATGTTCAGGATCTCGATGATTACCATCGCAACTGAGAGGATGACGAGAACCCAGTCGAAATGCCCTTCAAGGATCCTGAAGTAGATTGTACCAAACAATACCACGATAAGGAGGAATCTCCAGCAGGCTATGAACTCTCTCATGACTGTATCTTGTCAAGGTATTTGATTCCAAGCTCGCTGTCTATGTCACGGTCGCTGCAGAACTTCAGGTACTCCCTCTCGATACCGGCCTTGTCATACTTCTCATCCAAGGTGGTCGGTGCCTCAGTGACCTTCTGAAGCTTCTCGGTCACAAGCTCCACCTTGTTGGCTCCGGCATCTATGAGCCTCTGCTTGTCGAACGCCTTGGCCTGCGCATCCGTACAGCTGACCTTGACGCGAACCTTGTAGGGCATCTCATCGTCTGCCTTCAACTGCGTAAGCCAGCCCTCGTCAATGTCGGTTGCATTGACTGACAGCGTAATGTATCTGGTGTTGACCTTGTTCTTGACAAACTTGGTCTTGCCGTCTGAATAGAGGATAGTATATCCCTTTTCCTCGTCCTCGCCGAAATTGTGCTGACGGGAAGAGCCGATATACTCAATGTTCGTATCCTTGATCCTGCAACGGTTGTGATAGTGGCCGACAAGAACCTTCGAGAAGATTCCGAACATGTCATTAGGAAGCTCTGATGGGATGTCAAAGTCGCCAAGCGCTCCGTGGATACCTTCATGGATATAGAGGATATCATCGTCCGCAATGTCGCTTTCCTTCACCATCTGCTCATATTTCTCAATGAATGAACCGTTCTCCGGGAAGTAGCTCATCACATACAGGCCCACCTCGCTTTCCGCATCATAGATGTTCAGGAAGATGGAATCGTAGATGTCAACGACGCACACGCCCTCGATGTCGGAAAACAGGTGATTATATCCGAATATGTCTTCCTGGTCAACCTTGTCGTGGTTTCCCTCCGCAATGGTTATGATATCGACAGTGCCATGCGCCATCCTGAAGCAATCCCTGACGGTCTTCAGCACGCTAAGGGGCTGGGCTGCGCGGGAAGTGAACACGTCACCCCCGATAACCATTTCCCTGATGCCGTGCTGTGAGCACACGTCAAGCGCCTCGTTCCAGTTCTTGACAAACTCACCAAGATTATCCTTGTCAGCGTGAAGGTCGTTAAGCAGTAATAAACACGGTTTTGCCATAGTCTCATGTATTTAAAAGGCGGGCACGACACAACGACATGCCGTGCCCTAACATCAAAACAAAAAACATAAATGAGATTATTCAGCCCTACGACGGCGGCGACGTACAGGCTGCTCGTCAACCGGCTTTGGTTCCTCTGCCGGCTCCTCTTCCTTCTTATCAGGCTCTGGTTCCGGCTCCGGCTCCTTCTCCGGCTGAGGTTCTTCAGCGGGCTTTGAGCGACGCTTTCTTGCTGGCTCCTCAGCTGGGGTCTCAGCCGGGGCTTCTTCCTTTTCCTCCTTCTTCTCTTCCTTCTTCTCAGGCTCCTTGGCAACGGCTCCAGACTCCTTTTCCTCAAGTGCCTGCTCAATCTCCTCCAGCAGCGACTTGTTGGTCTTGCTGTGAGAATAGCGCACGTCAAGCTCATTGTCATTGATGAACTGGCTTATCTGGGCGCGGAGATCCTGGTATTCCTCTGAATCCTTACCCAGATCCTGTGCCTCGATGGAGTCAAGCAGGGCATACATGGAATCAAGGGTAATCTCTCCCTTCTTGCCGGAATCCTTGTCGGTAGAGGCATTGATATCGAAGTGAGACTGGTCATCCTTGGAAAGTGCTGCCTCAAGCTGGTTCTTGGCCTCGATGAACTCATCGTCATCGCATACGTCAAGCTCCCACTTCTTGTCGCATTGCTTCAGGAAGACGAGCGTAGCCTCAAACTGACGTCGGCTGTAGCGATAGACAATATCCGGAATGCGAGGTGCGTCAAACAATGCGTCAATCTCCTTCTCGGAAAGCTCGTCCGGGTCGCTTACGGTGTCGATTGTAAACTGGTACTCGGTCTTTCCGTTGTTGTTCTTGCGGATGATCTCAACGGGATATGACTCGGCAAAGTCAGACAGTGGAGACGGGGCCTCGGCGTTCTCATCCTTCTTCTGGAGCTTCGCGTTCAGCTTCTCCCATACGGAGATCTCGGCATCACGCAGGTTCATATACTGTGAATAGCTGGGCTGCCACAGCTTTATCTTGCGCTTGTCATCAAGGTCAAGCACATAGATGGCTCTTACGGCCTGCCACTTCAGACCACCGGAATAGGAGTTCTCGCCAAGCTTCTTCAGCAGGGCTTCGTCACCCTCGTTGCTGGCAATCTCCTTGGCAATGGAAACATACTTGTCGATAATATCAACGGGATATCCGACACCGAAACCGGTGCCCTTGAACGTGGTGTTGATCACAGGCACGACAATGGGCTTCGGCTGCTTTCCCTTCACCGCCGGACGCTCAATCTTCAGATACTGGATGCGGATGGGGTAGTCGTAGCCAACACGCTTCAACGGCTCCACCTCTCCATTCTCATTGATGACAGGCGCGATGGGCAGCACACGGATATTGTACGTGCCGTCATCGGGCGTTCTGAAGTATTCAATACTGCTTCTCTGGGATTCCTCCTTTTGTTTTTCAAGCGCGCCCTTGTAGGTCTGGGCGGTCATTCTCAGCGCTTCAAGGCGGCTGATACCTTTTTTGAGATTCTCACTCATGGCTTTTGTTTAATCTTGCTGAGAGGAATCTGCCCCAATCAATTTCTTGATTTTTGTAGGCTGCTGCAAAGAACTCGCGGTTTTCAGGTCTTCTCAATTCACCTTCCTCAACAATCTCGATGTTCCACTTGTTCCTTGCGTACTGGATGATTTTCTCAATTACACCATCCACATCACTTACTCTTTCGTCCCTTAACTGCCAGTATTCATATTCCTGGCCGTTGATTGTACAAGTATGGACAGGGGCGAACATGTCCTCAAAATACTTGTAGAGAGCGGTAGTGGTCGGATGATCCGGCAGTGCTTGTGAGATCTGCGGCAAGACCACTGAGAATAGGTACGTCGTACAGGGAATCTTGTTGTTCTTCTGGGAATCGACAATCAGGAACTCGTAGTCCTCATTGTCCTTCAGCTTCTGCAACGCTTCCCTCAATTCAGTTTGCTGGAGGACACCGCCATACTTGCGGATACGTCCCTTACCTTTAATCATATCTACGTCATAAGAAAAAATGTTTTTTGTTTTCGGTTGCAAAGATAAAGAATTTTTTAATCATGCGTCTAAAAAACGGTGGAAAACTTTGGTAAAATAAGTTAAACGCCCATAACCGCCTGGTTTATAGACAGATAAACAAGACGTAAAAATTTTACGGAACAATACCTATATATATAAATAAAGTACATGAAATCAATATTTTAGAAAATGTTGGTAAAAATTGTTAACAAACGATACAACTTTATTATATTATTCCTATCTTTGCATCGGATCTCGGGAATGAAAGGGTTTTGCAAGACCCGATTCCCACGCAAGCCCGCCTGTTCGCTTGCTTTCCATTATTCCTCAAACGACTGGCGGGCTTGGCTTTTAAAAACAGAATAATGGCAGAAAAAGTCAACATATCAATTACGAATCTGAACAAGGCCGTTGAGAGTGAAAGAAACCTCAACGCTCTTACTCTTTCTGTCATTATCAAAATGAACTACACCAACTCGGTCATGTACGACTTTTCCATCAGGAAATTGATGAGAACCTGCCATTGCAACTACGCAAAGGCCAAGGAGATTCTGGAAGACGGACTGTCCTCAGGACTGGTGTATATCGACGGCAACCACCTCAGGGCAAGGAAAATCTCAAGGGGTGGCCGCAAGAACGCAATGCTCCACATCGTCCACAAGGAAGGCGGGCCGCAAATCTTCCTGAAAAGGGACAACAGCGACCTGATCAGGAGGCTGCACTATTCCAGCGACATAGAAGACGAGTGGGAAAAGGAAAGGAAATTGGAACAAATGACGGAATACCTGTGCGACGCCGACCGCTACCTGCAATTCAGGAGCGACGGCAAGAAGCAGACGTTCCGGGACATTCACGATGTCATACTGAAGCTATCCATCCTACACCAGCTCAGGAACTGGAGGAAGATGTTCGTTACCTTTAACCGCAAATATGGTAAGAAAGAGCACTCCCGAGTCAATGAGAAGGGTATGGAAAGCATCGACTACCTGAACGCAGGAATCAGTTACCAGGCTATCGCGGATCGGCACGACGGTATCAAGTTATCAAGATACCAAATCTCTCGCCTTGTGAAGTCCCTCATCGAAAGCGGACTTATCACTTCGAAAAAAAGCATCACGAAGTTTCTTGACTTTGACTACGAAATCGAGCACGAGCAACTGACGCACGAGGATTTCATAGTCCCGAACCCGAGACTGATGAAGCATGTCTATATGGGCGGCCACGTATATCTGGGAAAGGGCAAGAACTACTCCAAGTTCTACAGGAGGATGGGCAACATCTACGGTGTCCATGATGATGTCTGGAGATATAAGAAAGGGTACAGACCGAAGACCAAAAGCAATGAGATGCACGGATAAAAACAGTGTTTCCAAAACTTAATAAGTAATAACAAGCAAGCAACTGGAGGTTGCTAATGGTTCCTTGTCTTTTTTTAGAGGCAAGTGAATGTCTTGGAAAGTTATTAGTGGCTGGTAATGTCTATTGGAGATGTTGTGATTAGAAAATCTCGGTAAATAATGTTAATCCCCTTTGCAGGTTGGGTTTTATTCGCTATCTTTGCAGCGAGTTCAATTCATTGTATTTCTTGATCCCAGCATTTTCTTGTAAGTGATTCAACTCAATTTCCTTTTAGAATCATTTATATGGATATTAACACGATTGACAAGAAAAGGATCGCTATCAAGCTTGCCTCACTTATTGAAGCAGACTTCAAGGACGTTGACAATGAATACCTGTATATCAGGATCATCGGAACCGTATCTGAAGCCCTAATGAGGTTTGAAAGCAGCTCGTTCTGTGCGGAGGGCCCGGATGCCCTGGATGCCCTGTGTATGGATGCGATGGGGGACGAGGATTTCAGGAGCGAATACCTGGAGCATGTGTACGGCACGTTTGAGGAATCCATCGCCGAGGCCGTCTATTACCTTATTGCCATCCAGAAGTTCTCTTCCTCGAAGCTGAAGGATTCCAGTGCAGACGAGATAAACCATTTCAGCGTAATGATGGTGGGCGGCGTGATAGGCAGGAAGCGTAACTACAAGGTGCTCATGGACGATATCTCAAGGATTCTCTATGACGTTATCTTCGTATTCGTCTCTGGCATCAGGTTCGTAGGCATCGACACCTGCATAAACGCCGTCGTAGCACGCCTGGAAACCATCGCCAATATAGCGGGTTTCAAGCTTCAGGATTTTGTTGAGTGGTACATAAGGTTCAAGGGTATCGAGTATGGGGAAGCTAAATAAGAACGCCAACCTCTACACAAGGGGAGGAAGGCTGATAGCAACGAGCGAGCAGCTTGGCAGGGACGGTTTCATGTTCAATCCCTCAACGGTCAACAAGGGGCCTAATAGGAAGGAAAGACGTGTCATGTTTTCAAAGATGAGAAACAGATGATAAGGGTTAGCTGGAATAATGACGGCCTGTCTTTCTGGGATGTCAGGGATCGTGAATCCGCATGCAATACGCTCCATGAGGCTGGCTTTGCGTTTGCGTCCTGCCTGAACAGGAGGATGGGAACGACCGGCAGGACGCTCATAGCAGCCGACGTGAGGGACTTCGGGCACATCGTCAGCGGCTTTGCGTCCGCCATAAAGGGTAGGGTAAGCTATGCCCCGTTCTGGTTCAGGGATTCCGAGTATTTCACGTCCATCATAGAGCCTGTGAAGATAGATACGCTGGCCATCCTCTCGCCGGTCACGATCAACCCCATCAGGCTCTCGGCCATTACGAAGGTGGCCATCGAAAAGTGCTCGCCCAAGAAGATAGTCGTATGCTCCGTGATTGCCAATGCCATCCTTCAGAGTGTGGCCTCGAAGGTCTTCAGGAGGAAGGTATATGCGATGACCGACTTCTACTACATGGACGTGGCCATCCCCGGTGTCAGGTACAACGAATCCACATGGAGGGATGATGAAGACCTGAAGCATGTGCCGAAGGTGTTTTTCAAGTAATTTGCCGTTTCATGACATACTCTCACGCATGAATACGTGAGATTCTTGGATGCAGGCGCACATGCGCCCTCCTTGCGGAAGGTGTCTTACTGGTGCTCTCCAATTCGGCAATGCCCTGCCGAAGAATATTCTGGGCAGCGAGAAGGTCACGGTCATGGACTGCGCCACACTCAGGGCAAGTCCAATATCTATCCTTCAATTGAAGCTGCTTGTTGACATATCCGCACGTACACGTCTTTGATGAGGGATACCAGCGGTCAATCTTATGGACGGTTACACCGTACTTGGTAGCCACATACTCCAGTCTGTTGATGAAAGCTCCGTGTGCGAGATCATTCATCTTTCTGCCCCAGAGGGCTGTCATACCCTTCAACTGGAGATCTTCGATGTAGATGTGGTCATACTGACGACACAGTTTATGGCATAGTTTCCACTGGAAATCAGTCCGTTTGTTCACGATACGCTCATGGATACGGTCAAGCTCCATCCGTCGGTTCTTGCGATGATGACTGTGCGATGCGCTCTTTGAAAGATTGCGAGAGGCACGCTGTACCTTGGGGAGAGTGGTCTTCAGGAACTGAGGATTTTTAACCTTTGTTCCGTCGCTCATTGTCATGTATGTCTTCAAGCCGAAGTCGATGCCTACCGATGCACCATTATGTGTCTTTCGGATGGCGACAGGGTCTTTGTCAAGCACCATGGCGATGAAATATTCTCCCAGCGGATTGCGTTTGACGGTGAGGGTCTTAACCTTTCCGGCATACGGACGGCTTAATGAGAACTTGAAGCGTTTCTTGATGGTATTCACCGTTATGACGTTGCCATTCAGGGAATAGCCGCCCTGTTTAAACACGATGGATGTGAAATCCTTCGCCTTGCGGAACTTCGGTGGACGCTTGGCCAGTCGCTCAAAGAAACGCTGATAGGCGGTATCGAGGCGTTCAAGAATTTCCTGTGTGGTTTGGCTATGTAGAAGGTTACGATGAATCCGCTTGGCAAAGTGGGCTTTTATCTTACCGATGCCGATGTATTTGTGATACAGGCAGTAGTACCGCTTCTGCAAGGCCAAAGCATGATTCCATACAAAACAAGCTTCGCAAAGCATCTTATCCAGATGTTTCGTGTTTTTGGTGCGATATAATTTATATTTGTACGTAATCATGGTGCAAAGATAATAATTAGGTAAAATAATAACAAGGATAATATTGGATATTATATATAAAAACAGTTAAAACGGTGTATTGTATTGGTTTACAATTAATTAACTTTGTAGGCTTTTACCAATACCTGAAGGATAGGGATTTTCGCTTGAAGTTCATAAGATGGCGGGCTGAACAGTTCATTTGACTGTCAGCCCGTTTTTCTCTGGTTCATGCGCTCGATGATGTACTTTATCTCGGCGTCAAGGTTAAACCCTTTCTTCTTTGGTGTCCTGAAGCCGTGCTTCCTGAAGTCGGCCATGGCTTCCCTGAACTCCCTCGTCGTGAAGAAAGGATTGTCAGACTTCCTCGTAAACTGGTCGATGAATGCAGGGGTTATCCTCACCCTCTGCTCCATAAGCATCTCCAGCATGCTCCATTCCACGGGGCATACGTGCTGGATAAGGTAACCTACCGGTGTCTCTGCAAGGCTCGCCCTCTTAGGCTTTGCCCTTGTCCTTTCCTTTTTTCTTTGCTTCGGCCTTTGTGGTCTTCTCACCGCCATCGACCTTTCCTCCTTCGACAACTGGCTCAACGACCTTGGCTTCCTCAGGTTGTACTCTACCATAGTCCTCGATGTTTACGATACTCTGCCTTGCGGCCTTTACGTTGCCCGCTGCTATCTGCTGCTGAACGTAGTCATTTCCGAATCTGATTACTTTCATTGTCTATTTGCTTTTTAAGTTGTTGCTCTTATAGTTCTAAGATATCTTTCTCCGTTTTCATCTGTTTGCGTTCCACCGATTGTATAGCTTACTCCGATTGACATTGATACACCTATTACGTTTACTGGTAATGTAGATATACGTCCCTCCAATGTTTTTTGTAAAGTACAGGTGTTATCAGAAGAAAAATCTTTTATATACATATCACAATATTCATTATAGGTTCCGCTTCCATTGGTATATTTTATTTGAAATTGCCCCATGTGCCTATTAAGCCTGCTTGAGTCAACATCTAAAATAGTTCCATACGGAAGCGATTCGCCAAATTCATCCGGCGTAATTGTTACATATATTGTGACATCCTTTCCTTCTGCAGTGAATGTGTAGTCATAGGTATAGTGGTGCCAATATGAATATTCGTCGCCACTTACGCGATATTTCTTTGAGCTGCGCTTGCTCGGGCTTATGTCTATGTCACTACAACTGAGGAATGTGTCAACGCCCTTGTATGTGTATGGGATGTCGGCAAATGAGATTGAGTAGTCGCCAGGAACGGGTATCATGCCGAATGACGCGATGCGATTTTCAGGGGTCTTTGACACGTTCATCGACGTTCCAGAGCTTGTCTTCCTGACGTTGATGGATGGCGTGCGCGAGTCACTGCTTTCGACGATAAGGAATGTATATATGAGGTTCCACTGGAACTCTATGATGTTATCGTTCTCGGTCAGCTGCTTCGTGACGGGAGACTGGAGCTGGTAGAAATCCGAATACAGGAAATCCTTGGTGGCCGATCTGATACGGAATGTAGAGGAGCCCACTATCACGTAGTTTCCCGGGAGCAGGTATTTCGCGATCCTGTATTGTATCGACGCAGTATTCCTCGGATCGGAGGATATGGGCGTGATCCTGTTCCTGTACGGCGCGCTTTTGCTGTCCGTCACTATGTCCTCGTTCGTGGCATTGCCCTCGTATTGTGAGTTTTTCGTCGCAAGGGTCTGGATATAGATGTCCGTGTCCTTGTAGTCCTCAACGTCCTCAGGGTCAAAAAACACCTCCCCGTTCGATGTCGTGTGCTTTATGATGACGTCAATGCGCTCGTCGGTGAACGGCAGGCTAATCCTGTAGGTGTTTGCGCTTGCCGTCCTCTCGGTAGTCCTGAATGATGAGAACAGGGTTCCAGACCAGCAGAACGTGGAGCCTCCCACGAGCAGGTAATAGCTCTTGTTGAACAGTACGTCGCCGAGCAGCGTATAGGCTGACGATACGGTATTTATTGATTTCGTAGCAAGCACGCTGCCCTGTGATACGATGCTTACGGGAACCGCCTCTATATCCGTGTCATTTGCCTTCGTCACCATCACCTCCACGTTCTCAGACCTGAAGTTGTAGGTGATTTCATGGATGACCTTCAGCGGGTCTGCATTGCTTGTGGTAAAGGAGAATGAGCCTGGGATGGTATAGTCGCCGGCTGCTCCGGGCGTGCATGTGTATCTCGCATTCTTCTTCAGGTAGTACGACACGTCCTGTCCGTTCCATGTGAAGTTGAGATCCCTGTCATCATCAGGGCTGGTGATGGTTATCCTTGCAACCCCCTTGATGGACTGCCCCGTTCCGCAATCGTTCTCGATGACCCTGAACACATGTATGGACACGGCACACGAATTGATGGGCGCCCATATCCTGTCGCCGTTGGCCTTGATGTCGTAGAGCTTCCAGAACTGATATCCCGATTCCTGGCTTTCATCGGCAACCCTTACCTGTTCGCCTATCCTGAAGCTGACGATATAGCCATTGTCATTCCATGCCCACGTGCTAGTAGTGGGGGCTGAAGGCAATGTGGGAACCGTCCACCTCCTTTGCAGGAGAAGGTCTTTCCTCGTTCCATTTATGTTTCCCTTGTGTGCCATCGCTATCCGATTTGAATCCAGTTATAGACCCCGGAGCCTATGTCATACAGCTTGTAGAAGACGTAGCCCGTCGTTGAGAGTGGCTGAACGACCCTCACCTCATCACCTATATGGAACTCAACGGTAGTGCCGTCAACGTCGGTGTATGATGAGGTCTCTTCATTCGGAGCCTCCTCGAAGGTCGGTATGTTGAACTGCCGGTTAAGGAGCGTGTCATGCCTCTGGCCGGTATTGTTCTCGGTTGTAAGGTCGAAATTCGCTTTGTACATTTCCAGTCCTCCAGTTTATTTGTGAACCATGTAGGCTTCATAGTCGGGATCGTCCTCGGTAGTCATCCTTGACCACTGGGCCTGTCCGTTTACGATACCCCTCAGTATGTAGAACTGTGTCTCAGCCCCGCTCCCGTACATGGCCATCATGCCTTGCCTGAAGTTCTGCTGGTTGCCGTTCTCGTCCTCATACTTGAGCGTGGTCGCGGTGGGGACGGCTGAGACGGCAATGGGCGTAACCTGTAGGTTGAGGCCGCTCGATATGATGGTGCCGGTTCCTATCCTCCAGATGATGTTGTTCGCGCTGTTCCTGAGCGAGAGATTTCCGCTTGCCTTCTCAAAGACGAGCCTGTAGGCGTTCGTTGCAGAGCCGAGCAGGATGGTGAGGTTTCCGCTCGTGTCAACCGTCATCCTCGCCGACTGCTGGGGGTTAGTGGGATTGACTATGTACGGCGTCGTCATGTACATGGTTCCCTCAAACCTCGTGGGCGATGACACCTTCTGCTCGGTGTTCGTGCTCTTGATAAGCGAGTATTGGTTGAAGAAGGCGCTCCTGAGAGACGGGAACTGGTTGCTGTTCGCGCTGTCGCTCTGGATCGAGTCGGAATCCGCAGGGGCCGTCTCGGTATTGGTCATCACGGCTGCCTTGTAGTTTGTGTATTCCTCAGAGCCGCTTCCTGTCGTGTTGTTGGCATAGGTCAGCTGCGGCCCCTCTTCCTTTACGGAGCGGATATATATCGGGAAGGTGACGTTGGTCATGACGCGCTGCTCAACCTTCCTGATCTTGTTTCCGAGCCATACATAGCCCTCGCTTACGGTTATGACGGTTCCCTGTGCGCTGTTGGCCACGGTTACGTTACAGCCGTTGATGACGAATTTCTGCCCTGAGTTCCTGAACATCTCAGTGACGGAGAGCGCAAGTTCCTGCAGGTTGTGGATATCGTCGTTGAACAGGTGTCTTCCACCTTCCTTGCTTTTATATTCCTTCATTACTGTCTATGTCGCTTATGGTTAATACTTCGTATTTGTCTGGAACGGTAATGTAGGAGTCTATGTACCTCCTTATCTCGTTCTTGTAGTTCTCCTTACCGTATTCCTCAGTCTCAACTATGTCCGGGGCTATGATGATGATGTCGGCGTTGTAGGTCACGCCCTCGTTGAAGTTCTTCAGGAGCATGTTCTCGGTAGCAGGCTCCACCTCCTCCCCGTAGTCATAGGCGTAATGGTTCCCTGTAAGGAAGTTCTCTGAGAAATTATAGACGATCTCACCCTCCGAGAATGCGTCCGAGGTGATCCTGAATGAGTCGCCCTGGTTGATGAAGTATTTCCTCAGCCTGTGATTCAGGAACCATACGAGGGATATCTGCTGTGAGGTTATCGTAGCGTCTATCAGCCTTTCGTATGCCCATTCCTTGAATGCGTCGTGAACCTTCTTCAAGGGGTGCGAGACAGCTTCGAGGAAGAGGATCATCCTCCTCCCCCTTATCCAGAACGGAAGTAGCCTGCATATGGCCCTCGCGTTGTCTATCTGGTATTTCTCAGGACTCAGTATCATGTCTTATGTTCTGGAATTTGGCACGAATGTTATTCCGGTCTCTTCTGACGTGGCCGCGTGGATGATGGTCGAATCTCCGTTCTGGTCGATCCATTTGGCATATCCGGCATAGGCTTTCGACCTGTTGGAAAGCTGGACAGCCTCGCCTTCGTATGAGTTCGTTGACGGGTTGTACTTCAGGATATTTATAATGGCCCCTGCCGATACGCTGACGATGTACTCCGCATTCTGGATGGCATCTATGATGGCCTGGTAATACACATATCCGTTATAGGCAAGGTTTCCGAGGTATGAAACGAGCGCGTTCCTCACGTTGTTGAAAGCCTGTTCCTCGGTGATGTACAGGTCGTTGTAGATGACCTCGCACGACGTGATGGTGAGGATGTCGCCCGGTACTGATATGGGGTATATCTTGGCCCCGAGGAACTTGATGGAGCTGATATAAGACCTGAAGGCCGTCAGCTGTGCGTTCGTGAGCGGGCTGTATGGGGTTCCCATGTCTATCTCGTCCTGTGAGGTGTTGTTGCGGCATACCTTCAGGTAGATTCCCTCGGTCGAGTCGTTGGGGTTGTAGTTGTCGTATGCCGCCTGTGAGATGATCCTGTTGTCCGCGTTGACGGTCGCATACCTCAGCTTCAGCGTCTCCTCATCGAAGATAAGCTGGTCGCCCGTCTCGGTGTTTGAGTTGAACTGGAACAGCTTCGACATGGCAACGTAGTATTCGGGCGTACCGTTGATCCTCGCTGACAGGAGCTGTGCGATGTTGACTTCAAAGTAGTCGAGTATGGTCTCATAGGTGTAAATCAATGAGGCCATCACATACGTCAGGAGGTTCATGATGGACATCTTGCTTGACGTCCTGCCGCTGTCGAGGTCTGTAATCTGGAGGTAGCTGTTCCTCGTCGCCAGAGCCTCGGCGTATATCTGGCTTATTGATCTGCTCATTATGTCTCTTCAGTAAAGATGAATAGGGTGTTGATGTCGCTTTCGGATTCATAGAGCGAATGTACTTCGCCTCCTATGATTGTGATAGAGTCGAGAGGGTAGTGCCTGCCGCTTGCCCCGGTAAGGTCAAGGCCGTAGAGCTGGAAGTTTCCGAACAGCCTTACCTCATGGCTGCCTGCACCGTCAAAGTTATGCTCAACCGTAATGGGCTGCTGGCTGTAGCCGTAGAACTCATAGGGTGTGTTGTCGCCCCAGTCTATCCCAAGGATGGTGTTGAACCTGATCCTCGTGGTAAGGCTGCACAGCTCACCGATTTGCTTGATGATGAGTCTTGGCGAGACGATGGATTTCTCCCATTCCTTTATCTCGTCATAGGATGGGATATAGCTTTCCAGGATGCCGTCGCCATGTACCACGTATATGTAGTTGTTTGTTGCAACCTCGATTTCGGATGCGCCTGAGCCGATATAGAAGGCGTGCATGTACCTGTAGAAAGCCTCTTCCTCCTCCACGTCAGGGTTTTCAAGGAAATTCTTTCCGTCATATACCGAGGGCCATTGCTGGATCGCCCTCTCCACAAGCCCCGCATTATGCTTACCGATAAACTCAGTGACGGCTTCGAGCGTATCCTGATGGCCGTACCTGTGGTCTCCGTTCCTCACGATCTCACCATTGTCCGCAAGCCATTTCCTTATGCCCTGATTGATGATGAAATCCTCATGGTAGCTGAGCTTCATGCCGCTCTTCAGTTCCGTGTCCATTGTCAGGGGAGAGCCGTTGATGGCTTCCTGGTTGGAAACAAGGAGGTCGAATATACCCTCTATGCTGCCATATAGGTTTACGGCAACGTCATAGATATTCTCACCTGTCCTTACGGTATATACTGGCATCCTGTCTGAATTTTTTATATAATAGTTATTTTTGTCTCATGGCATTAAAAACCGGGGCACGGTATGAAACCATGTCCCGGCGACACAAGAAGCGTAGCAAGTTCAGATGAACGTACATGCGATGGCGGCTACGATGGCGGCTGCAACGCAGAAGGCGCAACGCAGGCCGACGGTCTTCCATGAAATCTGGCGCATCAGCTTCTCCCCGAATCCGATGATGATTCCGAAGGCAAGCGCATAGGCCACTCCAGCCCATGCTCCGGTGCCGATACCCTCATTCAATGCAGAACCAACCGCAAGGACAATGCCTATGATGGCATAGATCCAGTTAATCAAATCCTTCATATTAAAAACGTTTTTATGGTGAATACTGTGCCAAAACCTATCGCGGTTCCGGCTATTGTCAAGATCCAGTCAACCCAGTCCCAGCTCCCCTTCCAGTCCACGTCCTTGAACTCAAGGGCCGATGCGATACCGACACCGCTTACCAATGCCGTGTACCATGAACCCAGCGAGAGGAGACCTATGATGACCCCTCCTATCAAATGCAGATACCTATGGCTCTCCGTGATCCAGCTCATTGTTCCTGTTGTTCTTGTGTACCATCGTGAATTTGCTGGTGGCCACTATGCCAGCCCCTATGCCTATGAGGTATGGGTATATCGCCGACCACCATGCGGGAATCTCAGCGCCGCCTTCAGTCATGGACGTATTGACGGCAAGGGCCACGGCCGATACTCCGGCTGCAGCCATCGAAAGCCAGCGAAAGAAGATGGGCATCCTACTCTTCCACCTTCTCCTGATTCTCCTGTATGCGTACTTTATTGTCATTCTTGAATACTGGTTGCGGGGGATAACCCACCGTTATGTCATATACCTCGATGTCCATCAGGTCGCAGAGGGAATTGACCTCAGACTTGTGCCTCTCGGTGGTGGCATAGCAGTTGATGGCGTATATCTCAAGGGCTGAAAGCATCTCAAGGAACAGGTCGCACTCAATCTCGTACTTGTCCATGTCCCACCAGAATGCGTATGATGTCCCACCGGCTGCCTTCGTGATCTCCACGCTGTTCCTCAGGCTCATCCTCGTGGCCTTGTCGAGCCACATCCTGATACCGTTGAACGTGAATCCGTTGACGGCAGAGGAAAGGTCGTAGGCCGTTATCATCTCTATCTTCGCCTTCCTCATGGCAATCATCTTGTCATATTCGGCTATGGCAGCGGCCTCCTCAACGTCCTCATAGTCTGACGGCTTCTCATCCACCGGCTCGGCGAGTTTCTTGCCGTTGACGTAGAAAGCCTTCCCAAGCCAGAGTTCCCTGTTGAACACCCGCTTGTCAGATTTTCTCCTGAGGACTTTCCCCTCGTCGGCAATGATGTGATTCCCTTCGATAACCATTCGATTTCGTTTTGTACTATAATAGTCTTTTTTGGCTTGCGGGATTATGATTTTGAAAATTCATGGTAAAAATGGTTAATGAAATGGTCTGAATAGGGATATTATCGCTTTATTTGCGCTTCATTAACATCAAAAACATCAGACATCATGGACATATCATCAATCATCAACGACATTGCCGCAAAGCTTTCAGGCACCAACGCGCTCATCCAGATCCAGGTTAACGACAAATATTATACGAAAAGGGTGGGGGGTATTAACCTGCTGGCTGATAACCCCGAACATCTTGCAGTAAGGGATAACCGTTCATTTCCTGAATGGATGCAGCAACAGATACACGCTCTCAGGCTTTCAAAGGGAACGATATGCAATCATCAGAATACGCTGGACGTGCTGAGAGGATTCCGATATAACTTTACCTTCAGCGACATTACCTATGAGTTTATCCTTGAATTTGACAGCTATGTGAAATCGCTGGGATATGCAGCAAATACGTTAGCCAAGTTCATGAAAATCTTCAAGCGCTACGTCAACCTCGCCATCGACAATGATATCATGCTGACGAACCCATTCAGGAAATACCACATACATCAGGAACAGACGAAAAAGAACACGTTGACTGAGGGCGAGATAAAGAAGATTGAAAATTCCGTTGACAGGCTGGACGGCGACGAGAAGGAAGTGGCGAGGGGCTTCCTGTTCTCGGTCTATACGGGCTTGCGTTTCTCAGATATCCAGCGCGTCCAACGGTCAAATATCAAGTCACTATATCGTCACAAATGGCTGGTGATAAGAATGAAGAAGACGGATAGGGAAGTCAGGGTGCCGATATCAAGAATGTTCGGAGGCAAGGCTATTGGCATGACCGAAGATGTAGGGCGAGGCAGACTGTTCCGATTACCGTCCAATGCCAGGACGAACATCATACTTGAGCGGATAACAAACAGGATAGGAATAAAAAAACACATCAGCTTCCATTGTGCAAGACATACTTTGGCTACGCTGTTGTTGCTGAAGGGTGTGAATATGCCTGTCATTGCCTCTATCTTAGGTCACACATCAATCAATACAACCCAGGTATATACGACAATAAAGGACAGGACAATTAATAAGGAAATAAGGAAAGCATTCAGGTAACGTCCTATTGGGACGGCGTTCCGTAACAATACCACAATCCGCAAGTTCCATGAATTTATGTTCTTCAACTTAACTACGCTGGCCAATGGTGCTTTTGAAGGAAGTGGTATTGCAGAAATTATATTCCCAACAAGTCTGAGAAATATAGGAACATCGGTTAATTCATACTGTTTCAGACATTGTCTAAATCTAACAACTTTGAAATTTAATGAAGGTTTAACTACCACTTATGGCAGGTGGTGTTGGGAAAGTAGAAACATAACGCTGATTGATTTTCCGTCAACTATGAAAACAATGAATGGTTATTCTCTTCAACCTTATGATACAAACCAAAAGAATTTTATAGTTATTTGTAGAGCCGTCACGCCTCCGGATCTCGGAAGTAATAACTATCTCACAAAGTTAACTGCCGTCTATGTTCCAGATGAAAGCGTGAGCGCATACAAGGCCGCTTCCGTTTGGTCTGGCATTGCTTCTAAGATTAAGTCTATGAGTGAGTACACAGTTTAACCCGTGTACTCGCCGCATAGTTTTTAATATATCACATTTTCATATTTAGAACCCTCTATAGCATATACGTTACGATTAGCAAATGGGTTTAATGCTTTGTAGCTATCTATCAAAACACTTGGAACATATATATTTACATCATTTGCAAATATGTTGGTGTAGGAAGAGGGCTGGACATCAACTAATGTTTGGGAACGCAATATGACATCACATTTTGAAACCGATTTATCGCTACTGGACTTAAAGTTAAGCTTTTTGCAACTTTCAGGGAAATCAATCGGAACGGACGGTTTTGCATTAAATAATAGTGTTTGGTAGCCAGTCCATTCAACGAGGTTTCTTGGAATATGTATTTTCTTTAAAACAGTGTCGTAGTAAATAAAATAATTAAGGTTAAGATACAATATGTGGTCTGGCATATATAACTCTACCAATCCCGTGTTGCCTCTAAGACCATTTGTCCAAGTCGTAGATAATCCTGTAAAATATACACCCTCTGGAAAGTGGCTATTAGCAATGTTTATTATTTTGTTGATTAGAGTTCCAATAGGATTGTAGCTCTATTGGGACTGCAAACACAAGTTCAACAACTGTATTCACTAATAATACAAAGATAGTTACTTTCAGGGAGCTTATATACTTTTCTAAACTAAAGACTATGGGACGTTCATTTGTTAATGGATGTAGCCAATTAACTGAGATTTGGATTCCAGCTTCCGTAAATCGCTTTGGAAACGGATCATTTGCAAATACTCCGAGGCTCAAGAAAATATTGTGTTATCCGCAGACAGTTCCTAAAACAGCAGATAATGGATATATATTCGGTAACGCTTCAGCTACATCAACAGGTTATAATACAAGAAATTCAGGAACAAACGAGTTTCATGTGCCTGTTGGTGCCACTGGATATGATTCGTCTTGGACTTTTTATTCTAAGCTTACAAGTACGTCATACTGTGGATTTACTGTGATATATGATTTGTAATTATTCAAGATTTCTGCTATCGACAAGGGCAAATACATAGCCTGTTTTATAGTTTTGTGGTTGATAACCGTTAATGGTTGAAAAGTTGACGTAAACATCAACATAAGGATTAGAACGTGAATCATCGAAGAATGTTAAATACTTATTATCGCCAATACTTCTCCACGTTGTAATAACTCTATATGAGCCACCACCGTCAATATAGCCCCAATACATATTCCACATGAACAATCGTATAGTGTGGCTGGTGTCAGTATTGAAAACAACAGAGCAATCCGCTGTTTTGATTGTATAAACTGCTATCAGTCCGTAAATAGGAACCGTTGTTGGGAATGTACGTGTGACATCTACAATCTTTAAGTGTCCGAGAACGTTAACAATAGTCCCAATAGAACTTACAGCAGCAGCCTGCATGGTTGTCATGCTGACGGGTGTCTTTGTGGTAGTGGTCGTAGAGCCTGCCGTATCTTCAGAAGTCTTGGCCCTCGTAGATGTCTCAGTGACCGAGGTTCCCCTTGTAGCGGTGGTGTTTCTCATGGATACGGGGGTGGTGACGGTCGTGATGTTCACCACGTCGCTTTCGTCGGTAATGACAGTAGTCACCTTCACCTCGATATAGTCACCCCAGGTCGTGCAACATATCCTGCTGACCTCAGCGTCCTCAAAGATGATGTAAGCGATGATGTTGCTGGCATATGTGATCCAGTTGGTAGCGGCCTTGAAGTCCCCCCATGTATCGGTAGTCGCATAGATATAGCCCGCGCCTCCGTTGATGGGCGTTCCAGTAAACGCATCCGCATTGACGAGGGTAGGTACTGATGCCGTCCTTACCTCAAGCTTCTTCAGCGCAGCGCAGCCCTCGAAAGCCTTTGCGCCAACGCTTACGGTTCCAGTCGAGAGGATGGCCGTGACAAGGGAAGTGCAGCCCTTACACATCTGATCGGGAACGACTGTAATGACTGTCGGTATGGTCACTTCCTCTATGTCACAGTAAGCCATCGCGCCTGCATGGATGGCGGTCATGGTGCTTTCGAACGCTATCTCCGTGATGTTGGCCGGTACTGCATAGAGCTCCGTTCCCAGCACGTCGTATATGATGCCGTCGAAACTCCTGAGGTTGGTGTTCTCAGCTCCTACGGCATACTCAGACAATACGGTTCCGCTTCCGAGATACCTGTTGCTCCATGAAGGATGGTTGAGCGTTATCTTCTCAAGGGATGCACAGCCTTCAAAGAGCGCATCTCCGATGGTGGCCTGACAAGCCGGGATGGTGATTTCCTCAAGGCTCAGGCACCCTGCAAACGCACCTGCAGGAATGGAGGTGAGACCCGTGAAATACTTGAACTCGTCAAAGGTCACGATGTCTGATCCGGCATAGGCCATGCCAAGGCTCTTCACGGCCCTGGCCTCCTCGGTGCTGAAGACCCTGCTGCTGTTGCTGAATCCAGCCGCGTATGTAGCCGCCATTGCCTCATGGTTCGTCCTGCTCGTCATGGCGATCGTCTTGTTGCTGACCACGACATAGGACGAAGCCGCGACGACGCCTCCGATATAGGTTGTGAAGGTGGCCGTCACATCTACCTCAAGCAGCTTGTCTGAGATATACACCGTACCGAACTTGGCACAATATGTGTTGTTGTCAACCTTCCATTCCGATATCTTGTAGAAATTGTTGTCGTTCCAGCTCCATGCGACGCTTATGGTTCCGTCAAACACCTCAGGGGAAAGCTCTGCCGTGAAGATACATTCCTGTGAGGTGCTGTTGATGTTCTCCCTGTCAACGGTGAGGGTGACGCTCTGGGGATAAGACCTTGCCTTGACGCTTACCTGCTTTTCGAAATAGACGCTCTCGTCAAAGTTCGACTTGGCCCTGATGACGAAATCGCAGTCCGTCCCGCTTTCAGTCGTAAGCAGAAGGCCGGTCTCAGGGTTCAGCGTCACGGTATCGTATTCATATAGCCTCGTAGTCTCGTTGTACACACCTCCCGGGATAAGTAGCGAATACTGTGAAGAGCCTCCCGTGATGGGGAATCCGATATAGCCGTAGTAGCTTTCCTCTCCGGACTTCAGGGTGCTGGGGCCGTAGAAAAGCGTACCTCCTTCAGCGTCGATCATGAACAGCGCGTCAGACTTGAAGCAGTCTGTCCCGTAAAGCTCGATGAGTTTCTGCAGGTCTTCATCGCTCGGTGTGGTCGAGAGCGATGCCACGCCTGAGAGCGTCCTGTTCCCGATCTTTCCGATGGCAAACAGCTGTTCGACCGTTACGTTGCTCCAAGCCACGTTGGTTGCGATAAGCTCAACCTCTGCCAGCCTTTCCTCGTCATCTCCGATGGCATTCAGCCATGTCATGATGAAGGCGAGCGAGTCAATGCCATCACCCTTCACGTTCCTGAGGGTGAGGTACTGGAGGGCGCTGGTCGGGGTGTATGCAAACGTATTGACGGTCGGGATAGTCACGTCCACAAGCTCAAGCGTCTGGATGCTGGATGGGAGCGAAACCGATTCAAGCACGCAGCCTGAGGATGGGATGAACGAGGTGATACCGCTGTTCTCTGCAAGGAACGTATGGAGGTTGATGAGCGTTGAGAGGTCGAGCGAGGTCATCCTGTGGAATCCCCTCACGTCGATATACTCCACGCTTCCGATGGCTGTCAGGCCGTCCATGTTGAAGTCGAGCTGGTTGTTTACCGAAGCGCCTCCGATGATGAGCCTCTTCAGGTAGCAGCCGGTGAATCCGTTTGCCGCCTTTGAGAAGTGTATCTCTCGCATGGTGTCGGCAAAGTCAGACACGTCTATGCCCTCGATGCAGGGGGCTGGGTAGATACATACGGAGTTACCGATGGCGAGTTCCCTCACGCCCTGGTCGTATGGGATGAACACCTTGGTCTCGTTCGCATCGAGGACGCCGGTGTGCTCATAGATTGCGTTATCAAGGCCCCAGGCATAGTTGAGCTTCTTTCCGGCGATGATGGTGAGCTTCTTTTCAGCCGTCACCACCGTTCCGGTATTGCACTTGAACTCGATGGAGTTCTGGATGAAGCTGCCCGTGCCCCACCGTGCATCCAGCATCTCAAAACGGTGTGAGAGCCAGTAGTGACGGTGTGACTTACGCGAACCCTGAAGCATGGCAAGGTAGTCGGTTCCGGCAAGGTATGGCTCGATATACTTGTAGCGTCCGTTCTCGTTGTAGATGGCCTCGCACCACTTGTCAGACTGCTCCTCATCGAACATCCTGCAGCAAGACTCATAGTTGTAGTAGCCGTAGAGTGCCTGGTCAACGTCCTTCACGATGTTCATAAACTCAGCGTCACCCTCAAGGCAGTTCCAGAGCTTTGAGTTGTGTCCTGCGAATACGTATGTCATGTCGGCTGCCTGCGTCTGGCGGTCTGCATTGAAGGGGATCGTCAGGTCTCCGTTGTTCTCCAGACCCATGACCGTATCGTTATCGTAGTTGATGTAGTACCAATGCTCGCCGTCCTCGGTTGTCAGCATGGAGTTCTTCACAAACTGGTCGGCACCTGCGAACCTCATCAGATAGACGTAGTAGGCTGCCATCTTCCATACGTCCATGTGCTCCCACTTCTCAGCCGTGAACTTTGCGGAGCCTACGGTTGAGCCTACGAGCCATGTGGCGAACGTATAGAGATTGGCCGTGTTAGCGTCTGAGCCATCATCGGGATAGCGGGCCTCGAATGCGCGCTCCCAGCCCTTGACGGTGCTCCCTTCCTCGTCCGTGACGTCCTCATACCAGTTTGAGATGTCCGTGAAGAGGGCGTTGGGATTGGTGTTGTCAAGGCATTCCCAGCACTCCGAATGGCCTGTTGCATTCTCTCCTGTGAAGCCGAACACGTCCTCCGTTGACTTGTCGTTGTTGAAGTTGTACTGGCCGAGGAAGATCCAGTCGCTCACGTCGGAATAGCGGTAGAAGATCACGATCGGGAAACCGTCGATACAGGTTCTCACGTCGTATTCGTAGCCGTTGTTCTCAGCGTTTATCTGGGCCTGCGTCTTGCCAAGGTATTCGGTGTCGTATGACTTTCCGTACTTGGCTGCCACGCTCGATGATATCCTCATGTTCTTCATGGCATCGTTCACGAGCCTTGCAATACCGGTGTTGTGCGTTCCTGAGGATTCCGCTGCATCGGCCTTCAGGCAGAAGCAGTTCACCGGGATGGAACCGACCTTGAACGAGTATTTCTTGCTGGTGATCTCGATTCCGTTAGCATCATAGAGATAGTCGCAGTATTTGGTGTAGAACCTGAAGTTCTTCCTCGGATACTTGAGCGATGAAGTACCCTGGAGCCTCCAGCGCATGTTGAAGGCCGTGAAGTTCCTCGTCGGGTCAAACGGGTTCGTGTATTCCACGTTGTTGTAGGAGCGCGTGTCCTTGTCGCTGAGTGAGAGCAGCGAGGGGTTTCCGCTCCTGTTGATGTGGGTGATGCACATGACGGGGATCATGTTCCTCAGCTTCGTCAGAGACACCTTGCCGTCCTCATAGATGTCGTTCTTCTCAAACAGGGATGATATGTTGTCTGAGCTGATGATGCGGTTATCCAGCAGGTTGCTCACTGGAACGGCCTGCTGGTAGATCCTGATATTGTATATCTTGATGGTCGCCCCAGTTGAATAGAAATGGAGCGTGTCTGAGATATTGAAGTCGTTCTGGGTGGCATAGGATCTTCCACGCTCATTGATACCGTTGTTGACGATATACAGGAGCTTCGAGTCCGTTACGCCCGAATAGGGGTTGATGACGAATGCAAGCCTGATGCGCTCGTCGTTCTTGAACTCAGTGAATATCTTGGAGCCTCCGGTTGCCGCCAGCGTAGCGTTTACCGGGGTGATGGTAAGGCCGTTCGAACCGGCACCGCAACGGCAGATTACGGCCTCCTCATCCTCAACGTCGGCAGTCTCAAACTCTATCTCGATGGTCGTTCCCCTCGATGTCGGGTTGAATGAGAACGGTCTGATGTTCACGTCGAGCGTCGCGCCGTTTGAAACCACGAGGGCCTGTCCGTTCCAGCCGCTCCTCTTGCTCCATGCGAAGTTGCTGAAGGTAGAGGCATATCCGTTCGATATCCAGCTGTCCTTGTCCGTGTCGCTGTTGGAACGCCCTTCAGCGGAAAGGTCAAGGATAAGGTCGTTGGTATAGTCGCTTATCTTCAGCGTGCTCTCTACGAACGTGATGGGTATCTCCAGTTCCTCCGAGCCGTAGGAAACCCTGATGGTGACTACGCCTGCGGTCTTGGAGAGATAGGTGAACGTATGGAGCTGGCCGCTTGAGGTGGTAACGGAGCTTACGTCCCTTGTGCCATCGTTGAACACCACGGAATAGGTGGCGCTCCTTGAAGTGACGATGGCCCAGTCGAAATTGATCCTCGCAAACTGCTCGCCTGTCAGGGCTACCGAATTGTCAGACGTGATAAGCCCGCCCCTTGGAAGCTCTGCGCTCATGGCAAAGCCGACACGGTCAATCTCGCCAACGACTACCTGGAAATACAGCGTCCTGGAATAGAATGCCGTACCGTTATTGTCAATGAAAGCCCTTAACTGAATGGTATGCACACCAGCAGTTACCGCATTGACGTTGAATGAGTTATCAGTCTTTGTTGAATAGGTGCTTGAATCACCTACCTTTGTGCCGTCAAGGAATATCTCTACGGTCTTGGTTCCGTTTCCCTCAAGGTGGTAGGGCACGTTGATATACCCAGTCGGGAACATGCTGTTGAAGGCAAAGGTGGAGGTAAGGGTAAGGGCAAGCTTGTACACCGTGATACCGATGGAGGTCGTTGCTTTTGAGCTTGCACCAGTCACCTTGATGGTAATGGAGTTGGTGCCGACCTGAAGGTAGCTGTCCATCAGGATTGATACCGAGGTTCCTGATATGTAGTTGTTCGTCACCGTGACGTTCGTGCCGTTGTTGGAGTAGGTGATCGTGACGGTTACGGATTCGTTGGTGTTCTGGCCGCTCTTGTTGGTGATCCTGGGAGTGAAGTTGAGATACACGTCCTTATCGTCAACGGCCACGTACCTGATGGCAGCACCGTCGTTGTCGATAATCTCAGCGGAATAGTTGGCAGGGGCTTCCCATGTCGAGATATAGGCACCCTCAGGTCTTCCGTCCGCCTCCCACTTCTTGTACTCCTCCTCATCGGCAAAGGCGTAGCACCTCGCTTCCTCGGTGTCGGTATGTACGTACCCGACCTTCCCCTCGAAAGTGTCCTTGATAAACTTCTGAACCTTGTCGCCACGGACTTTCTTGCCGCCGGTGGTCTCGTCACCGTTCCAGTTCACGTGCTTGTCAATATCCTCGGTATATAAATCCTTCTTTGCCATTATATCTTGTTTTTTAAATTCCGTCACTCCAGCCGTCGGAATCGTCCCACGGCTTCTCGTCTATCCAGTAACCCTTGCCAAAGCAACTCCTGACGTTCTGCCATACGAGCCTTAACCCAGTATATACTGCGGTTATAGCCCTGCCTGCATGGTAGATGCCCGTCGTTTCCTGACCGTTCCTGTATATCATTCGTCCTCGTAGGTAAAGTATCTCTTGTCAGGATCAACCTCACCGGCCTCCACGAGTGCCTCATACTCGCTTTCGGTAAGGTAGATGTCTGAATCCACGATGCTCGATATGGCATTGGCGAGCCTTATGATGTCCGCGCTGAGGGTGTCAACCATGTTCGCGATGGTGGTCTGCTCCCATTTCGTCGGGTCAAACGTGCTTCCGGAGTTATGTGCCGAGATACATTCATACAGGGCACCTCCCCTGATCACGTAGTTCCCCACCACATAGTCGGTGTCCTCAGCCCAATCGTCCGAGATGGTCACGACGAACTCATCCACGGTGTTCCTGATCAGGCTCGTCTTTTCCTCCACGTAGGTTATGTTGTTGTAGAGCGATAGGTTGTCTATGACCACGTTCCACGAAGACGTATTGGCGAACGAGGCCCTGCCGCTGCCGTCTATGGTGATTGGGGGAACCCCGACGATGGACGGGGCTACGCACTGGAACATGCAGGCGCACATGGCCACCATGTTCTCACTGTAGTATTTGACCGTGGAGTTATAGACACCCCTATATACGGGCTTCTTTCCTATGCTGATGACGCTGCTCATTAGACTCGGTTCGTTATGATTTCACCACTGTTCACGTTCTCTACGATGTCGGTTATGTTGGAGCCGACGTATATCAGTCCGCTCACATCTCCGGTAATCGAATCCACCGGGATGATGGCGATGTTCTTGTAGTTGTCCCAGGTATCCTCAAGCTGGAAGATGCCGTGTCCGGCCTCATAGTCTTCAGTGAGTATGCAGTATTTCATGATGCACGGCTTGGCTATGTAGGCGCATTGCATGTATTCGTTCCCAAGGCTCCTGTCAGCCCCCACGGTATCGGCGAACACCATCGTACCGTATGAGTCGTACAGGCACATGACTGGATGCTCATCGTCGGAATTGTAGTGTGGTACGTCAAAGACCACGAAAACGCCCGATTCCATGCTGACGGTGACTACGGTATAGCTCGGTGACGCGCTCGCCGTACCGTCCGCGTTAAGTATCTGGCCTTCCTCAACTGTCTCCGTAAGCAGGTGCATGGTGGAGGTGCTGTCATTGAGGAACACCAGTCCGATATACTCCTCATATTCGGCCATCAGCGAGAGGAACAGCTCCTTGTTCGATGTATCCATGTAGTTCATGGCCCTCATATAGCTGTCCGTCATGGCTGATATGATGCTCATGTCCAGCTTGTCGATGGATATGAGGGGAACGGCCTCCACGTCAGGTTCCTTGGCTGCAAGCTCCACCTGAAGCCTGCCGGTTGCCGATGTGAACGACGCATCGCTTACCGAGACGCCGTCCGATTCATACTGGCTAAGTATCTTCCCGGCAATATCCGAGTTGGTGACTACGGAATTGATGTAGTCCGTGATGCCGATGCCGGTGGTGGGGTAGCGGTAATGCTTCCCCGCGTCACAGATGGCAAGCACCTGGGCGCTCTGGTCATCGCTGTATCCTGAGAGGAAATCAGTCTCAAGGCCGTCGTACAGGTAGGCCCTGTCAAATATGTCGTAGCCGCTCTTGTAGAAGCGTATCAGGTAGTAGCCGTCAACGTTCACCATCATCAGCTGGGAAGCCATGATCTTCCTCGCATATTCGTCGGTGAAGACGTAGGAATATGCCGGGGCCTCGCTCGGGAGGTTGGCGTCGAAGTCGGATATCGGCCTATATACCTCGGCGCTATAGACGAACCTGAAGTAGAAATACCTGTTCGAAGGCATGTAGTCGGACTTGATGTACATGTAGTAGCACCCGTCGCTTCCAGGGGTGAGCGTATTGATGTGGTTGGTGGGGATAACGACGTTCGCATAGAGCTTGCTGCCGTCATCGCCATCCAGTATGTCACCCCAGATGACGTCAAAGAACGTCCTCGTGCCCGCACCTTCGTTCCCTACAAGCACGTCCCTCTCGTCAATGTCGATAAGTATATCCTTTGCCATCTTAATATGTAATAGAAAAAATGGCCGTTATTTATGAAAGTCCGACTGTTGCCTTTGCCGCGTTAGCCTTTGCGACGTAGGTAGAGACTGAGGACGGTATAGCCTTGTTCATCTCTATATAGTTTTTGATAACGTCTGAAAGGGCTATTATGGCGCAGCTAAGCTCAGCCTTTATCTGTATCTTCATAACGTTTGCAGTTGCCTGAGATAGCGTAAGAACCTCAGGGGCATTGGCCGACGTGATGGCTGACAAGGCATTGATGGCCGCAAGCTGGGCCGTAATCGCGTCTATGATGTTAGCTGCATAGGTGAACTTGATCTCGGTGTCATGCACCAGTTTTTCAAGGAACTGCTTCTGCAGGCCGCCGCTGTTCCCCGTCCAGTTCTCCACCATCTGCTGAATATCGCTGCTGGAGGGTGAGGTCTTGCCCTGTGATATGAGGGTGTTGGTAGCTGAATCGATAAGTACACCAGCTATGGCCAATCCAAGCTGGGGCGAGGTGTCAAGCAATGCGAATGCCTGTAGGTTGGTGTCGTTTGCTGCCATTATTGTCCAAGTTTGAGTTTAGCTGATTTGAAATTGGGTATCTCTGAGGCCATCGCCATGATCTGCGGTGCCGTGGTGAGGGGAGAGCCGCCAGCCGTCCCGGTTCCTATGAGGTTAAGGAGCTTGTTGAGGAACTGCTGGAGCTCGTTATACTTGACCATCCAGTTAGAATTTCCGTCAAACTCCATCGTGCCGTCGCTCTTGACCTCTATGGTCGCGCTGCCCGATGCCACGCTGATGTTTCCGTCGCTTTTCCTCGTAATGGTGACATCGCCGAACACTATCTTGTCCTCGTCCTTAGTGACCGTCCTCGTATAGCCATCGTCCACGAACTCCTCTATCTTGCCGCCCTCCTTTGAAGTACATCTGATGCCAGCCTTCTTCCCGGTCTTCTCAAGCTCGAAATAGTCCTTGTCGAGACCTTCCTTGGTCTCCTTGAAAGGCTCCACCTCCTCAACGCATATCTCAACCTTGTCAACTGCCTTCAGCCTTATGTCGCCGATGCTTGAATAGCCTACTATGAACTCCTCCATCGTATCGGGATCCCTGCTGATGGCCACCTCCGAATACATCTGGGGTATGAGCACGTAGCCGTCCTTCATGTCAGCGGTCGAGTTGAGGCGCACGCCCTTGTGGAAGCCTATGGGCTGATAGTCCCAGTCCTCGGTCTCCTCAGTGTCGAACTCCTGCACGTCAACGGTCATGTCATCATTGATACCGCACACATAGCCGTGCACTATCTCGCTTCCAAGGGGCAGACCCCTCTTGTTGCCCAGCTTACCGAGGATCATCTTCCTGAAGTTCTCCTCGATATCGCTTCTCAGTACCCTGTATTTTTCCTTCATATGCCGATTACGTTATCTGGTATATACGTCGTCCCGTCATCAAAGCCTCCGAGCTTGTGGGAGAACTTGACGTTCCTTCTGTAGCCCGACTCGACCGAGAACTCAACGGACACGGATTCCACGAGATAGAAACCCTCCTTCTCAGGATTCCTGGGATCCACGAGGCCGACGACGGACGGAACCCTTACGTTACAGTCACCGAACACGGAAACGGTTCCCTCCATTGCGTTCGGGTTGACCTTGCCCCAATAGGCGAGGGCTTCCTTCTTCAGCTCCTCCATGTTCTTTGCCGTGGTGGAGGTGAACCTTACGATGGTATAGCCGTCAAGCGAGCTGTCCTTTGACTGCGTCCTTTCATAGACCGTGGTTCCTCCGGCCTTCTTCTTGTATTTCTTATACTTCACGTCCCTCACGTTCTGGAATATCCATTCATCCTTGTCGCCCTTCCTTGCGAGCACGCTGATGACGTGGCTGTCATCCACCTGGGCCTTTGCCCTGACAGCGATGTAGTTCTTCTCAACCCTCGTCACGGAAAGGTTATCCTGTGCCACATGCCAGTCAAACTGGATGAGCAGCCTTTCTTTGTTTCCGTAAGCTATTGATTTCGGGTCGGTTTCCTCCACTCCGTTCATGTAGAGGTTCACGCCAAACTCCACCTTTCCCTCCTCGTTCAGCCATGTCATGATACCCCTCTCGTTCAGCTTCTTGATAATCTCCAAGACGGTGGTGCTGGCCATGAAATCGATGGTTCCGACCGTTATGCCTGAGTTAAGTGAACGCTCTGACACTTCCAGCCCGGAGCCTGCAAGGAGGTTCAGTCCGTCACTACCGAACAGATCCTTGATAGTAAGGTTATCCTTCACGACCTGCTTCTTGCTGGTGATCTTCTTCAGCACAGCAAGCCCTCCCTCGCATTCCAGCTTGAATGGCGATGTCGTTGAGCAGCCGATGATAGTACCCGTGAAGAGCACCTGCATGCCAGAGACCATGTCAGCTCCGTTCCTCACCCTCTCAAGGTCTTCCTCGGTCTCCACATAGCCGCATTGTATCTCGATCCTGTTCCCGACGGCCAGTTCATTCTCACCTACTCTCTTGGTGTCTGAGGTCTTCACAAGCCCGTAGTCTGCCTTCGTGGGAGCTGCATTGAGGATCCCCTTTCCCGTAACGTCCTTGGTGGTTCCGTCAGTGACCACCTCGGTATGGGCAAGGTAGCTGTCCTCTTCATTCAGGGCCGTTCCGCTTCCTGTGACAACATCCTTGTCTTGCTTGATTACCTTCATCACGGAACCCCTCGGCAATACGACCGTTGCCGTCGAGACAGGATCCTTGTAGGATGTCTGAATCTCAACGCTGGTCACTTCGGTATATGTGGTAGCCATCTTGCGCTCTTCGCTCGGGAGCCATATCCTTATCTGACAAGCCGCAAGATAGAGCTTGTCGTATTCACTACCGTAGAACCTGTATATCCCGTTGTCCTTGAAACCTCCCTGTGCCGGCATTGCTTAAAGTATATAGTCGTTGTCAAGTATTCCTATCGCGGTGGATGCACCCTGGTCAAGTATGCCTACGGATGCCTCCTTCAAGCCCTCAAGCTTGTTGCTGAGAAGGGCACTCCAGCCTGTCCTTTCAGAAGAACCGGATGCAATGGCAGAGTTGATGAAGGTAACGGTGTCCTCTGAAGCCTTGACCTCCACGGACGGCATGATGCCTATGCCGTGAAAGGAATACTCCAGCATGTTCTTATATCCCTTCTGGGGGCTGATGTCCCAGTCCAGAACCAATATCTTCTCCACGCCCAGCGTATTGAGAACCTGGTTGTTCACCTCTATCAGCCCCTTGTAGTCCATGATGTGCTTGAACTTCTTCACCTCGTTCTCAGGATACACGTCGGCAATGTTGCTGTTGAGCCTGCCAGAGACTGAGAACTCTATGTCACCGTTCGAGATAAATTCCTTTCGGCTGTAGTCCCTTCCGCTCACCTTCGTAACGAGGATGTTCTTCTTGCTGTTGGGGGCTACGATGGCCGTGCAGTCATACCAGACGAGGTATTTGCTGGATATTGTTTCCTTATAGCTTCCGGCAGAACTGTCTCCGTTGCTTCTTGCAATCTTCCTTGTAATGTTGATAGGTGTCTTCAGGGGTATTTTCAGCATGATGGCATCGACACATCTGTTTCCATAACAATCAAGAGCAGAGATAGTCTTGCCGTCACCTATCGAGACAATGCCGTATTCGCTCCCTTTAACCTGGTCAGTCGGGGTCTTGAAGTTATCGCTGATGATTTTTACAGCCTCGTTGGTTCCATTGACATTGCCTTTCTTGTTCAGCCCTATCAGGTTCTTATACTGTTCCAGGGCATAGTCTTTCAGCATGCCGCTCATGGTCGTAAACGCACTGCTCACCACGACGTCAAGTATCCCGCCGTGCATGTCCTTATTCCAGTAGAACTTCGTGCCGCTACTCCTGAATCCGCTGCCAAACTGAGTGTTCAGCCAGTCTATGCCGATGGAGGCCGTTGCGCTGATGGCTGAGCTTGCTCCGCTCTGAAGCACGTCGTCCGTCAGCTTTATGAATCCTGATTTTGCCATTACTTCAATTTTTTTAAATAATAGTCATGTTTGGCAATGGCATTTATTTTCAAACCTTGTTAATAAAATATAAATCAAGGCCAATGCTGCAAGATTTGAAAGACAAGGCTACTATTATGCAAAAAAATCAAGGTTCATAACGGTTAGCCTTTGTTCTCAAGAAAACCTTAGTGGTGTGAACTCCGTCGTCTGATAGTAAGCTCCACTCACAAACATCGGGGAAGGCCGGGGCCTGCCTTTTGCGTCGAGATTACTCCGCAACTGTAAAGCGATGGCAAGCTGGGATCCGATAGACGACTGGCTCGCTAATGAGTACCAATCTGAGGGATGGATAAACCGAAACTGTATTTGAACGGGTTTCAAAAGGCAGGAGTAAGGTTTTGAAAGCGGAGAGGGAAACCGACGGGTATTCAGCGCCACCGGGAGCGAGCGAGACCGCCAGGGAAGAAGAGTTAGTAAAGGCGGCACCACGGGAAGGGCTTGCAGGCCGGAAACTTGCAAGATGAGCGGGGTGGTGGAACTCACAGGAAAGGACTCCTGAATGAACCTGCGACGCAAATGCACAGTCCAATTTGTGTAAGTAGTGACAGTCTGATGGTGAATCCAGTAACCTAAAAAGACGGCTGCAAATGTTGCGCTCATACAAGGCTCGTCGTACTGCAGTTGTAACGACCTCGGAGAGTAAGTCATAATATCCCTTCAAACCGCAAACCAACATTTGCGGGTAAGGGAATGCTGCTCTCCAGCTGTCCCCAGCAGTTGTTTATTTCTAAAAGAAAAAATAAACAAAAAGAAAGTTTTGGGAAGGGCAAAATCGTTTTAAGTTGTGAAAGAATACAAAATTTTCGCTTTCTTTTTGGAAATTCTGATATTTCGAAATATATTTGCCGAAAACTTAAAACCTGAAAGATATGAAAAAGAATACTATTTTGGCTTTAGCGATTTCCTTTTTCTTTGTTTTAGCCTGTATTGTGGGGCATTTTCTATATAAAGGAGAAGTGAGAGCCAAAGAAGGTGTAAAACGAACATTTGATCATTTGGAAAAAGTAAAAGAGATGACAAATAACAATAATGGTGACTTTGACCTATCTACTCTTCCTGAAGATTCACCGTTAAGAGTCGATACTGCATGGGTTGAAATAGAATGACAAATAATAAGGCTGACGTATTTCGCCAGCCTTACTTTTAGATATTGTAGATTGAATCATTGCTTTGGTCGGTCATCACTGCCCTCATTGCAGTAACAACCCCTCTTTCAATTCTCTCTTCAATTTCATTTATGTCAGCATCATTATTGACTGTAATGCCGCCAACATTAACAACAACATTCTGCCTGGTGTTATAGCCTTTACCATAGCTCGCATTTGTTATATATTTATTATTGCCCATGCTTTCAGTTGTCGAGTAAGAGGCTTTATTAGCATAATCGGCAAACGGACTTCTAAACATTCTTGGACGGCGTATATATCCGCCATCATCACTATTCCACTTTTTAACATCCTCTTTGACTTTGCTTTCTGTATTTCGCTGCATTTCTCTGACTGGATTCGGCCCGTCGATAATACCGTCAAACAAACCTCTCCAGAAATCAACGCTATTCAGTCTTTTAAGGGTGTTTTCAGCTTCCGTAACTGCTAATTGAGCATTCAATATCTTTTGTAGATATTCAGTTACCTTAGCATAATAAGGATTCCCCTTAATTTGTGCTAATAAAGAAGACAAGACAGATATTTTATTATCTACAGTAAGCTTAAAATCAATACCATTCTTTTCAAGTGTCTCTTGTAACTTTTTCCAATCAATATTGCCACTCTTATCAAATGATAAATTTGTTTTATATGATTGGCCAAAATCATTTGCAACTCCAATGGGCATATCACTAATTAACGCCCTTATAGCTGCTCCAGTTTTGTCTTTAATTCCAGCATCAAGAACGTGAGAAGCAATAAAATGACCGACTGCATTGTTACCCATATTCGTCATAAGGTTAGCAATAGCTTTAGCCTCTGCTATCCTATATTCTGAAGTGTTTAGAATTGCAGCTTGACCTATGTTCTTTAAATTACCTCCATATTTTTCTTGTAAGACAATAACGGATTGCAGATTTTGGGCTTGCAACTTGTATTTTTCTGAAACCTCATTGACTCTTTTTTCAAGTTCTCCCCAAGCCTTATTGCGCTCACCGACATCTTTTATGGCAGAAATTCTCGCTGCTTGATTTGATATATATTTTTCCCAAGCTCTTACGCGATTGGAATTTGATCCCTGAAGCATAGATGCTCCTTGGAGGGATTTATACCATGTATTTCCGTTATTAAATGTCGATTCATCTATTATGTTGTCACCATATACATTCCATCCATTTGCAATGTATTTATCGTATAATTCTTTTCTGTAGGCCCTATATCTTTTGCTATTTGCAAGAACACCCCTGTCAGGATCAACAACATCTCTAAAATACGGATTATTTTTTAATAATGAATTTCCCTTTATGGAACTTTGACTAATAACGTTCTTATTTCTATTTACCCAAGCTACGCCAACATGAAGCGGAGATGATTCTGGAAGCGATGATAAATCACCACCACCATTCCTGCTATTGGTTAGCTCCTGAACCTTTTTTAAATGGTTCATAGTTCTTTGCGCTCCCTCTCTACCTTCTTTCTCTTTTTTGTAAAGGTAGTAAGCGCCCGCTCCAAGGGTTGTGATAGCAGCTGTAGCCAAACCAATAGGACTGAGCACAAGCCCCATAGCCTTTGACAACCCCATGAATCCAGTTGTCAAACTTGAAATAAGACTGTTCTTGATGCCTCCTAAGCCCCTGAAAGCACCCATAGCCCTGCCAGCTCTAAAATTAGCCCTCAAAGATTCGCCAATCAACCCCTTGCTTCTCTTAAACCCTCTGCTCATAATGAACGCAGAAATTAATTCAGAATCAAGAAGCTGCTGAGGTCTTCTTGAAGCCATTGCAGCTTTTTTCATTCTTTCTAAAGCTGCTTTTCTTTCTTGTATTTGCATCCATTCCGCTTGTTGCGCTGCCTTTCTATACATTTCAGCAAGCCTCATATGCTCAGCGTGCTTTTTATAGTTTTTTCCGGATAATGCCATAGTCGCATACATACCGGCTCTTTTTCTATATTCACCTGCATATTCTGCTATAGGGGCGCCTCCATATTTGATTGCAGATGCATTTTTTGCATACTGATAGAATGGCATAGGTCTCATCTCTCTGTTATAAGCAAAAGGCACCGTCGTTCTTCCATGAATAACTGGAGATGTCCTACGATAAAGAAGCGGGAATGCATTTGACATTATGCCATAAGCAAGCGTTTCATTATATGCTGCCGTTCTTGCTGATGCGATTTGCGAACGCATTGCGGCAACCTGCCTGTCTATTGACGCATATTGAAGTGCTTTCTGTTTTTTTGTCATCCCCCTTGTCATATAGCTACGCGACCTCTGATACATGGCCATTCGTTGCTGTATCGGGCTTATTGTAGCTAATGCTTGTTGTTCGTCCCTAAGATTTCTCGCACCAATAGGGCCAAGAACAACGGGCATTTGCCCAAGTGGTGAGTACCATCCACGAGAGTACGGCCTTTTATAACTTCCTGAGTTATATACAGTAGTAATTGGAGCAAGGCCATCATTCTCAGTATTATACACTCTTTGCCCAATCGCATTGGCAATTACCCTGGGCTTAGAAGAAGCCATTATTCTGCCTATGCTTGAAACAGCACCAGCAGCGCCCATACCTCCACCGAAGTTGAATCCGCTGAAGATATTAAGTGGTGAGAGGACAAGCCTGAGCGTAGAACCAATGGCCGTCATATACAGCTGGAACTTGATAAGGAAATCCACCAGACCGTTTCCGAATATCTTGATGCTGTTAAACTTCTCATAGGCCCAGAGAGCGACCCTGCCGACGTTTATGAACCCGTCAACGATGTTCTTCAGCGTCTCGATAAGGCTTTCGAGCTTGCTCTTTGTCTCGGGCGAGCTCATCCACTCGTTAGCTTCTATGAGCTTCTGCTTGATCCAGCCCGTGTTCTTCTCGATAATCTGGAGTATCTGCTCCTGAAGCGACGAGGAAACCTTTGCGACAAGACCCTTCACCTCATTCTGCTGGAAGCCTGAGAGACGGCTTGAGAGTCCGTTGATGGAACTGCTCTTGTTGGATTCCGAAAGCTCTACCAGCTTGTCATAGTCACGCAGCAGGGCAGCCACGCCAGCCGTAGAGGTGACGCGGAACATGTTGGAGACAAGCGTTCCCAGAGCCTTGTTCTTGAACTCCTCGCCCTTTCCGAGCTCCATGTATTCCTTGCTTCCGTATTTCTTGTCAACGTAGCCCTTCAGCTCACCAAGGAGCTTGATTGGATCCTTCACGAAGCCATGCTCGTCCGTGGTGCTGATGCCGAGGCTCTTCCACATGGCAGCCTGACCCTTGTTCGGGCGTATCATGTTCTGCATCATCATACGGGTTGAAGTACCGGCCATCGAGCCTTGGATACCGTTGTTACCCATGATGCCGATCATGGCGAGCGAATCACCGAGCGACGTTCCCGTAAGCTGAGCGATACCGCCCGCATACTTCAGGGATTCCGCAATCATCATCATATCGACGTTCGTCTTGGTGAAGGTGTTGGCCATAGCGTCTGCCATGCGCTCCATCTTGTCTGCCGGTATCTTGTAGGTGGTCTGGACGTTGGTCATGATGTCGGCAATGTCACCGAGGTTGTTCCTGCCGATGAGGGCGATGTCCGCGATAGGCTTGATGGAGCTGTTGATCTTCGGGATGTCCAGTCCTGCCATAGCCATGAAGCGGACGGCATCAGCAGCCTCCTTGCCTGTGAACTTGGTATTCCTCGCAACGTTCCTCGCGGTCATTTCCATGTTCCTGTAGTCCTTCTCGAAGTTGTTGCCCTTATAGCTCCTTTCGAGGATAGACCTTGCCACTCGCATTGTGTCCTGATATTCGAATGCCTGTCCGATACCGTTCGTCACGGCACCGATGGCACCGCCCACACCCATCATCACAGGCATATCCTTGAACATCTGCAGGGCCATCGGGGATGATGCACCGTAGGAAAGGTTTCCTGTGAGTGGGTATGCGAACCTTCTCAGCCTTGTCAGGAAGTTGCTGCCTTCGCCTCCGCCGCCATATACACGGCCTCCGCTGTCACCACCTCCAGAACCTCTTCTTCCGCCACCGACAGCGCCAGCAGCGAACGATTCACCTGAGCCTGGCCTGTAGTTCCTGAACGGCCCCTGAGACTTAGGCCCTGACATGGCACCCATGTTGATGATACCCTTTCTCTGGATATAGGCTGCAAGGTCATCTATCTGGGCTTTCGCAAGCGTCAGGTCAACGCTTACCTTCAGGGCTGGGATCGAAGACTGCATACGCTTGATCTGAGCCCTCATGTTGTTCTCCTTGTCGCCCCACTTCAGCTGTATGGGTATTTTAAGGGCAGGGGAGTTCTTCATGTTCCTCACCCTCTCCTGGAATGCCTTGTTAGCCTCCCTCACGGCACTCGTCAGGCCAGTAACCTTCGCCTTCACGTTAATGGTCGGCACGTTCTTAGGCTTCTTCATGTCAAGGCTCTGAAGGTTGACCGGGATTGTCAGCCTGTTCTCAGCTATAAGCGTCCTGAGGTTCCTGACAAGGCTATTGAGCTGCCCACCGACCTTTGTACGGTCTATAGTGAGCGGAACCTTTACACCTCCCCTTTCAGCGATGATCCTCTGAAGCACGCCAAGGGTACGTGGAACCTGATCTCTTGCATTCTTGTATGACAATGTAAGGGAAACCGGGACTTTCTTGTCGGTTATCCCACTCAGTTCCTTTATTTTTGAAAGACTTGTTTTTGAAAGACCGCTTACGTTTACGTTAACTTTAACTGTCCTACTTTTCAATAACGGCATTGTCTTGGCAAATTCAGCAAGGCTTTCCATGTGACTTCTGTAGTTGCCACGTACATTTACGGAAATGTTCTTGTTGCCTATCTTAGAGATATTCCTGAGCATTTTTGTATATGCCTCGCTGATTTTTGCTATTTCCCTTGGATTGGTTGATATTTCAGAAAGGAAAGGTTGCCCCGGAACAACCTTTTGGCTACCCATTAACGGCTTTGTATTCTTTGCAATATCCTTTTGCTCTTTCTGAACTGACGCTATATTTGCAATATTTGACTTCCTTCTTTCTTCTATAGCTTTAAATATCTTGTCAGTATTATCTCTTGCCACATCGACAAGGTTCAAAAAAGAACCATTCTCCAAAGGAGCAAGCGCCCCTGCATTCAAAGACCTCCACAAGTCTTTCTCAGCCTTATCCAATAAGACAGTCGTATCATAAACTCCTTCTCTTATCTTCTTTTTTAAACTGGCCAGTGATGTTTTGCCAAAGCCCTTCCATATGCTCGAAATTGAGCTGATAGCATCTTTTTCGCTGACATTACCGGCCAGATTTCTTTTTGCTATAGTATAAATATCAGCCTGCTTTCTCGCTTCCCTCATTTTACCAATAAGGGATTGCATAGTCTTGTTTTCCTTTTTTAGCCTCTTTCTCAACTCCTTGTCTCCCGAAGACACGCCCTGCTCTATTGGCGTGCCGAGAAGAGATTGCTTTTTCATGTAATCACCATGAGTATCCTTGAAAACAGATTCAAACGTACCCCTGATCCTGTTTGCAGAAGCCCTTGCGTTTAGCTCCATTTCTTTCAGGTTTCTATTAAAGGAGGCAATATCAAAGGTAACGCTTATTTCTATATTTCTGCTCGTGCTTGAGATTTTGTCCAAAGTCTCTTTAAGCGTATTAAGCCGCTCTACCGTTGTCATAAGGCTGGAAGACAGCTTTTGCGAATTTCGCTTTAAATTATAAAGCGGATTCTGCAAGGAATTGAATGTTTCTATAGCCTTGCCTGCTTCAGCAACAATGTCATATCTGACTGAATAAACCCTATCTGCCATTATATATGCTTATTTTTTTTGGTGATTAAATGCTATACGTGTCTTCAAACTTGATTACCTCGGAGGTGTCGAGCGGTACGATCTGGACGGTCATGCTGATAGAATCCGTTTCAAGCACTTTCTGATCCAATGGGATGTCAACCCACCTGCCGCCCACTTGCAGCTGGCCTTCAGGATTGATGAGGTATTCGTCAAGCGCGCTGATAATCCTGCTCATGATGACCGTAATCTCGGCATTGTCAAGGTAGCCGGTCTTATGGTTCACGAGGAGGCTGCCGTTGACCATCGGGAGCATGATGCTCCTGATGATGCGCTTCACCTTGCTCATGACCCTGTTCCTTGATATGTACTTGAAGTCCTTCTCGGAAAGGGTCTGGTCGTTGTTGAAGTACAGCGATCCTTCATTTGGGATATAGCTGGTCGGGAACACGTAGCCGCTTTCAGACATGATGTTCTGGCGGAACCTGTTGACGTCTGATAGCGGGGTGTAGTAGTTGTCGCCTCCCACGCTGACGTTCCCGAATCCAAGCTCAACGTCTGGGAGGGTGTCGTTTACGTTGATATCGTATTTCTTTACGAAGCCCATGCTTTCCTCAGCCGACGCCCTGTTGAGGAATCCGAGTGCAACGCCCATCAGCCCCACGGGTGTCAACGAGACCGTTGAGAGCTGCATGGAGTGTATCTTGTCCGAGGATTCCTGGCCTATCTGAAGCGTTACCTTGTTGCATTCGAGCGAATTGGCATAGGGCAGGTGCTTGAAATCCACCTCCCTACTGTCAGAGCCGGAAATGGAAGACGTGTTGGCATTGAGGATGACGGTTAGCGGAGATACGTTGTTGGCAAACATGCCGTCGCCTCCGCACAGCTCCATGGCCTGAGACTGTATGTTTCCTATGAGCGGGGTGAAGCCTATTTCCTCTCCGTTCATCTGCCATACGCTCTGCTCCGTCCAGATACCGAGGTTGAATATCTTTCCCTTCGCGGCCCTCTGCATGGTCTGGATGCAGCTGAAGTCTGGCGTATATACCTGAGATTCAGCGATGCAGGAGGCGAACATGACATAAAGCTCGGCATCATCGTCGGCAAACTCATAGAACCTCCTGATATGGTAGGCTGGGATGCCGTACATGAAGCTCTCATCCAGCAGACCGTAGCCTTCAGCGTCACCGAGACCGTTCAGAACGACAGTCTGGCCGTCCGCAAAGTTGGTGGCTATCAGCTGGTGAGCGTCAAAAACACCGCTGTCTGAACTGTAGTCAAACAGCATTCCGCAAATACTTTCGTCAAACGATATGTTGATATATGAATTGTCGCTGACGGTTCCAAGTGTTACCTTTCCTAATCCGGGCATTGTGGTATAATTTTTATATAATAGATTTGATAGTCTCCATTTATTTATTTTCAAACCTTGCTAACAAAACTTAAAAAATACATTGATTGTAAATATTCGTTGGCTTGAGATACTATTAGAATAAAAAATTTAAGTTTTCTATTATGGAAAGGGCGTATAAATACAAGATTAAACCGACTGTGAGACAGCAACGTATGTTGTCCCAATTCTTCGGGTGTGCCCGTTTCATATATAATTGGGGTCTTGATCGTAAAATCAATGCTTACAAAGAAAGCAAGAAAAATCTCACTTACATCCAGCTTGCTAAAGAACTTACGGTTCTAAAGCAACAAGAAGAAACAAAATGGCTTAATGAATGCTCTATAAACGTGTTGCAGCAGTCATTGAGAAATCTCGATAATGCCTTTACAAGATTTTTCAAAGCAAAAGCGGATTTTCCAAGATTTAAATCAAAGAAACATTCAAAGAGTGTTTGTAAATTTATAAATAATGTACATTTTGATTTTGACAATTACAAGGTAAAGATTCCAAAGGTGGGTTGGGTTAAACTGTGTAAAAACCGTAAATTTGACCTATCTGCCTGTAAAATAGGAACGTTAACTGTATATAAGGATAGATGTGGCGATTATTGGTGCTCAATCACAGTTGATGATGACAATCCCATTGTATCGAAAGTCAAGATACAAGAAGAAACTGCCATTGGTATTGATTTGGGAATCAAGGATTTTGCCATACTTTCTGATGGTACAAAGTATATTAATCCAAAACATTTTAAATGTGGAGAAAAGAAACTAAAAAGGCTTCAGCAAAAATTCGCAAGAACCGATAAACACTCTAAGCGTCATGAAATATTAAGGTTAAAAGTTGCAAGGCAATATAGAAAGGTAAGAAACCAAAAGGTTGATTATCTTCATAAACTGTCAACGAACCTTATTAAGAATTATGACACTGTGTGTCTGGAAGACTTAAACATTAGCGGAATGCTGAAAAATAACCATCTTGCAAAAAGCATATCAGACGTTGCCTGGAATGAATTTGTAAGACAGTTGACCTATAAAGCTGAATGGCGTGGGAAAAACATTGTGTTTATTGGGCGTTTTGATCCAAGTTCACAAATATGCAGTAATTGTGGTCATCAAAATAAAGAAGTGAAAAACCTTAAAGTGAGAGAATGGACGTGTCCTGTATGTGGAGAACATCATGACAGGGATGTCAATGCAGCTAAGAACATATTGCAGTTTGGCTTGCACCCTCAAGCTTTGGTTGCGATAAAAAATAAAACCCCGTAAGGAAACGGGGTTCTGGGCGGTGAGGGCAATGTCAACAGACACCCTATGAAACGCCAATGCAGTAAATCCAGTCTGACAAAAGACAGGTTTGCAGTTCCTTAGAAAAAGGGCTGGCGGTTATCAAAACTCTCAACCCTATTTAGCCGCTCCCCCGAAAGCCGCTCCTAAAGCCTGAGCCTGCATTCCCTGTAATACCTGGCTGTGCATGTAGAGCGCATTCTCAGACCAGAAGGCAAACTGCTCATCGTCGAGCTCTTCAATCCTTATGTGGGGGAAGTAGTACGCTATGAAGATGTAGCGCTGGCGAAGCCCGTCATCCTTTACTTGCCAACGCTCGAACCTTTTACCAGTTCAGAGTCCCTTCCTTCGATGAGGGCGGTGATGTGCGCTGCCAGTCCGAACGAGAACAGGTCATCATCGTCCACCAGTTCCTTGTCACCTGCCACGAAGCAGTTCTGGGCAAGCATCCTCGATGCCTGGATGGGGTCGTTGGCGGCTTTCATGGAGAACATGGTGTAGGTCGGGAAGTCAGGACGCCTGAAGTAGCCCACATAGACATCCTTCTCGTCCTCATCGTCACCGAACACGACGATGGCATAGACGCGCTTCAGCTTCTTCTCCTTCTTGATTTCAGCGATCTTCGCGCTGATGGCCTGACGCATTTCGTCCGTAAGCCCCTTCAGGTCGCCGCTGATTGAGCCGGTTTCAACTTCCTTCTCAGGGTTTGCGTTCTCTACTGCCGGAGCCACGTTCTCACCTGCGGTCTCCTGTGCTTTCATTGTTTCTTCCATAGAATAAATGTTTAAACGGTTTGACTTAAAATCGCTTTATAATAGAATGCGTGAAGGACTTTCCTTAAAAAATCACGAAAAAAAAGAGGATATCCCGAAAGATATCCTCTTTGGTCTAAGCAAACCGTTGTTACTTGCTGTACATTTCGAACGACCAAGTGGCAGTTGACTGCGCCTTGGGGTTGAAGATGCGGTACGGATGCAAGTCAAACTCCTGTGTGAGAGAAGTATCGTTCTGCTGTGCGCTCATGCCTCCCTGGGTGAAGAAGCACTCTGACAGGGTGATCGTCTCGGTGTTGGCCGACTGGGAGAGATCGTTGGTGAAGCTCACGACGAGATCGAAGTCACCCAGACCCATCAGGGTTCCGTTCTCGGATTTCGCACGGAGCGTAACCTGAGTGGCATAGGGGAGCGTGATGGAAGCCGAATACTCAACGTTTCCAAAGCCACGGCCACGGGGCTGACCTCCCAGACCGTAGATGTTGTCAACCTGACGGTTAACGTTCCAGTTGATAGCAGTGGCGTCGATGAGCAGACCGCTTTCACCACCGGCATCACCGGCAAGCGTGGTCTTCAACTGAATCATACTCCAGGAGTATGCGACGTGATTGATGTATGTTGCCATTATCTGTAGTTTTTATGGTTTAACCAATGCTTGAACTAAACCCTTCGGTAACATAGATGGCAGCCGTAGTACCCTTCGGAACCAGCTTGTAGGTGATCAACAGCTGATCGGAGGACAGGATGTCCTGATTCGGGTCGATGACAACCTCTCGGCCGCTGATCTGCGGATTCGAGGTGCCGGGCTGAACCATGTTGTTATCAATGGCCCTGTAAACCGTGTTGGAGATGATGGTGATGTCATCCTCACCGAGCGTTCCCGTGGCTGAGTCAACTTCCCAGGTCTGGTTGACGTAGGGGAGGAGGGAGCGACGGACAACCCTGCGAGACTTGTGCATCACACGGCAGCGGGAGATAAGGCGGTAGTCGCCCGTAGAGAGAGTCTGGTCACTGGAAGCGAACACGCCGTTCTCAATGCCGTCGAGGGTGGTCAGGAAGACATAGCCCTTCTGGTGGAGCTTGGTGTTGCGCTTGGTGTAACCGATGGTGTCAATGTTGGTGAACGATGCAGCGGCATTGTAGGCTCCGCTCGTAACGGTAAGGTTGCCGAAACCGAGCTCCGCAGACGTCATTGCCTGAGCCATGTTGAAGTTCTCAACGTGGGCAATGCTCTCATCAGCTGGAGCAACGGCCAGGCAAGCGAGGACTGCACCGACGCAGCCGACGAGTGCATAGCTCGTAGTCTCGCCGACGGACGTTGCAAGGGCAAGCTGGATGTCGTGGACTTCCTTGCCTGCAGCCTGACCGACGAGCATAGTCACCTTCGGCATATTCAGGGATGTCAGGTCGGGGAGCTTGTTGTAGTCGCACGTGGCGGCATTGATGATGGGAGCCGTGAGGACGATGTTGACGGGGGCATTGCCCTCGAAGTTCGTCTGGCCGATCCTGCCGCCGAGAACCTCTGCCTGTGCCTGAAGCTTGGAGAGGACTCCGTTGGTAACTACGTTGTAGTCGCCATTGCCTTCAGGAGCGGTAGCGATAGCCTCACCTGTCCATACGCCGATCTGATAGATAAGACCCTTGGCTGCCAGCTGCATCTGCTCAATAGCCGTGAAGCTTGCATCGGACGTGGAGTCCATGAAGCTCACGAACAAACGCTGATTGTCGCCTGCCAGCTGGAAGAATTGGGTCAGATGGAACAATGGCAGACCGCACATGACGGACGAGGTGATACCTGCTGCGGCAATATCGTCCATCGTGTTCAGTTCAACCACATTGCCATTTGCAAAGTTGGTGGCAGCATCGCCGCTTCCGAGAGCTGCTGCGAGACCTCCAACGACCTTGGTGTCAAAGATGATACCACAGACGTTCTCGGAACTCAGGTATGTACCGGTGTTCAGATTGCCGTCAGTGTCCTTCATGAAGACACCACCCAAATTAGTGTTTGTAGGCATTTGCTTGAATTTTTATTACTGGTTGTTGAAATACGGGTTGGTGTAAAGAGTGCAACCATCGAGAAGTGCCTTGGGGGTTTTCTCAGGGAACTTGCGGATTCCCCTTGCGTCAACCCACAGCTTCCGATAGTTAGGATACAGCTTCAGAACTGCATCTACGTTCTTTGGAATGACAGGCTCTTCCTCCGTCTTCTCAGCCTCTTTCTCCTTTTCGGGGGATTTCTCGCCCTTCGTCTCCTCAGGTGCCTTTTCCTCCTCTTTGGTCTCGGGGGCTGTAGCCTCAGGCTCTTCGACCTTGGTCTCTGGAGCGGTGGCCTCGGTCTCTTCAGCCTTGGTCTCTTCCGTCACTTCTTCTTTGGTTTCGGGAGCATTGACTTCGGGATTCTCAACCTTGGTCTCCTGCTCATCCTTCTTTGTACTTGCTTTTCTTGCCATATCTTGCAATCTTTAGGTTCTTAAATGAAGCCTATGCTCCCCGGTTAAGGAGCATAGGTGTAAGGAACGTGGGCGACGATCTCAGAGGGCTTCACGATGTTCACGTCCATCTTGAAGAGGGCCTTGAAGAAGTAAAGCTCTGAGTTGTTCTGGAGCTTGTCGATCTGCACGACGTTCTCAGCGTCTGCGTAGTCAACGCCCATCCAGAGGTTAGAATCGACTCCAGAGGTGAAGTTACCCAGGACGATGGTATCGTCGGGAAGTGCAACCATCGGGATGATGCGCTTGCCACGGAAACGGAACTGGTTCTCCTGAGTGTTGTCGGTGTACTTGTAGGTCTTTGCAGAGACGTACTTCGAGTAGGCATCCCAAGACTTGTAGTCCATCAGATAGACGAGACCTGGGTTCTTGCGGATCTGCTTCGGAGTAGCCTCGTGCATGGCGAAGAGCTCTGCCTCGACAGCCTGACCGTCAGCAAACAAGGTAGAGCCGGTGATGACGACCTTGCCGCTGCGTGCGTCCTCGCTGTCGGATGCTGCGACGGCGTTCTGGAGGATGCGTGCGATGGCTCCGTCGAAATACTTCATGGGGCCTGCAACGTCGTTGGCGCCAATCTCAGCAGCAGCACTGCCAGAAGAAGGAGCCGTGCCGGTGTACTTGCTTGCATTCTTGGCTGCGCACCAGATGGCATGGTTGATGTACTGGTTCTTGCGCTCCATCAGCAGACGGAGCATGGTAGCCTGCACCTTGGGGTCAAGCTCGCGGAACACAAGCGTGCCAGTGGGCTGGAAGGGCTTGTAGTAGTCCTCGAAGTCGCGGGGATTGAACTCGATGTAGATCATGAAGTCCTCAGGCTCCAGATAACGCTCAGCGAAGGTGTAAGTACCCAGGCTGTCAATGGAAAGACCCATGCGTGTTGCGTCCACGGTGGGGGTTGCAGCCGAGAAATTGGGCGACAGGGGAGTGGCCTTGCGATCCTGGATGATGGTTCCAAGCTGGATGGATGGCAGGGTGTACTTCTTCTGGATACCCGACTTGATATGAATGAGTCCCTCCTTGTAGGTCTCATTTTCCTGCGCGGTATAGGTGAGAAGATCCTCAAGAACCTCACCATTGTAATTGCTCGTACCGGCGCCAAAACTGAATGTAGCCATTACTTGAATAATTTAATTTGATTTTGAATGATTTTTAGCTCAACTTACGGAACTTGAAGTCCTTGCCGACGGTGTTGTCAACAACTTCCTTCACCTTCTCCTCCTCGGTCTTCATGCCTTCCTTGGCCTTGTCCTTGGCTTCAGGTGTGTTCAGCTTTCCTGAGAGGTCTTCGCGGGCTGGGATGGTGGCAAGGGTCTTCTCGGCAAGCTCGAAGTTGTTCCTGAACATCTCAATCCACGTCTCACGGTCTTCCTTGCCGATCTTGCACACGTCAATGGCGGCATCGACCTTTTCCTCGATAGACTTGTTCAAAGCCTCTGCCTCTGCGTCGCGATACTTCTGAAGCTCGTCCTTGGCAGACTTGAGGTCGTTTGTCAGATTCTCAACCGATTTCTTGGCTCCGGTAAGCTCGATGCTAACCTTGTCGAAATCGGCCTTCACGGTCTTCAGCTCGTCCCTTGCCTCCAGAAGCTCCTTGGCTGAAGCCTTGGCCTCAGATTCGGCCTTCATGAGTTGGGCGAGACGGGCAGAAACCTTCTCTTCGGTGATTTCACCCTCAGCCATTCCGACCTGAGCGGCAAAAACCTTGATGTCCTTTTCTGTCATTTTCTCTTTTTTTGGTTCAACAATATGATTTTCGGATTTGTTCCAGATTTCGCTTTCGGATTCCATCACGAGTGAAATGGCCTTCACGTTCCTCACGCCCTCAACGGCTGCGGCAACCCTCTGCCTGACAACCTCAGGGGTCTCGATGATGTGAAGCTGGTCGATGAAACCCTTCTCAATGGCTTGCTGGGCGGTCATCCACGTACCGTCAACACCCTCCTTTCCGTCCATGATGTCCTTGACTTCCTCCTCAGACATCCCGAAACGCTTCTGGTAGATGATGCTGATTTGGTTCTTGAAGGCTTCAATGGCGGCCTTCGAGTTCTCGTCTGCCGCACCCATCTCCATGAATGGATTGTGGATCATCAGCAGGGCGTAGTCCTTCATGAACATCTCCTTTCCTGCTGCCCAGATGATGGAACCCATCGAGGCGGCAATGCCGTCGTTGATGGTATGTGTCGGATACTTGCTGTTCTGGATGGCTGCAAACACGCTCATGCCGTCAACGACCCTGCCGCCACCTGAATTGATGTGGATCCTGATGATTGAGGGCATGACGTAGTTTTCAAGGTAGTGGAACTCCCAGAGGAAATCCTCGCAGTTCCAGCTCTCGACATCACAGTAGAAGCATATGTCGGCTGGCATACCCTGTTCATAGGCTCCCTTGATGTACTTAAATTCTTTTTGTGCCATTTTGGTGTTTTTCCCTATAATAGTAAAAAATTTTTACATGTATTTCTGCAAGGTCTTGACGGCAAAGGGCTTTCGGGGCTATTCGCCGCCATCCGCATCCGTGTTCTCGACACCGCCCATGACATACTCGGATGCAGCGTCAAGTTCCCTCGGATGGTCTTCGTAGGTATGGCCTTCGGGATTCATCGTCTCAGGATCAGTCTGGTCTGAATGGTTGGCAAACGGCGGGAATACGATATGCACGTTACGCTTGTTGCGCTCCACCCATACGTTAGATTCCTCCACCCACAAGTCCCATGAGATACCCCATGGCTGCAGGCTATCGTCAAAGCTCTCGTACTTATAGTAATAATTAAGGAGGCAATGCTTGGTGAGCGCTTCATATTCCAGGCGGTGAAGCTCCATTTCCTGCTTGATGCGCTCCATGACATAGTGCCCTTCAGTCTCGGTGTCGAAATTGTCATGCACGTTCAGGCGGTTAAGGACATACCTTACCCTGAGGTCTGCGCGTATCTCGCTCTGGCGGTTGGTCTCCTTCAGCCAGCGCGCGTCAATGATGTGGTAGAAAACGGCTGGGAAACCGATGCCGTCCTCAAGGTTCGCGCCCTTCCTCACAATCCTCTCAAACTGTCCGTCATCATGCTGGACGGTCTTGAATATAAGTGGACTTTCGGGGTTTCCGTATTCCCACCTGATGTTTGAGAGGATTTCCCTGACAGCCCTGAGAGCGGCTATGATGCCCGTTGTCGGAACCTGTATCTGGGTCACATGCTCCTCGATGGCCGGGGTCTCTACGGCCCCCTCAATCTTACCTGTTGTCTTATCTACTTTCATTGCGCTACCTATTTTTTGATGTTAAATGGAAGATCACCCTTCATGCCAAAGCCTCCAGTCTCGGTAAACACTGACCTGAGAAGGTATTTGTCTATCCGCTCTTCACTCCATTCATCTATGAACCTGTGGTGTCCCATGAACGGCCTTGCAGGGATGGCTTTCACTCTTCCATTGCCAGCGGGTCTTCCAGTCTGCATGATTCCGGCATAGTTGAATCCCTTGTGAATCGGTGAGTTGGCAAATTCCCTGGGGTCGGTATATACCCTGCGCATCGTCCTTGTGGGCGTATTGTATCCAAGGCTGTCGTTTATCTTGATCGACCTTCTCAGCGTGCCGAAGTTGGTCAGGATTTTCTCTGAAGCTCCCTCAGTGAAACTTGGAAACTTATTCATCATCCACTTTCTCTTCCTTACCGTTGCATCCGCCAATTTTGCCCAGCGGTCATGGAATCCCTGATAATTCTTGTCAAAGCGCTCCTGAAAGACATCCCTCGCCTTCCTGCTGAGGTCAACTGTGAAGTTGAGGCTCGCAAGCCTAACGTATTCTGGAAGGTTCGCTATCTGGGTCGCCATCTGGTCGAAGGTGATCTCAAAGGTCTTCTTCTTTCCCTTCGTGAGATTGAAGATGAACGCGGAGCTTTTCTTAGGTGTTGCCATACCACTCCTTCTTTATGTTGTCAACCATTTCCTGAAGCATATCCTTGTCGGATGACTTGATGGTGAAGTACGGATGCTTCTCCCCGAATATCCTCCCGCACTTCGCAACGCTCTCGCTGAAGATGCCGTCTATCTGCTTCGGCTTCTCAGGAGCCTTGCCGACAACCTGCTTCACGTTCAGCTTATTGTAGTATTCATCGTCGCCAATGATGAGGAAGCAGCGGCAGCCCCACTCAATAGGCGGTATCATCCATTCGGGGAAATCATCCCTCCTTGCAGAATATCCCTGAAGCGCAAAGTGCCACGGCCTCACGCGGTCATCGTTCTGAGTCCAGTAGGTTATGAGCTGGTTGGCTCCCCAGTGAATCCAGCTCCATGCAACGGTCATGGCATATTCTATGTCGGAGTTCTCAACGGCTGCATACCGCTTGTTGTAGGTCTCGCAAAGGTCATAGTATTCAGCCATCTCGTCAGGGTCGTTCCAGTCTATGTCGTTGAAGTCCACACCGTCCACGGCATCGGCCTTCCTATAGAGCTGGTATTCCTCCGCTACGGAAAAGGCTATGATATTGTCAACGGCGGCCACAAGCCTGTCACGCTTCTCAATATCCTCCTTCGTCAGCGTATTGTCCTCGGTATTCCTCAGCAGCAGCTTGACTTCTTCTGGAACCATCCTGAAAGCCCTTGCAGCATACTTGATACCGTGATAGGCCCTCTTTGCAGCCAAAGCCTGAAGCGCTGCAATGCGTTTCTTCTCATCGCCCATCACCTTCAGCAAGGCAATAAAAAGGGCAAGGAGCTCGGCATAGTCGGCATCGTTCTCCTCCTTGCTGTTCTTGTTCAAGGCATCGTATATCTTAGAGATACAGGAGCCTATCCCTGCATCCCTCTTAGAAAATTTATCCTGTCCTCTACCTCCTCGGTTTCCTCGGTGTTCTTGTTGTTGTCCTTGTTGGAAGTGGATTTCTTGACACCCCTCGGATGGCCATATCGCCTCATGTATTCCTCGTCGCTCATGATATGGTGGTCGTTTTCGCTCTCACCTTCAGCAAGCCCAGCCGTCCCGGTCTCTCCGAGCATGCCCTCCATGTCATTGAACTGCTCGCCGACCATGACACCGAACTCATCCTCGATCATGTCAGCGTCAACCCTGTACTTGTTGGTCAGCACGTCATAGAGCTTGATCTTGTTCTCGTCCGACATCTCGACACGCTTGCGATACTTGAACCATACGTCATCGGCTATGATGTCCCAGTATTTCAGGACTGGGATGACCTTCTCGTTCATGTAGTTCTCAATGACACGGCGGTATTTCTTCAGCCTTGCACGGAAAATGTCCTCATGCGCCTTGGTGGAGCCGACGTAGGACTGGGTTGCACCGGCCATCGACTCGGAACCGAGGATGAGGTTTGAAATCTCGGAGTTGGCATGGGCCTTCAGCTTGTCGTATATTTGCTCAGAGTTGGAGGTGACGAACGTCTTCACGTCAACCTCATCCTCCTTTCCCGTGACAAGCACCTTCTTCTGGGCTGCATTGGCAATGGAGCCTGCCAGCCTCTTGCGGCTCGCCTCGTCCTCGGCATTCGTCTTTCCGTGGATGATGGGCTGGCCGTAGGTGTGGGCGAAGTTAACCCAGTTGGCAATGGTGAACTTCTTGGCGAGCACGAGCGGGGTGGTGGCCGAGAAAAGGCCGAGGCCGCCGGTGTCAATCAGCACGTAGTTCTTGTTGAATCGCTTATCGTCAATGTTGTAGCCAGGATCCCACTCATGTTCCCTGAGAACCACGCGGTGCTGGCCGGGGAGAACGTTCCTCCTCTCAATCAGGTTCACCTCCTTCAGCCTTCCGGTCTCAGGGTCGATGTCCTGCTTGATCTCAATGAGGGTGTAGCCGTAGAACACGGCATACATGATACCCGTGATGATCTTCTCGAACTGGGTTCCCTGTATCTTCGCCGTCTCGTCATCGTCCATCTTCCACTTGCCGCCCTCGCTCCTCCTGGCAAGCATGTACTGTTCGCCTATGAGGTACGAGGAAAGGGTCTCGATGGTTCCGAGAAGGTGGGCGTCCTGAAGGATGCAGGAATCATAGAGGTCTATCAGCCTTCCCCTGTCATCAAGGACATAGCCGTCCTCCGACTGGTTCACGATGCTCTTGTAGCGGTTGTGCCTGATGAGCTCCTGCACATAGTCGTTGATTGTCTTCTTGACTTCGTTGTAGTAAGACACTATCGGATGGGTGGCAAAGAAATCGCCAGTCGATATGTTGTCGGTTCTCTTTCTCATGTCGATAAATTTTTAAAGGTAATAGACAAAAATCGACCTTTCTATTTCCTGTAGGAAGCGCTGGGAAACAAGCCAGACTATTTTCCTGTTTCCGATTTTTCCTCTCAAATTAACATATTTTATAGGCTTTCCAAAAATTTCCTGTTTCCAACTATTCTATTATAGGGCGTTTTAAACTTTAAAATTATGAGATATTCGATTTTCAGATTCAAGTTTTCCTATACGGGCGAGAAGGAAAACGGCGATCTTACAAAGAAGAAACTGGAGTTGCTTGCCCAATGTGCAAACTACACGGACGCTGAGAAACTTGTGAACTCAATCATCGAGAAGCGAGAGTTCTCAAGGTACGACGAATGCGATTACGAGATTATCAAGACAAAGATAGTCCTCGGAAACATCCTCCTGAACGACTCCGTGGCAGAGGAAGAGAACATCACCTGCGGACTCTCAGAGTCTTTCTTCGACGATGAGCAGGCCGGGTTCTTCCTTATCAAAGTGAAGATATTCGGTGGCGAGGATGAGAAGGATTCGACCGAGGAATACCTTGTCCCTGCATCCACGAGTGCTGCCGCTGACAGATACCTGAAGGACTACATGAACAAGAAGTACAAAATGACCTCAGACAGTTTCAAGGTGGTCAGCAACAAGCTCGACAATGCCGATTCGCTCTTCATGCTGCCTGAAGTCGTTGAGGCTAAACGGAGACCGCTATGAACTGGAAGCTGAACGACCTGAAGAAAGACGTGACGTTCACCGAATCCGCGCTGCTGGACTTCCCGCAACTGCATTTCGGTGAGGTTCCAGACGGTACGATGGTGTTTGATGCCACCGAGTATTGCGAGACCTTTGAACTTTCATTCTCGTTTGAGACGTTCCAGAAGTTCAACAAGATCTATGTGTCACGGCTGATTGAGAGCGGGATGGTAGAACCCGGAACCTTGTGGTATCTGACACCAAGCAGGCACCTGCTCATGAACCAGTACCTCGCATTCATATTCCTCATGTTCGCAGACCCAAGCGGGTTCCTCCACATGATGCAGATCTTCTCGGACGCGATGACCGACGGGGTGGCCTACAGCGACCACCATGTAATGTCACTCACAGTATCAAGGGTGCCCACCGAATTCCTCAAGGAACTTATCAAACAGCGAGATGAATGATGGGTGACTTCACGGCAAAGAAGATAGCGGCCTTCGACGGAAACCTGAAGCTTGTGGCAATATTTAACTCCATATCGACGGCTGCTGAAATACTCAACGTCACCCCGCAAGTGCTGAGAAGGGCGTGTAAGGGTGAGGTCGTGGCTGTCAGGAAGCTGTACGTCAGGAGCATCCCCGACGAAATCATCATAGACTTCGATGACATCGGGGTTCTCAGGCTGATAGACTTTGACGAGGTGCTGGGAAACGACTATCCGATCTACCTCACGTCCAAGATGAAGCCGAAGCAGATAATCCCTGAAAGCCAATACACCAACAGGTTCAACTATGTCAAATCAAACAATTATAAGGAATGGAAAAAATCAAGATTAAAGTAATTAACTGCTCTGCAAACCCATTGCCGGAGTATGCAACGCCAGGAAGCGCAGGAATGGACTTGCGTGCCAACCTGAAGGAAGATGTCCTTCTCAAGCCGGGTGGCCGCGCACTTATTCCAACTGGGATAAGAATCCAGCTTCCTGAAGGCTACGAGGCTCAGGTAAGATCAAGAAGCGGACTGGCCATCAAGTTCGGTGTTGCCGTACTGAATGGAGTCGGCACGATTGACGCGGACTATAGGAGTGATGTGGGTGTTATCCTCATTAACCACGGATTTGAGGATTTCATCATCAGGAACGGTGACAGGATCGCCCAGTTGGTCGTGGCAAGATGTGAGACCGTTGAATGGGTTCCGGTTGACGAGCTTGAAGAGACCGAGAGGGGAGAGGGCGGTTTCGGACACAGCGGTACGAAATAGCTTGCTCCCAGACTATCGTGACAGGTGTTGTCTTGACGGCAGCACCTTTTTAATTTTTTTCGCGTACCTCTCTATAAACCAACCGAATACAACCGCTTAACAACAATTAACAACAATAAAAGCGCAATCGCTTGCTTTTGTCTCGGGCAATGCTTAATTTTGCCGCCGTAACAAAGCAAAAGTGAAACAAAAATGAGCAAGAAAAATTCAATTACAACAGCGGACTATTTGTCCTACGAAGAGTTTCAGAGACTACTCGACTGCCTGGAGAAAGACGGAAAGTACAAGCAATGCGCATATTGCCTGCTCTCCTTCTGCCTCGCGCTGCGTATCTCAGACGTACTTAACATCAGATGGATGGACGTCTTGGACAGGGACAGCGTGATCATCACGGAAAAGAAGACCAAGAAGACAAGGAGCATCCCCATCAGCAAGAGCGTGTCTGAAAGGCTGGCAAACCTGTATGAGCTTGCCGGATATCCCATACGCGACAAGTGCATCCTCTACTCACCGATTACGGGAAGCTCCGTCTCAAGGCAGTACATCAACAGGCTCTGCAAGCAGTGGAAGGAAAAATACTCGCTGAAGATAGGAAACTTCTCCTCGCACACCTTCAGGAAGACCTTCGGGCGGTACGTCTATGACAAGATGGGCAGAACCGACGAGGCCCTGATAAGGCTGAACTATATCTTCCACCACTCAAGCATCAAGATCACACAGGTATATATCGGCCTGAGGAAGCAGGAGACGGACGAGATATTCAACTCCATCAGCGCATGAAGCGGACGCTGACCATCACGTATATAGTCTGCGAGAAATGCGGGAAGCGCATACCAGACCTATACTTCAGCAGGTCATCCAAGGTGCATAGGAAAATGCTCAAGGAATGCCTGTGCTGGGAATGCGCCTTCTGGTCTGGAATCGTCAGGAAGAAAAGGAAGTACGACGTGATTGGCGGCAAGTGCTACCTCCTGCTGCCCGAACAGGGTAGGATGAAAAGGCCGGCAATGCTCGGGATGGACGGAAAGAAGTTCTGCATCATGAGAAAGGACTTCACGGCCGTCAGCACAAACGACGCATGGCTCATAGGAACGGTGCCTGAGAATTTCCGCGAAGAACTGCCTGACACCGCCTGGATCATAACGCCAAGGGCCTACAGGATACTTCGCAAGAGGGGTGGCATCTGCAAGAACCGCTACTGCATGGACAGGTATCATTGCCTGTTCTACAAGTGGTGGGACGAGGATGAGGCCGAAATCATCTCAAGGATTCCGAAGGACTGGAGGACGGGCGACGAGATGTGTCCGTCATTCCTGAACTTCGGAACGGAGATAAGGGATTTCTGGGACTATCTCAAGGAGGTGGATTTCGGAAAGGACAGGAAATTAAAACAAAGAATCATAAACAACTCAAAATCAAAGAGAAAATGAAAGAGACCCAATCAAAGAAAAAGGAACAGGAAAGAATGGAATCTGCCATCAAGAAGGTCATTGACATCTTCGGTGACGAATACGCCTACTCAGCCGTCGCAATCCACAAGAAGAGCGGCATAGTGTCCGTCCTCGACAGCTGCAACAAGGGTGATTACAAGGACATGAACTATATCGGCGGGGCATATTCGGAGATATTGAACCTTTGCATTGAGAATGACGAGAACGAAAATCCGGCTATCAGGCTGTTCAACGTCTTCATGGATATCGTCTTTGAGCAGGCCAAGAAAAGCGAAGGCGTAAGGCTCGGGCTGATCAGCGAGCTTGAGAAGCTGGGAAGGAAGGCCGTTGAAATAAACATAAACCAAAAAGCAAACTGACATGAAGTACAAAGCCTATTCCGTAAACGACTTCTACCTGATGCTGCACAGGACGAGGGATATAAGCGGGAACCCGTACATGCTGTTCACGGCCTATCTCATATCGTCTCTCTCGGATATCCTCTTTGCAGAAGATGACGATGAGACGGGGAAACAGAAGCCGGATGACCTGTTCGGGATGACCGTTCCGGCGCACATGCTGAAACTGATGCTGAGGGAATGCCTCTCAGACTTTCGCGAGGCTGCCGAGAGTGAGAGCGCGGTGGAGATATTCGGAAAGCCGTATTCCATAAGGAAGGCTGGCAGCATCGACTATGCGAAGCTTGCCGACACCATCAAGACCGTACAGGACGGTGACGTGACGATAACGAAGGAACTCTTCAACAACGTGACTGAGGAGGAACCCGAAGACATAAAGCTGACGTTCCAGGACAACAGGCGCTATTCAGATGCCATCATGAAGCTGGCAGACGGAACCAAGGACGGCTGGGATCTGCTGACCGATGTGGAGGTGCTGGTATATTGCTGGATGAAGTACTGTCAGAAGCACACCCTTGAAGACGGCAAGGAGGAACGATACTTCAGGGAATTTGCAAGGATATACAAGGATTATTTCTATATATCAGAGAAGAGGCTGCTTTCATGCCTTCAGGGTAGGAAGCAATGGCCGATAACCCAGTATTCATTCTCCGCTGAGAAGATAAGGAAGCTGAACGGGGAGCTTGGACAGGCTTCCGTCATAGACAAACAGCCGTGAGGCTGCCTTTGGTTTCATTTTTTGCTGTTTGGGACTGGTCAATCGCCAGTCCCTTTTTCATACCCCTTCACAAGCTCGGCAAGCCTCTTCTGGAAATCCATCGCGCTTGACAATGAAAGGAAGTAGTTCCCGTTGCGATACCTGAGATCCTGCGTCTTGGTGTGTCTCTCGATGGCAGCTGACACGCCGAAGTTCTCATTGATATACCAGAACTTCTCACCGTTGCCGACCCTCGACACGGCTTTCCTCAGTTCCCTCGACGCTGCATCATACCTCAGGCCGTTTGCAAGGAGCACGCGGTCTATGAGCCGTATCTCCCTGGGGCTGGCATTCTTGAAGTCGATGCTGAAGACAGGATACTCCGCATCAAGGTTCAGCCTGTCACCGTCAACCTCCACAAGCATCCTGACCGTACTGTTCACGTAGCCCCCTATGATTCCACACTTGCCGTCATAGGAAACCCTCGTGAAAGCCGGGACGAGCGTGATGGGAACGACGGCTGACATGGAAACCCTGAAGCTGTAGCCGAACTCCCTCAGCTGGCTCACGAAGGATTCAACCACATCATCGTCAACAGGCTCCAAGGGATCCAGCACGATCTTCTCAGCCACCACGATATGACCCTCACCCAGCCTGAAGGCGGAAAGATACCGGCTTGAAACCCTGTCAGAGAGAATGCCGACGTATTCTCCCATCCTGACCACGTCGCCATCCGCAAGCCCCTCCCTCATCCAGACCTCGAAAGCCTGAAGGGTTTCCTTGCCCTTCGGCCTCATGGCCCTTCTGGGAAGCTTTCCGAAACGCCCCTTGAACATTTCCCTGATAGCCTCCCAGTCATCGTCGCAGTAAGCCCTGAGTGCCAGATGCCTCGCGACCTGTTCCATTGTCTTTTCCATAATTATTTCCTTTACCCCTGCAAAAATAAGAAAAATTTCCACTTGCGGCAAGATTTTATTCTATTAATTAAAGAATTTTTTAAGTATTTGTTATGGACGTAATTCAGAAGAAGACAATCAACGAACTGGAAAACGAAATCGTAATGCCGGTTGCGGATATCGCATACACGATAAGGAGCAGCAAGGTGTTTACCGGTGACGTGACCCCGATCCCGAACGTGCTGATCGAGTATTTTGACAAGATGGAGCTGAAGGCTTTCTCAGTAATCTTCAGGCACCAGCGCAAACACGGCAGCTGCATCGTAAGGCAAAGGGTGATGGCTGAATACCTCGGATGCTCTGAAGTCCTCGTACACCATACGATAGGAAGGCTGGAGAGCATGGGCATCGTAGTCAAGAGGAAGATGTACAACAACAAGAAGAGGATCGAGAAGGTCATCGACTTCAAGTCGGTACAGGCCCTCAACGATTTCCTGGACGGCAAGAAGCCAGGGGCTGCAGCGGCCCTGAGGAAGATGATGGGCGACAGGAACGTCAATGACATCCCAAAGGACGTCAGGAAGAAGATGGAGACTATCTACAGCTGGCACGACGACCCTGCAGAGGATGAGGAATACACATTTGCACACAAACTTAGCGACAACGGAATATGAAACCTGGAACGAAGATTCATTTTGAGTACAACGACCTTGCAGCCGGATACAGGGCTGTGAGCCTGAACGCCCCGCTTGATCATTTCAAGCAGAAGGTGAGGGTCGGTGAGGACGGCAAGCCACGGATATACATCGAGGAGATGACCGTCAAGGATTGCAGGAAGATAGACGGATGCGTGTATTTCGCCGCCGGGAGGCTGACGGATTCCGAGATGGTGGAGCTGATAGAGCTGTTCCAGAAGGTTTACCGCGAAAAAGACGGCTGGAAGCTCAAGGGTTTCAACAACCCGCTGCAAAAGTGACGCTCACATTTTTCTATTATATGCAAAAAGATTGAAAGATGACCAAGGAAGAGATAACTGAACTGATTGGCAAGGTCAAGAAGCTGGCCTTGATAGCGGACGAGCTGGAGAGCCTTGTTGACAACTATGTGTCGCTTGAGAAGAAAGGCTCGTACCTGAGCATCAGCAGCACGGCAATGACATTCGAAGAGTTCCTGCACCCAGACTGGATGCACAGGCCCTCTTGGTGCGGCACGTTCGACTTCCCTCACAGGAGGCCGCCTATGCCCGAGGTGAGGAACGAGGCCATTGGAACCGACATCAAGGGTGACGTGGCTGAGATCCTGCTGAGGAAGGTTCAGGAAGGTCTCGCTTCCGTGGCCGACATCGTAGCCGTCGAAAGCACAGACGGAGAGGCCGGGGCTTCAGACGGCGAGGATCCTGAGGGCACAATCCCATGATTTACCATATATATATCAAAACCGAAAGGCGGGGGCTTCACAGTCCTCGCCTTTCATTATTAACCTAATTTTTAACCAATGAAAAATATCTATTAACTCTTTATGAAAAAACTACTTGTCATATAATAGAAAAAACATGGTCGGATACAAACGAAATCGGCTGGAATTTTTCTAATATTCTTTGAGGCTGGTTAGTTCAACCGAACAGAACAATGCTCTCCTAAAGCGTAGATAAGGGTTTGAGTCCCTTACTGGCCACTTATCGCCGACCAATTTTTTCTTTTACCATGTTTTCTTGGCTGGGGTTCTCCGAAAGGGTGCCCTGGCTTTTTATATGGAAAAACGGAGGCATCTTCACAGACACCTCCGCAAAAAACAAATGAAATATGATAAAAAATAAATGATCGTAAATGAAAAAGCGTGGCGTCCTGACTTCACAGCCTGAGCCGCCACGATTGAAATTTCAAAATCTTAAAATCCAATAACTATTACACATATTCCTAAATCTATAGCTGACATATAATAGTCATCCGACTGCCTGGATGTTGACGGATCCACCGACTTTTTCCAAAATGAAACCGCCACGGCTTCACAGTCATGGCGGTTTCTCGGATTTAAAATTATAAAATGCAATTAAAATGCTGTTACAATGTCTAAAGAAAGCGCCCAACATTAAAATGAAATGCTGGGCACGGTGCGTAATTCTCAAAACATAAAAAATGTTGGAACACTTCATAATAGAAAAATTTTCAAAATAAAATGCCAAAAATCAAATATTTGTTTCCAATATTTACTATTATAGGGTGCGTAATTCAATTTTTGAACTTTGCAGTAAATTAATTAATAATTCAAAAACTTTAAAAAATGGCTAAAAACAACATTGAAGAAGCGGTAAAATACCGCAACTGGCTTATCAATCAAAAGGATTCTTTCATTCAGCTATCCATTATGACAGTATTTTTGGACAGCAGACAGCTTGCGTTTTATACACTCATCAATTATTCAAGGTATAAGGAAGAACGCTGCTACCTCAAGTATGATGACATCATGAATAAGCTTAGAATCAGCAGGGCAACCATAAGCAAGACGTTAAAATCATTGCGTAATATGGGGATTATACACAGACATATCGAAGAAGGCAGTGGCAACTACTATTACACAATATCAGTATCCGCAGAAAACACGATAGTTAAGATAACCGACATGTTCTACTGGATACCTGTATGGAAAATCAGGGACGCGCTTGCCGGAATAAATCTTGGAACTGCCAGCATTGATTACCTGAAAGAAATTATCATACAGTCAATTCCTGAAGCAAGCTGTGAAATTCCCGATAGTGATTGTGATGATGAGTAACTGGATGTTGTTCTAAATATTTTGAAAGATATTTAAGGCAAAAGTTACCCTTTTATTTGTTGGAACATGGAAGATCAGATATTAAAAAAAGACGCCAAGGAAGCGAAAAGGTTTCGTGAATGGCACTATGGGAAAGATGGTGTGGCAAAACCATATTGCTATACCATACCTATTCTGATGGATTTTCTGGGAATTGAAAGCTTTGCGATATATTTGTATATCACCAGATTTGTTCAAATGAACGGATGGAGCTATGTTAAATACGACGCGATTTCCAAAAGACTTCATATTGGCAAAACAACGATCAATAAAATATTGATAAGTCTGAGAAGCATGGGAATACTGATTAGGCATTTCAAAGGTGGCGGAAACAATTTTTACTATACCGTATCAACTGATGCGGTTGACATGATAGTCATGACAATTAATAGGTTTGGCAATATCGAGCCAGACAGATTGAAGAAAGAGCTGGAAGGAGTTAACCTGAACGCTGTTGATTTTGAATATGTCGAAAGGTTGATCAAGAAAAATATTCCAGAAGCGAGATGTGGTAATGCAAGTATTTCCGACGATGAGCAAGATAATTTTGCATGACCATTGTCCTCCTGAGTACAATACCATTGTCCTCCTGAGTACAATACTACGCCGACCATTGTCCTCAGGAGTACAACGATAACATATATTGATATTATTTAATATTGAAATATTATTTTTAAAATTGATAGTCGCTCGCGCGTGCGCGCTCGCCCGCTCATGAGTTAAGTGAAGGTTAAGTATTGAACGTTATGCTTACTCCCAGGTTTACTTCCAGTATATTTATTTTCTGAGAGTAGATAAGGTTAAGTTAAGGAAAGGTTATGTAAAGGTAAGGTAAGGTTATGTAAGGTCATATAGGTTGACTTCCAGCAATTAATATTTTTATGATTTATAGCTGAGATATTATTGTTAGGTTAACTCTCAGGAATTATTTTTTGTTTATGACCGTTCTTTAAATTTTAGAGAATGCTTTTTATATTTTGCTGATCGTTGATAAATTGTTATGTTTATTGCCGATTATGGCAATCTCAGATTTAATTTTGTGATTTTGTTTTTTTTGGAATGGTCTTGGAATGGTTTTGGAACGTTCTGGGAATTGTTTGGGAAAGATATGGGAAGATCACCAGCCTTTTTGTTATCTCTGAAATTTTTCGTCTGGAGCGTTTGAAGTTATTCAGGAGGTGTAGTTGATGGCTGGAGGTGTGAAAGGGGCTGAGAGGAAAGAAAATCTGGTGTCTGATTGAAGTTTTGTGGATGGAGTGGGTGGCAAGACCTCGAAATTTTCGTTCTGAGCGGCTTTTTTATGATGGGTGGATAAGTTGTCCACCAGATATATTTGAAGCCAGCACGCGCAAGATTTCGCGGCAATTTGGCGATGTTAAGAATATTTTTTACAAATTGATTTTGGATTTGAAATTCAGATCCCCAGAATTTTTGGGATTTTCTGGAGTGGGTTTTATAGGATCAGGAAGTAAGATTTTTTGGTGGTTTTGGTGATTATGGAGGTTAGAAATCGGACAATTTTCAAAGCTGGAACATCTGTTGTATTTATACTATAATATTATTAATCGGCCGTTTCATTTTGGGGCTGGGAAAAGCACGTTAAGTTAAAATTTTTCAAATTCAAAAATGGCAAAAATTTGTGTGTTGGGTTTTCAGTGCAACCGACACCCTCCCCCTTATTTTTCGGTACTTTCCGGGCCTCTCTCTGGAAAATAGTTTCACTATTGTAGAAAGTGAACCTATTATGCTTATATATAAGGTACGCGAGTGTGGGGGTATCTCCGCTCGGTGTGGTGGTGGTAAAAAAGTATTACATGAGTGCTCAGTTATAAAAATTTTGCTCCCTTTTAGGTGCTTGATTTTCAGGGCTTTTGTGTGCAAAATTGTTCCATTTCTAACATATCAAAAACTTTAACCATTTTTGCTTTTTTCATCCAGTTTCACTTTTGTACTAAACTTTTTCTTTTTACCTTATGTAATATTACACAATACAATTAAAAATTTGCTTTTCCTAACTATTTGAAAATCAGTAAATTACAAAATAATTAAAAAATATCTCCCTTTTTTGTTACACTCTATATAAATATAATGTATCATCGTATTGCAACCACAAAAAGGTTGTGTGCTCTTTGATTTCATTACATTTGTTTTAGGTGATTTGAAAAAATCAGCAAATAAGCGTTACAAATTTAGGCGCTATTTAAAAGCGGTAAATATCGGGTGATTGCCTAAAGTTTATTTGTTATCGGTTTAATTTTGGAATATTCCTACAAAGGTAAACGATTTGTATTTTGTAAGTGATTAAGTGGTAAACGTTTTCAAAATTAGGCGCAAAGTTTTAGCGTTACAAGTTTATTTAATAATGTGTCGCTCTCCCTTTGGTTTTATCTAAAGACTACCTTTGGAAAGGGGAAAGGTTAACCATCTTTTTTGGTTTTAGTCCATCTGAAACTACAAGGGGAAATAAAAAAGCACTTGAAAAATGTTTGTATTAGGTTTAAATGTACCGAACAAGCCGATTTTTGGGGGTGATAGCCAAATAAGCCCTGATAAACAAAGTATCAAGTGAAAAAGCTATTTAAGAGCAAAGGAAAAGAGAGTGATACAAATAATAAATAATTGCTTAAGATTTATGCAAAAGGGCAAAAAGCTTTTTGTGGTTAGAAAGCTTTCCGGACGTATAAAATAAACGTGGAAAACCCAAACGATAGTGGAAATAAAACAAATGTAATTTTGGTGGTAAGTGCTTTTTGAGGCAATAATGATACATTTTAATGTATCTCCCTTTTTGGGCTTTTAGCCTACAAAGAAAAAGGTTTTTAATTGGTTGGATACCTACAAATAACACCAACAAATATTAAATCATATGCAAAATGATTTGGTATTTGTGGCAAACGAAAATCAGTTTAAAGCGTTTTTCTTTGTGTATAGTGATAGGGTAACACCTATACGAGTGTAGCGCGTTTAATAGGCGCGTTTCTTAATTAAGTATCGTATTTGTTTGGCTTGCAACCAAACAACAAAATATGATATTTAAAGCAGATAACAAATATATCTACAAAAAGGGAAAGCATACCAAAAAACGAAATGAACTTGCAATTATATGCTATCTTTATAGTTTGGTTGCAAGTTCACAAGTTATTCACTTTCCATATATCGTTTATATATGGTTTTTGTGTGGTTGCCAAATTGTTGTGCGCTATTTGATTTATTAATTAGATAGCCCCTTAAAAAGATAGTTACCGGATAGAGCTATAAAAAGTATTTGTTACTTTTTTCTATCAAATGAAAACGCAAACGAAAACTCAAATTTTCCTTTTCAAAAATATATCTTTGCAAAGTGTTTGCTTTATGCGAGCACTTTGCAAACGATATATTTTGATATTTTTCCTTTTCATTTTTCCTTTGCAAATTTTAAAGTTCAAATCTTTTTCACTCACTTTGTAGTTAAAAATATTATTCACTTTTAAAATTTACGATTATGAAAAAGAATGCAAAAAATCAGAGTGTTAAGAATGTGGTTTCTCACTACGAGTCTATGAACCTTGACGGTGCGCACATGGCAGCGCGTGACTTGCACAAGAAGAGCAGCACCTTCAATCAGGTGCGCAAATCAATGTGCGGCGAGTCTCACGAACTGGTGCGCGTCGGTAAGGACAAGGACAATAAGTACGTGTACATGGAAATCGGTGCGTTCCTGCAACAGATGGGTGTACCCGTCGGCAATGCTGGCGCGGTGACGGTTGCAGCACTCAAGGGTGCGTGGAATCCTCTTCTCATGGAAGACGGACGGCTACGGGTTTGTAAGAATGTGAGACAGTACGTAACCATTGGCAAGAACAAGGTGCGTAAGGCTCTGTTCACGAAGAATGAAGACGGAGAATACATTCCGCTGAATAGGTGGATGCCTGCGAAAGTTGGGGATAACAGTTGGCGCGTACAGACGTTTGCGGACGGCATATCACAGTCACACTTCATCGAGGAGACGCAGGCGCGCATCGCCAAGTCGGAGGCTGAGTTCAAGTCGGCTGACAAGTACGTCTATGACGATATAACGGAGGAGTATGTGGCAGTGACGGTGAAGTAACGCACGCGGACGGAGCATGACACCGAGCGGAAACGTGGCGGTGGCGGGGCCTGGTCGGTGGCTCCCCATGCACTATCAATCAATCTTACAGTCAGATGCGTATAGTTGCAACGTTGGGGGATTACTTTACCCCCGAACAGTTGGCGTCCGTGAAGAACCAGGTTCTCGCGGAGCAGAAGGCGGGCAAGAAGCCCCTGAGTGATGATATCGTCGCGCGTAACAGGGCGGCGGTGGTGCGTAATGCGAGGAAGAATGCGGAGGCGAGGTTTCGCAGGGTGTCAATCGAGGCGGCATTGCTGTACTTCGAGGGCGGCATGGGCATGGAGCGGACTACCAGCGAGATATTCCATGCTGGCATGGGAGAGAGGACGCGCAAGTGCAAGCTGAAGCCGAAGGACAGGGGTACTTGCAGGGGCGTTTCATGCGCGAGGAGCAAGGGCTGGCGGATAGAGAGATGCGAGGCGAGGTACAATGAGCTGACGCGGATTGCCAAATCGAGGCAGGATGCAGTTGACGCACAGTATCGGGAGCGTGTGATCGCGCGGGAGCATGGCTGGAGGTAGGCTGATTCAATAGCGATACAGAGGTGAGGTCTCTGGGATAGAACTGACCGAAAGAACCTTATCTGACAATGGCGAATAGAGGTAGCCGTCAGGTGGAGCGCATATCTTCACGCCCTACGGCATCGGGCGGAGAGTAGGTGCCGGCTGATTCAATTCAATTTCGGGCTGCATGGAGTCAATCTGTGCAGCCTTTTGTCTAACAATCAAAATCTTACAATCGTGAAAGCAAAACAGTTTAAGAGAGCAGCCATTATCGCTATGGCAGCCATCGCAAGTGTTACAGTAGAGCAAATGTCTGATGCAGCCAAAATCGCTATGGCTGACATGGAGGCGGAGTATGGTAGCGAGAATATTGCAGAGCTATGAAACAGAAAAATTTCAGCCTCAGCGTTTACGCAAAGGCAAACATGGTGAACAATGGCAAGGCGTTTGCAATCGTACAGACGCCAGACTATAACGGAGGCCATTATTTCAGAATCGAGAAGGACTTAAAGTCTGATTTGGGAGATTTCGAATACTATGCGTGGGTTGGCACGCCTCAGCAATTTGCAGAACAATGCCCCGTATTTTTAGCGCACGCTGAGCCTCTGCATGAGGAACCCGTGGACTATTGGCAGACATTTTGCGGAGTAGAGGCGGTTTTTAAAAGCTAACAAGAACCTGAAACATAAAATCGAGACGGCATGAAACAGTTAATTACAATCACAGTTGCGTTGCTGCTGGGTTACTATCTCGGCAGCCACGAAATCTATATGGCGGCAGACGTTTCAGCAGACGGAACGGAGTCGGCATTCTATCCTCACGCATACAGCATCAGGGAGAGCTTATCCTTTGAGCGGCAGTATGCAAATGCTCTCATGGAGGGGTTGCACAGATTCTACTCAAACGATGACAATGATTTGTGGTTTGACGTATTTATGCAGACTCCAGAATATCACAAAATCGATTCTCTCAACGGAGGCGATTGGGAGGATTTTTACCACTATGAAACAGACATACTGAGCTATGAGACGTATTGAACTTACTGTGATAGCACTCTTCGCTCTGACGGAGGTGCTGATATTCACGGACGGAGTAGCCGCTGCAATTATGAGCCTTTGCTCATTTATAGCGACTTGCGTAATGCTGGGCGTCATGCTTCAGCGTTGGGATAAAAGACATTAAGCGAAACACTCCATTGCCGAGGGTGTATAAACTGACGGCAGCGAGATAATTCAATTTTTACAAACAATCAAAAATTTTAAAGACTATGGCACAGACCAAGAACGGCAAGCAGACCGTATCTGCATCAGAGATTATTAACGCAGCATTCAAGAATGCTAAGTCAGAAACCGAGATTTCAGCTATCAAGGCCAAGCTGCAAAGCTTCATCGCAGAGACCGCCAAGAAGAACAGGGACGCGCTGAAGAAGTCCGCTCCCAAGAAGGCTGCCAAGAACGCCAAGGAGAAGAAGAGCGTGAAGGTGTCCAAGGAGGAGTACATTCTCAAGAAGAGAGAGGAGGCTGCATCCAAGGTGCTGAAAGTGAAGGGTGTGGAGGTTCCTCAGCTTGACGCCAAGACCGACGCGAAGAAGGTGGCTAAGTTAGGCATCCGATTCGTTGACTACTCAGACAAGGCTTTCCTTGTGTTCAGCGACACAACCGTAGGCATCGGCAAGAACGAGGCTGGCGAGAACGTGGAGGTAGGCGCAACGATGCTGCTCCATAAGGAGTTGGCTCAGTTGGGCGGAGGCTATAAAAACTGGGCGAAAGCCTGGTTGTTCAGCAAGGCCAACGCAGAGAAGCAGGTTAAGGCTCTCTTCGGTAAGGGTATCACCCCCATGACCAAGGCTGAGTACGAGAAGGCAAAGAGCGCATAGCGCACGGATCGCCACATTGCAGGGGAGGCTTCTTTGAGGCTTCCCCTTTTTCATAACATCAAAATCTTACGGATATGGCAAACTTAATAAAGCAGTTCACCGAGCTTCTGACTGAGGGTTCGGTGGTAATCGAGAGCAGCAACCTCAAGGGCTTCCACAAATGCGCGGCAGCCCATAACGTGAAGTATGAAATCGGCCCTCACGTGGCTGGAAAGTCGGTTTTAATAACAATCTAAAATCTTACGGATATGGCACGAAACAGAATCAAGGTCATCAACGTGGATGGCCGTCAGGCGGTTGTAACGACATGCGTGGGAGGTCTCTTCCGCGACAACGCAAAGGGAGTCAAGGTCATCAGTTCGGATGGCATCAACGGACGGAGCAAGAGCCGTCTGGAAGCTCTCAGGAGAAAGGGCGAACAGATTAAGGCCGCCCGTGAGAGAAAGCAGAGGTACAACGCCTTTAGCGCTGCCTATGAGGAGCGTAAATGGGCCGAGAAGTTTGCCAAAATCTAATCGGAGGAGCTATGAGAAATACTATCAGGCAACGCAGGAAGCGCTCATTGCGCGAGTTCTGCTGTGAGTGGAATGCAGACTTGGACGCCGTGTTGAGCGGAATCTCGCTTGACCATTGCATCGACGAGGGTTATGAAAACGACATTTAAGCCCAAACTGCTGCTTAAACGTAGCGGTGAATTGTATGCTGACGGTGAGTATATCGGCAGCGTTGAGGAAAAGAGGACGCTTTTCGGACTTTACAAGGCGAGCCTCTTCATGAACGGATGCTTCAGGACTCTCAAGGCTGACACCAAGAAGAATCTGAGGCGTATGATTGAGCATACGTTAAACGCAAAATTCCTAATATGACAAGAGACAATCTGATACTGTTCTTCACCAAGGTCGTGAAGCAGTACGGCACGCCTGGTGCCATGACCGATTTCGAGAAGTATGACCGGGACTGTATCAAGGATATGGTCTTTCAGGGGTTCAATTTCATATTCGTCCAGTATCATCATGGCTCTACCGTGGTGGTTGCTGACGCGACGCACTACTTCAACCAGATTTGCAAGAAGGAGGCCGTCCGCTACACATTGGCACGCAGCATCGAGGACTACCATCTTTCAGGCCGTCCGATTTCGAAAGCCATGAGATATTATTTCGTGGACGTCAGGAACGGGCTGAAGGTGACGGAATGCAGCCGTGACGAGGCGAACGAGATTTACCGCAATGCCGTGATGAAGGCCATAACGGACTATAGGCTCATATATCCCGGCATGTGGCCCACCAAGAAAGACCTGAAGATGCGGCTCCAGTTCAACTGCACGTTCTCGTATCTCAGGGAGCAGCTTTCATGGGCTGAGAAGCATGGCGACAAGAGCCTGCTGAACGTCTTCCACCGTCTGAAGAAGTACGTGAAGTTTGGCAAGAAGGACGTCATCAGGATTTCGAAGGGCGACCATGACCGAGCGTTCTGGGTGGAGACGCCATCCTACGTGGGGCAGATCTGCTACCACGGCTACAAGGGGGAGGCTGACCGCTCGTTCTCGCATAGGCTTGAGCCGAATAAGGACGAAGCCTGGTCTCTGCATACTTAAAAAATGAGAGAAAATATTAATGAGCCTTAAAAAAATCGAGGCTCGTTAAAAATTAAACTATTACATCACATGGAAAAAGAAAAAATCAAATCCCTTGAGGCCATGCACAAAGACCTCAGAGGCAACGAAATCGGCTGTCTTGAGGAGGCAATGAAAGAGCTTGGCAAGGATTATACGTTCCCTGAGGGCGAGGAGCCTTGGGTTGTCGGATATTACGGTGACGAGCCTGCAGACCTGAAGATTCTCAGGATTATCGGCTGTGAGTTCATGTCGTTCGAAATTGAAACGGACGCCGGTAACAAGGGCAGGGTAGAGGTGGCAGACATCATGACCGGACAGTTCAGCACCATCATCGAGCGCCTTCCGGTGTTCGAAAAGCCCGCTGAGGATGAGAATTCTACGTGTTTTTTATAACAAGATAAGACTATGGCAAAGAAATCAAAGACGGCTGAAATCAACGTTGACGGCCAGAAGAGAATCAAGAATGATGACGGCAGGGAACTGACCGTTCAGGAGAAGAAGCTTCTCGACTATCTCAATGCGGAGGCCGAGAAGGATGCTCAGGTTGCAGAAGACCTGAAGCGTGACGACAAGTCTTTCAAGGACTGCATGGAGTATGTTTCCAAGCGGGCCTGGAAGGAGATGGAGAATGCGAATATGCGCATCCAGACCTCACAGGGCAGGGGCGGTTTCTTCGATGATGCACAGGTTGTAGGCTGGGCACTCCACTACTATCATGAGGACAAGGCGAGTCTCGACAAGGAGTTCAAGAAGGAGGTTTCAAGACCGAAGGCTCCTGCACAGAAGGCCAAGAAAGCCGAGACGATCAAGGTGGACGATACGGAGATACTTTTCGACCTGTTCTGATTATGGAGGTATATCGCGGTTACGACTTCAGGAAATACCCCGACAACTGGGGCAGTCCCGGAAACTGGGTATGGGTGAGCAATTCCCCTTTCTATGCGGACAACTATGCACGCCACGTAAAGGGGAAGATGGTTGAGTTCGACCTTGACGTGAGGAAGCTGAAGCCATGTGAAGACCGTGGTAATCTGAATCGCGAACAGGTTGAGCAGAAAAGGGCAGAGGGCTACAACTGCTTCATACGCAGCTTTGGCTACAACCCACTTGGGGAAAGGGAGAAGGGCTATTGCATCTTCGACTTTTCGCTGTTGGAAAATGAAAGAATCAGTATAGATTACAGTACACTATGAAACCAAAGACAAAGGCTCAGAAGCAGGTCAGCCTCCTGTTTCCGCAGCTTCCAGACAATACAATCGAGCAGTTTATGACCGCTCAGTACGATTGTTTCAAGCACAGGGCGATTCGCTATCGTGGAACTTGCACTTGTTCTGAGTGTGGTAAGCGGTGGCAGAACGCAACTGATGCGGAAGAGACAGTCTGCCCTCATTGCGGTGCCAAGCTGAAGATAGAGGCTGAGAACAAATATACGTTTACAGAGAGGGCTTTCTATCAGATAGCTATGGTATTTCACGGCTGGCAGGTTGTCAGAATCTATTATATCGAGAAAGTTTGCAGGATGAAGAGCTTCAACTGTTGGATGCATGAAATCGGACAGATATGGTTCAAGGGTAATTCTGAAGTATGGGTAGCAAGCGGAAAGAGACCGTTTTCCTACTATTCGTATTGCCCCTATCTGTTGGACGGCAATTTTTCTATTAAGCCTGTGGACAGGAGGTCGTATAGCATCAATATCGGCAGAATCGGAAAGGACGGTATTTGGATTGACTCTCTCATTCATCCGCTTGATTACTGTTACAATCATAATCCTGAGAAATTCAAGAGGAACTACGTGGATGATATGTATCTTCTGATGCGGAAGGACAAACTTGCCGAGACACTGTTTAAGAGAGACGATTCTTCCTTTGACTGCTACATAAAGCATCGTGAAAGAATCAACGGAAACGTATCTGATGCATTCCGAATCGCTCTCAGACATAACTATGATGTCGGAGAGGATAATTTCTCTTCATGGATTGACATGGTGCGCTGGCTTGTTGAGCTTGGAAAGGACATACACAATCCTTTCTATGTATGCCCTAAAGATTTTAACAAGGCACATAATTACTGGCACAGGGTGATCGTGAAGAAACGCGAGACTGAGGGGGAGAAGATACGGCTGCAGGAAAACCTCAAGCATAACGGGGAATATATCAAGCAACGCAAGAAGTTCTTCCCACTCGTTATCACCAACGGAGAGATAACCATCAAGGTTCTCAGGGATATTGCGGATTTCTATTGGGAATACAAGAAAATGAATCACTGTGTATATACCTGTGGCTATTGGGATATGAAGAGACATCCTAACAGCCTCATACTCTCAGCAAGGCTTTGCGGTAACTCTCTCTCCTGGCCTCATAGCAAGAGCATAGAGACGATTGAGGTTGACCTGAGAAACTTTGAGATTGTGCAGTCGAGAGGCTTTGACAACTACGATTCAAAGTATCACGAGCAGATTGTCAAGCTGGTGAAAGACAATATGCAGGTGATCCGTGACTATGCAAGCGGAAAGTATGAGAAGAAGAAACTCGCAGTAGCCGTATGATTAACGCAACTGATAAGACAACCGAGGAGATACTGCTTGAATTCAAGAGGGTTGCAAGCGGTGTCTCTGTAAATATAGAGAACCCTCAGAAATTATTAACAACAATCAAAAGATGAACTATGAAGAAATCAATGAGAAAGGCCGACGCAAAGTTGGCAGAAGCACGAAAGTACGTTGCATCGTACAAGTCGAAACCAACACCGGCACCGAATCCGATGCCAGTAGTAGAACCCGTCAAGGTCGAGACCAAGCCGAAGGGCATCAAGGTAGAAAGTTCCGAAATTAAGAAACTGGAGAAGGGGTATTTCTTCGTCGTGTTGACTTATGGCGGCAAGCGTCATGAGATTCAGAAACGTTTCAAGTCAACGACCAAGGCGCAGGAATGGATTTCTAATCACGAATACATCGAATTATAGGAACTATGAGAAATTATTAACAACAATCAAAAAACAAAACAAAAATGGCAACGATTGATTTCAATGACCTTATGGGATTCAATCCCACAGTAGAGACAGCACCTGTAGTAATTGCTCAGCCCCAAGTGCTTGAGAAGACAGTGGGTATCAACAGCGCTCAGTTCCTCGATTTCAAGGAGAACAAGACCCAGAGCCTCACACTCGATATGCTGATGCGTACCCATGAGGAGGTTGATAAGGATGAGGAGGCCATGAACGGCATCCGCCACTACGTCCTCATCAATAAGATTATCGACATGAGCCGCGAGATGGGGTATGACACCTCCGTAAAGGATCTGTTCGCTGCCGCATCGGGTGGTTCCCAGTATCCGGGCGTCTCAATCAGCAAGCCGCTGGAGGCCAAGTATGGTGAGCGTGCCGTGGAGGCCCATACACTTCGCCGCGTCTTCTGCGTGATTGACTTGGAGGGGCACAACCTCAGCAATGCGGAGATGACGACCTCCATCGCCATATCATATACGCAGCGTGGCATTCAGGTTGGTATCGGGCCGAACGTCCGCATGTGCCACAATCAATGTATGCTCTCAGCCCAGCACTATGCAGCCACCTTCTCAGACCGTGGCCGCAAGGGAATGACTGAGCGGCATGAGGTTAAGGAGCTGCTTGAGATTGTCCGTGGATGGCTGTTCGACGCAAGAAACATCTTCGTCAACGAATCGGCGAAGATTGAGAAGATGAAGGCAATCACGGTTCCGGCCATGCAGATGAATGCGCTCGTAGGAATGCTCATGGCAACCCGAGTGGCCTGTGACTCAGGAATCGAGCGAATCCGCAAGACTGAGACCTATCCTCTCTCGCAGACCCAGATAAACAAGTTCACCGAGGATATGCTGGTGTGCTACCATGACCGCCAGAAGGTGACGCTCTGGGATATCTATAACTGCTGCACGGAGATGTACAAGGCTGACCTCATGGAGATTCCGAACGTCATGCCTCAGAACATCGCGCTCAGCAGTTTCCTCAACAGTGTGTATCATTTCGCTGACTAAGATATGGAAGACAAGATCCTGAAGATGTTCTTCGAGCATGAGAGATGGCGGCAGGCTCTGGAGAAGGCGGTTGACAAGGACATCAACCGTGCCGACCTCTGCCAGCTCACGGATACCGACGTGAGAATCAGGATGTATGGGAGAATCAAGGAGGGGCGTTACAAGATTGCCCCTCCCCATACGGCCAGGATTCCCAAGGACAACGGTGATTTCAGGGTGGTGTATATCAACGAGCCGGTTGACCGCGTGCTGCTCAGCATAGCGAACGACCTGCTGTTTGAGCTGACCCCTGAGATGGTTCACGACAGCTGCAAGGCTTATCGCAAGGGTATCGGATGCGGCATGGTGGTTCAGGAGCTGAGCCGCTACGCCTCAAGCTCTGACCATGAGGTGATAGGCTGGAAGTCAGACCTCAGCAAGTATTTCGACTCCGTTCCCATCCGCTTCATCGACCAGGCATTCGACATGGTGGAGGAGAAGCACGGACACTCAGCCCTGATAGATGTTCTCAGGGACTACTATCACAGCGACCTGTACTTTGATACCGACGGAGAGCTGAAGCGTTCCTACCAATCGCTGAAGCAGGGCTGCTCGGTGGCCTCATGGCTTGCCGACGTGGTTCTCTATCATGTTGACGAGAAGCTTTCCCGGATGGCCGACGTTTACTACCGATACTCTGACGATATGGTGTGCTTCGGAGAGAATCATCTGGAGTGCAAGCAGTTCCTTGAGCGGGAGCTTGAGAGGATGGAGATGAAGCTAAACCCCAGGAAAGTCGAGTTCATCCGTCGCGACAGCTGGTTCAAGTTCCTCGGCTTCAGCATCAAGGGTAGCAGTATCACGATGGCTGCATCAAGGCTGAAGACCTTCCAGAACGAGATTGAGAAGCGGACTATCAAACACCGTCAGATTCGCACGTTCGACAAGAAGGGCTGGACGCTGAAGCGGGCCATGAACGCAGTCAACCGATATCTCTACAAGGGTGACGGCCAGCATTCATGGGCAACTCAGATCCTCCCCATCGTCAATGTAAAGAGAGATGTTGACGAGATGAACAATTTCGTGATGGACTGTCTCAGGGCGGTCTATACTGGCAAGAAGAATGTCGGAGGTCTCGGATATACGAGGCTGAATGCTGAAGGGTGCGTGCTCCGTGGAAAGGGACGCAACGTGAAGGCAAACCGCCTGAAGCTTCCTGAGATTGAGGACTACCTTACGATTGGCTGTATGCAGAACGCCATGAAGACACGCAGGGCGGTCTATAACACGCTGGTCTCAGGGCTTTGACGAAAAGGCCAATCGCATGGCAGGTACGGATAGAAGCATTCATTTAGTTTACAGTATCTAACCAGATGCCGGTTCCCGTTTCACCTCAGTGACTACTCAGGTTCACTATGAGCCGGCATCTGGTATCTCCTGTACACATCTGACTTTTATAGCATTGCGACGAGATGCACGATGTCCGTATATGAAAACGCACGATAATGGGTGCAGCTGGAGGCAGTATTCATTTCTTAGGCGACATGAAGGCCCACCTGGGAAGGACTTCCCAGCTTTACCATCAAAGATGGACAGACTGAGGAAGCCTCCAAGGATGGCCCTTCAGTAAGCCTCCGAGAAATCTGAAGAATAGAGCAACGTGCCGTTGCCTTGGGCTTGCACCATGAGCTAATACCCTTTGCAGGGTCTCTCTCGAACTGGCCGCTTCATTCAGTATCCCGCTTTCGATACTGGGACAGAGACCGGCCTCCTCAGAATTAACACTCTGAAGAAGTCCAGATTCTGGCCCAGTTCACAGCTGGAGACATCTTACGATTAAAGCAATGCAACATGGCGGCAGATTCGTACCACGGTGGCATGGCCGTCCGATGAGTAAGGAATGTGAGGTTCAAATCTCCGGTTGTACGTGTCTCAGGATCCTCCCACTGGGTATCCCCAGGGATGATCCTGAGCAGAAACCGGACATTATCTGGCTATTAAATTTACATGACAGACATTCACTGCAAATCATTTAAAAAGAAAAATATGGAAAAAGTGGACAATATCTTCGAGGAAAGCCTCAGGAAAGTTTCCGAAGGGGCTAAGTTCAACGTCAACCTGAAGGCACGGAGCCTGAAGGTGGATGGCAAGTACGTGATAGAGAATGGCGCGTTCAGCGGTGTCCTCGGTGTTCCTGAATACACCGACAAGGATGAGATGCTGCTCGATGTGTGTAATTTCTATGAACTCTACAAGCATTCCAGACCCTCCGAGCGCAACGATGCACGCCAGCACCGATATTTCAATGCACTCAGGGAGAGCGAGCTGGATGATAATGACATGAAGTTTGGCGAGCAGCGTGAATATGCACAGGCAAGGCTTGAGATATTCGTGCTCTGCCTCATCCTCAACGGCAGCTTCACTTGGGATGACAGTTGGGGCAAGTGGTTCTGGCAATCCCAGGACGACAAGGATCTGGTAATCTTAAAGAAGTGGATAGTATGACATACGAGAATTTTGAGCTGGAGGGGCGTTCCCTCGGTGTTAAGGTTGGCTGTGGCAAACTGATTGTCACGATTGATGAAATGACGTTCAACTTTGCCTATGACAGTAAGAAGAATAATGGATGGCACGTTTTCATGGCTGCTGAGGATGCAATCGAGGAGCTTATGGAACACCATCAGGAACTTAGGAAGCCTTCAGAGATTGCTTCCTTCCTTCACAATGCAATCGGGGTCGTTTCTTACCCTGGCATTTCCGACTGGAGCGAGTTAGACAATTAATATTAATCCCAAAAACAAAAAGCAGAATGGAAACAGTAAAGACAAATTGCCCTAACTGTGGGGCTGAAATCGAAATCACAGTCAATGCAGTCAAGGAAAAGAAGAACCGGACGATCAAGTTCGGCAACGGTGAGAAGGTGAACGCTGAGAAGAGAATCGAGGCTCTGAAGGCCGCAGGCATCAACACCGAGGATTTCTTCACCATCACCAACAGCAAGGGTGAGGGAGTGCTGATGAAGTGGGATGGCGGTATCCCCGTGGCCGTCCAGTCCGATGAGGTCATTAAGGCTATTAAGGAGAAGGGCGTGATTCCTGAGCGTCGCCTGTTCCGCAGATGGGTTACTGGCCAGATGTTCGAGGCCCTTTCATGTAAGTCGTACTCAGGCAAGATCCTGGGCTTCAACGAATGGCTGAAGTGGCATCCCTATGAATATCAGTGGAAGACGCTGGTTGAGGAGCTTCGCATCCAGGCCAAGCTCTACAAGACCGACAAGGAGAACTTCTACAAGCGCCATCGCTGGATCAACGGGAACACCCTCATCGCTGCCTCCAAGCACTACATGACGTTGCTGAAGGAGGTCATCGAGAGCCGTCAGGTCAGGAAGTGCAAGGGGCGTGAATACAAGCGCATCGGCGGCGACCTCTATTTCTGCGACGAGATTGAGGCCAAGATTCTCAAGCCGCTCCGTGATATCCTCGGCAAGATGAACGAGCACGACGATCCCCAGGTCATCTACTACCTTGCCGATGCCTTCAACCAGGCAAGGGTTCACCTCGGATGGGGCATGAAGAAATGCCCTGAATGGATTGACGCCTTCAAGGGTGCCGGTGCATACTACACGATGGAGAACCTGATTCTTTTCGGTGGATGCTTATGGCATGGCGAGGGCAATGGCAAGATATACGACCAGAAGTGGTCTATGAAAATCATCGACAACAAGGCCGATGCCTATTGTAACGGTGAAGGCTGGAGGATGTTCGCTGCCATGAAGAAGCTCCTTGAGGACAACAAGATTGACATCGAGGAGCGTCGCAAGCAGTGGGCGGAGGCCAAGAAGCTGAGACAAATCCTGAAATAATCCGTTTGGCCGATGCCAGTGCAGGCTTGTCATGCCGGTGGCCTTTATTCAATCACGGATCTACAATCTGTCATCATCTCAGATTATCATTTTGAGATGATGACAGCCAGGATCCTCTGATATCTGGATATTATAGAAATGCACCGCGACCTGTTGGCATGACGTTTAATGGAGACGTGACAATGAAAAGACTTGTGAATATGTTCGGAAGGGACGGCATCACGATGGTAAGGCGTTCCGCAGAGCTCAGGAAGCTGAGCGACTACGTTTATTGCATGGTGAGGAAGCACAAGGGAGGCGACCGGCATTTCCTTGTGATAGAGAACGACGGTGAGTACTATGCCGTGATGCAGGTCTCCCCCGAAGATATAAGCGAGGAGATGACGCTCGACTGGTTCATACACCTTATGGTATCATGGACGGTGGAGCAGAGATACTTCGACAGGATACAGCTCAGGCTCCTGAAGGGCTTCGGCAGTATCCTCTACAACGCAGCCCTGAAGTCCAACAGGGCATACGAGGAAAAGTTGACTGAAAAATACCTGAAAGAAGATGGCAAGGAGAAAGATAACGAAGGCAATGTATGAAAAGTATCTGGATGAGATCGGACTTGCGCTTTCACCCGATGAGTTCATCATCGGAGGGAAGCAGCGGACTGGACGCTACGGATACCTTCTTAGGAAGTACAATTCCATTGCATTCGAGGTTGGATTCAATGAATGGGCGAACAACTTCAGGTTCTGATTTGAGATATGGTAAACGAGACTAAGTTCTATGAACGGATATGTACATGCCGTGGCAACAAGCTGAAAATGTACGCAAGTGAGAACGAAACCAAGGTGTATAACAAATTCAAATTCAAAAAGGCAGGCTGAATGACAAAAATCGAACAATGCTATTTTAATGCTGTGGCTGCCCTGATCGTGGGCGCCTTCTGGTCTTACATGCTCTGGCTGGTGAGGGAGCCGTTCCTCGCAGCCATACTCTCTGTGATTGATTTCGTATTCGTGCTTCCCATCAACCTGATGGTGAACTATGAGCACAAGTTCTGGCTGACCGACCATGTGGACGCGGTCTATTGGGTGCTGTTCGTTATATTCTACGGCATGTGCATCCTTTGTGCGGTCTGCGAGATTGGTGCTGCCTTATATATGGAGAAGCCGAAGCGATAGGCTAAGAATACAATAACGGGGGAGTCAGTACGGCTCCCCGCTTCACAATCAAATCTACATTTTATGGCAAACAGTTTGATAAAGAGGCTGGTGTCCAAGGACAAAGACCTCAGGATTAACATCTACCGCATGGAATACGCTGAGAATCCGCGTATCATGACGGATGAGCCGCTTCATTGCAGGGACTGGGATCGTGCATATTCCATCATGGTCGATAATGAGTGTAACAATAGAAGCGAGGGTATGTACGATGTCCTGAAATCCATTATCAAGGAATATGGAAACAGTAAGGCGATAGTCGATACACTTGTATGGAACGGCAAGCACATGGATGACGGGAAGAGCAAGTGTGACGATGCGCTTGTCTATGATAAATCTGAGAGATGCTGGAACCTCATTAGCAGGATGTTTCATTATAACAGAGAGACCGGCAGCAATGAAATGGGGTGGTACATCAACAACCATTATTACTGTAGGAAAGATGGGATTGACTTCTATGCTCTGGTTGAGGATGTTTGCAGTGAGAGCATTGAGTATTTTATGGAGAAATGCCTTACAGACAAGGTGAAGGTTGCGTTCTATGACTTCCACTATTATGGCGAGCTCAGCTTCAGCAGCGACTTCAATTCCAATTCCGACGGCATTGCATGGATTGAGAAGGATGAGTTCCTCAAGTACAGTGGCCTTACCGAAAAGGACTGGAAGGAAAAGGATTTCTTCGAACTGGAAAGATGGCTTGTCGATGCGCTCAAGGCTTGGGGCGAAGGTAATGTTTACGGATTCGTCACGGAGAATGGCATAAGGAGCGTCATCAACAAGAAATACCTTAATGTTGACCGTCAGGAAGAGACATATGAGAAGGTTGAGTGGGAAGAGGCTGATTCATGCTGGTGCTACTACGACCTTGACTATTGCATCGAGGATGCTTGTGGAGAGGCTGGTGTCAAGAAAGAGGATTTAACCGAGGAAGCGGCATGAAGACATACAGTATAGTGGTTGACGATTTCGCCTTGGGTCTGATCCAGACGGCCCTTGGCGAGATGGCATGGAACGGCAGGAACGTTCCGGCTGGCAAGAACTACAGGGAACTATACAAGAACATCAAGGAACAAGTAAGAAAACAATAAGGCTATGGTGACAGTAAACAAGACAACCTACAAAATTGACGGATGCGAAGAGAAATGCTTTGAAGTATCTGATGGATATACAATGGTTCGAATCGCAAAGATGTACCATTATATCGGAAAGGATTCGCTTGCCGTAACGGAGTTTCTTGACGGTGAGTATAATTCTTCTGATGAATTGATTGGTGATTTTGACTCTCTTACCGAGGACGATGCAAAGCGTATCGCCCAGAAATATAGTGTTTATCTGGAGAAATAACTAAAAACATTGATTATGAAAGACAACGAAAGATTAATCATAAACAAATTCAATGCAGCTCCATTTACCCTCTGCAACGTAGCCGACGCTGACAAGGAAATCGGGAGGGCAAGGGAATATTATCAAAGGGATGTTGAGATATATGAGCACAATCTGGTTTACTATCCCAGCATGACCGACCATTGGAATGAAATGCTTGAAAAGACAAGGAACATCCTGAAGGCTGGCTTTGAGGCCGTGACATTTGAGGAATACAAGAAACGCCAGCGTGAAAGATGGCTCAGCAAGGAGGCTAAGGAAATAACCGCTAAGGAATATGACTATGCCCTCAACGTATTGCCGCCAAAGCATTATGTGAGGAACGAGAGGTATCACATGTTCTTCATCGGTGAATGCACCACAATGTCCTTCTTCGGACAGTATCTCTATGACAAGCAGACAGGTAAATACTGGACTGCCCTGACGGATATCCTCGACGAATCTACGTGGATTGACAAGTTACTCGGACTTTAAGCAAATACGGATATGTTAAAGGCAAACGAATATAGAATAATTGACTGCTGCTCTGAGGTTCGCAGGATGTATGAGTTCAACGGCACTACGCCACGAGGTGAGCGTGTGGTGGTGGAAGTAACTGACTGCTATCCTTACAGCGATAAGGGATGGGGCAAGAACGGATTGCCTACTCTTTGGTACAAGGCGGGTTATACAAAGGAGGTGTTGCCGAATTACATCGGTGTGAATACCTATGTGTATGAGCCTGACGGGTCGTGCTTCGGTATGTATAATCCTCAGACGTGTGAGACATGGAACGGAAAGCGCCATGTGATTAACTTCGACTGGATGCTGACCGTCTCAGACGAGAACCGTGACCGTTTGCTGGCTGAGATAGTACGCCGTGCAAACGATGGGACTCCTACGCCTATGGAGGCCATTACGGAGAAGGTCAAGCAAGATTTCATGGCTGACCATAAGGCTTTTATATGGCAATGGGATGAACCGAAGATGCGTTCACTCTACACACGCCATGAGCTTATCCGGCACCTGCTGCTTTCCTGCGAGGTTTACTACGACAAGAATCAGCTGTATGCCGGAGATTTCTATACCAGGCTTCATTTTATATATTCAGACGTAACTGAGGAAGAGGTGCTGAAGGTGTATGACCGCTATAAAGATATTGTTACTGAAATTTACGGATAAAGATTATGGAATATAAATTTTTGACAAAGAAAGTGTTAGAGCGGATGGCAAAATATCCGCTTTATTCTCAGGATGGCAAGGGGGCTGATGCAATCGTTACCGCAAAGTTCTTCTATCCTGCCGGTGCTTGGACATGGTATGTGTTGGAGTATGATACTGATGGCAAAGATACGTGCTTTGGTATCGTGATTAACGGCCATGGAGAGGGTGAATACGGCTATTTCTCACTGAAAGAGCTGCAGAGCATCCATGGCCTATTCGGACTTGGTGTTGAGCGTGATATGTATTTCAAGCCTATCAAGGTCGGTGACATAGACAGTAGCTATGTGAAGGATTTTGTAAAAAGAGTGTGTGCTTAATAAAACATCAGCTATGAAGAAATATGCGGTAAGTTTGGACATAACGGTATCTAAGACGATATACGTTGATGCAAGAGATGAGAATGAGGCTAAGAGTATTGCACTGAAACAATATGACAGCGATCCCTACGGCTATGCCAGAAACCCTGATGCTTGTGTATCAAGAGAAGTTACTGACGTTTACGAAGATAACGACTAAAGAACTGAGTATGTATTTAGAGACAACCTGTGTAAACACCAGCATCGACCAATGGAACAGGCTGATGAAAGGTGCAAGGAAATGTTCATATAAAAGGCTGGTGTCTCGAATTAAGAAAGAGATTCCAGAACTTTACAGGAACCTGAGTCTTGACATCTACAATCCCTGGGAAGATAGTTGCAGACAGACAAAGACGCACTATATTCTCGTACATTCAGCAATAGAGTATTTCATTAACAAGGGAAACTGATTATGGAAAAGTATTTGAAAAGGCTGTGCAAAGCTATTCTCGAAGGTAGGTTTAACGACGAGAATTATCGCCAGAGAAGAAGTTGGCACGGCAAAGACATTATGACTGAGCCGTTGTTTTGTTCTTACGGCAAAATTGGTTTTTCAGTTTTAGTCTATGAAAACTACAACCAATTTTGCACCGTAAAATGGGATGGCGACTTGAAAGAGTTGGACATTGATGACACCCCGTGGAAAGACTACATCAACGAACTCTATCTTGAAGACTTCGACATCACATCACATGGCAACGGAGAACTTGAGTGCTATACCGATGCTGGCGAAGACATGATTATCTCGCTTGACAAGGTACGGAAAAAGAATCTGCAAGAGTACATTGACAACTTCGACATCAACGAGAATGTTCTTTCGTGGTGGCAAAACGGACAGCCAGGCAATGGTGTACCGTTCGATAACGTGAAAGAGCACTACGAAGACTACGAAGCCTTTCTTGAAAAGTTGCAGAAAGCATGTGACAAGATGCCGTACTGACCTCTTTTACTTCTCAAGAGACTGTTTGGAGCTTGACCACTTTCTATGATATATTATATATATAATAAGGTGTAATTATCCCCTCTCAGATTCAATCAAAATTCTATTATATCAAAATTCAAACCTATACAGCTATGACAGAATTAGAAAAAGACAAGGCAATCTATGATGAGATGCTGAAGATTGCAAGGGAGATATTCCAGAATGCAGCCAGCAAGGACGAGGTTCTCCGTAAGGAGCTGGCCAAGAACGGTGGTTCGGTATCACTCACTGAAATCAACAAGCACAACTCATGGTTTTACAAAGCTATAGACAATGAGACGCCGTTCCCTCACACTTTTGGAGAGGCAATGAATGTTGGGATAGAGAACCTTGAGCATATCCGCAAGGTTTCAGTCGGAGGCTTCAAGTGCTGCTTCCCTCCGATGGATGTCTTCCACCTCCTTGCATTCTGGAAGAAAGAGGCAAAGGTGAAGGGCGATGTGCTGTTCAAGTATGAGACTGAGGCTGGGAACAAGCGCAAGTTCATCACCGAGGTCAAGGTTCCCTCAAAGGTGTTCGCAGGTTCTGAGAACCTTGTGGAGTGTACAGTTGAACATGAGCTGCGTCCTACCATGGCACATATCTATGCAGAGTTCAACATGACAGCCGGAACGTCCGTCTTTGCCGCAAGCTCAGGCACGATGCTTGGCGTGGTGAGCGACAGCCCCTCAAGGATATGCGAGAAACCCCAGACCACCGACGAGATATATACCGGCCTGATCAGGAAGGCGGACTGGAAGCGTATCTGCGAATATGCGAAGAAGCATGATGAAGACATCTCCTTCAAAATCTACGAATGGGCTGAGGAGGAAAGCGAGTGTGATTATGACAATACGAGTGCGCTGGTGATTACCTATGGGGATTCCAGCTCGATAAGCGTTCCCTCTGAGGGCAAGTTCCCGAATTTCCGCTCCGTCATCTCAGGCCAAAATGAAATGGAGCACGTCACCCTCACTGACAAGGATGCAAGGGAGTTCTCCAAGTATATCTCCAAGATGAAGGGTGGGGATTGTGTTCCAGTCACGGTCTCAGCCTACAAGGGGTCTGATATCCTCTATGTAGAAACTGAGGGTACGCTTGTGAAGTATCAGCTGACAAAGCCATCCAAGACAACCGGAGGCGCAATCATTAATGTCTTGCATATCAAGAAGATGAAGCCCACGGGGTTCTGGATCGGCGAAGGCTACAATCCTTTGGTGGACACACCCCTGCTTGACTTGCTCCTGATTGCCCACTGTAATGATGGAGTGAGTCCTGCCCGGCTGAAGGATGAGCGTGAGGTCTATATCAACCCGATTGCAACTGGAGGCAAGCACATCGACTTCGCGGACTTGTGACAAACGACAATAAAATGAGAAAAACAGCAATAAAATGAAGAAAAACGATACGAACGACGCTCTCAGTTTTGAATATTCTGAGAGCGTTGACCTTGGAAAAGGAAGGCATTGCCAGGAAATCATCTTCAAGGGAAAGGAGATCGGCTATCTGGTAGAGAAGGAAAAGAACTGGCTCTCGCCGATTGAGGAATCCTATGTATTGCCTGACGTTGACTATGGACTGCAACCCGGAGGCTCCAGCCTGCTCAAAGGAAAGAAAGGCTGGATAGATTTCAGGGTGTTTGACAACTATGATGAAGCCTTCAGCTATGCCAATGAGCATTTTGAAGAGCTTGCATACCTGTTTGAATATGGAGATTACGATTAACCGAATATGAAAGCAAGGACATACTATTTTTGCAGCACCCACATGACCTTTAGCCATGATTGCCAGCTCATAACCCAGCATGAGGGTGATGACCTGAAGAAACTGGCTGAGACGTGGGCAAGGACAAACGGCTATCAGCACGTATATGTCTATGACATGAACCATAATTTTGTATGGAGCTATGATTTCTGATGTTTTTACCTGTTCCCTCCAGTAAGTTTTTCTATTATATCCCGTAACAAGACAGCATTCGGTATGGGATATTCAATAGGAGAGCTGGTCAAGGCACCAGACGGAACGGAACAGGAAGTCACGGACGTAAAGAATATCCGTGGTATTGCCTATTATCAGGTTGATGGCTGGTGGTATCGCGAAGAAGAGATTCATCCAGTCGGTGAAGTGGTTGGCGATTGACGTTTCCACATAATCTATTTTTTAATGTCGGCCCGGCTCTTTGGAAAAGGAGTCGGGTTTTTATGGTTAAAGTTTTGTTTAATTAAAAAATATCATTATATTTGCAGCATGAATAAGGACAGGAGAAAGAGGCTGATAGCCATACTGACAGCCCTGCTCGGAATGAAAGCGCTGATAATCAGCGGGAAACAGGAAGCGGCAAAGGTCAGGAGCCTTGCCGATGAGGTTGAGGCGATTGCCGACGAGGAGCAGGAAGCAGTGGATTCCCTGCCGGAAAACCTTCAATTTTCCCAGAGGGCTGATGACATGAACGACAATATCAGCGACCTGTATGATGTCTCAGGGCTTATATCCGAATATGCCGATGCGCTGGAGGATCCTGATGACGGTGTATCTGAGGAGGAATTTGATGAAAACTATGGTGAGATTGAAAGGCTGGTTGACAATGTCACCACGAGATAAAGGTAAACTTACTGTCATAGGACTGTAAGATTTTTGATTGTTGTGAGAGGCTGGTTCGTGAGAATCGGCCTCTTTTTTTCTTGCTAAATTTTATTAAAATACCGCCACTTTTCAATTGAAGGCCGGCGGTGTTTTCTATTAATGTGCGAATTTAATTTTGATAACATGGAAAAAGTTCTTGAAAAGGAAACCGAGCGTTTGCTGAAGTTCATGAGACTCTGCAAACTCTTATTTGGCGGCACGAAGGATATGCCGCAAGTGATTAACGAGCTGAAGCCTGAGAGTGAGTTCTACGAGCTTGCCAAGGGTATCGCCGACAAGGATGGCATATCATGGGATGATATGAGCGACGATGACAGCAACTACATCATCATGATCATGCTGAATGAGCTTTACCTTGCAATGGGAGAGTTCAGCAAGAACGTCACGCTGAACGTCATAGAGAGGGAAAGGAAGGATGGCGACGGTAAGTGATTCCCTGCTGAGGAGGGTTCTCAGGGAGAAAGACCTTCAGAAGCTTTCCGTAATCATGCACCTCGACCTTGCCACGCTCCAGCATTTCAACGACCTCTGCCTGCTCAACTACGACTATATCAGGGAGGTTCTTATCAAGAACGACTGGAGGAACCTTACGGGCGGGCTGTCAATGTTGGAGGATAGCAACAAAGCCTATACGTTCCCTGAGATCAAGGCTGCCATCTGCAATGAATACCGCGAGACACCTCAGTATGTCAATGCCATCATTGCGACACGTCAGAACCACATCCTTCACTTCTGCGCAAAATGCGGGGTGAGGCTTGAGCCTGGCAAGAGGAAGATGGGAATAGAGTTGTGTAACGAATGTTCCATCGGGGACATGGATATTAAGTGATAAATTTCTAATTTTAAGACATGGCGAATGAAAAGAAGATAAGGGTCTATCTCAAGTTTGGGAAGACCGACGAGAACGCCCTCTGTGCTTTCGTCACCAAGGAAGGTGGAAGCTGGAAGGGCGTGAGGAAAAATGACCCCAGAAAGAAGAAGATCGTCCTTGTGGCGAGGGAAACCTACCATCACGTCATAGAGAACGTGCTCTATCAGGCTACGCTTGTGCCAATGGTCGGAAAGGACGGCTTCGTGGCAATCAGGGTGAAGCCCGTGCAGTTCAACGCCAAGGTTTCCGTCCAGCCCGTAGGTGAGGAGTATTTCATTTCCGTCAAGTTCGGCGGCAAGGAGATCATCTACAATCCGAAGGCCAAGATTGAATCCTACAGGAACCCTGAGGCCGTGGCCGACATGATAGCGAGCAGGCCGGATATCAAGAACATCATCGAGACCGTCAATGAGTTCTGGGATGCCGTTCATGTCCAGAGCGCTTATGCCAATGGTTACAAATAGCCATGAGGGACTTGCACAACGAGGGGATAGCCGTTGATGCGGCTCATTCCACCAAGAACGGCGTCACTGAGTTTCAGGGTATAGACCTGAAGACAGGAGAGAGGATATTCTACAAGTATCTTGGAAACCAGACGATCAACATCGGTGAGTTCCTGGCTATAGTGGAAGCAGCCAAATGGATCGTTGACAACGACTATAGGCCGAGGCTCATATATTCTGACAGCCTTACCGCAATATCATGGTTCCGCAACAAGTCAACCGCAAGCAAGAAGCGTAACAAGTATCTCCAGAAAGCTGAGATATACCTGAAAGCATGCGATGACTGGATCCGCGACATAGAGGTAAGGCACTGGAACAACAGGGAATGGGGTGAGATTCCAGCCGATTTCGGAAACAAATAATATTTCCATTACATAAGCCCGTGAGGGTGTTTATCTATCCCATTTTTATTATCTATTTTACATTAAGCCCGTGAGGGTGATTACCTTTAATGTTTTAATTTTTTAAAATTGTTATTAGCCTCTAAGCGTAGGGGCAACCTGGGGATGGGATTCCCGAAGTACAAGGGAGTCCGATTGGTTAAACCACTTGTCAGTCTTTGCCACTGGCATACTGGGGTAATGGGTTCGAATCCTGTCTTCCCCGCTATGAGTTTAGTAAACCAGAATTATTAATTTTTTAAACAAAACAGTATGAAAGCAATTCAAAACCTAATCGGAAAGAAAGTTATTATCCGCTCCTATGGGGCAGGTGTATTCTTTGGCACCCTTAATGAAGCCGAGAAGTCAGAAGACAAGTGGACGGTCGAACTCCTCAACTGCCGCCGTCTCTGGCAATGGTATGGAGCATGTTCAATCACGCAGTTAGCCGTTGAAGGAACGAAAGAACCTGATAATTGCAGGTTCACTCTCACCGAGCCGTCTATCGTAGTCTCTTCCGTCATCGAAATTCACGGCTGTTCTGAAGCATCAATTCAATCAATCGAAAGCGTGAAAGAATGGAAAAAGTAGAAGAACGTTCGGAAGTCATCAACTTCCTTAAGGTTGATGAATATCCAAAAGGCCCTGGCTATGACTATGCCCCTGGCGATGGCTCTGGCGATGGCTCTGGCTATGGCCCTGGCTATGGCGATGGCTCTGGCTATGGCGATGGCTCTGGCTCTGGCTATGGCGATGGCTCTGGCGATGGCTCTGGCTATGGCGATGGCTATGGCTATGGCGATGGCTCTGGCTCTGGCTATGGCGATGGCTCTGGCGATGGCTCTGGCTCTGGCTATGGCGATGGCTCTGGCGATGGCTCTGGCTATGGCTCTGGCGATGGCTATGGCGTAGAATATTTGAACGGTCAAAAAGTTTATAGGATAGATGACGTTAACACCCTGATTGATTCCGTCCATGTCAACTACGCCCGTGGCCGCATCCTCCACGATGACCTCACCACTAGCGACTGCTTCATAGCCAAGTGCGGCAACTACTTCGCGCATGGCGACACCCTCAAGCAAGCCCTCGCCGATGCCCGTGAGAAATACGAAGAGAACGCCCCTATAGAAGAACGGATAGCGAGGTTCAACCAGCAATACCCCGACCGCGACGTCAAGGTTCCAGCCTCCGAGCTCTTCTCCTGGCACCACATCCTCACCGGTTCCTGCTTCGTGGGCCGCAGGGAGTTCTGCCGCGAGCACAATCTCGACTACGAGAACGGTTCCTACACCGTCAACGAGTTCATCTCTCTCACGCGCGACGCCTATGGCAGCGGAGTAATCCGCCAATTGGAGAGTAGCAGACCTTAGCGTCTGCCTCTCCTGTTTTATTTATTGAAAGATTATATCTTTGAAGAATTTAAGACATATGAAAAAGATTAACTGGAACAGTCCTGAAGTGCTCTCCATCCTCAGCAACAACACCATCGGCCTCAAGGAAAAGGCAGAGGCTGTAGGATGCTCCATGTGGCATCTATGCCGGAAGATGAAGGCTCTCGGAATCAAGCAAAACCTCTATTGGAAGACAGGTCTTGATAGACCTACCACAAACAGGGAGCGCAAGGCACGCTACAATGCCAAGCGCAAGGCTATCGGATGGAAGTATTTATATCAGGTCAAATAACATTCAATACAACAACTATGGCAACTGCGTATATCATCTTATCTATTCTCTACATGCTGGCCTGCATAGCTGACGGGCCTGATGTAAAGCCCAGATGGAAGAAATGGCTTGGCAAACGTCTGGAGGCAATGTCAAACAGTCTATACCCGATCCAGTATGTCAAGCGCACCTTACCTGAAATCGACAATCCGTTTTTCAAACAGCAGGTACAGGTCATCCCAGCTGATACGGAATTGATTCAGTCAAACACTATGTTAGATGTCCGAAGTTTCCTGATGCCTACCTATTATTTCAAGCATGAGATAACCGGAATACCTGAGAGTCAGGTAGAGTTCTCAAGAATGCTGAAGCATGGTATAGAAAACACTCTCATGGAAATTGGCAAGGAAACATATCGTCGTGGCCTGGTAAATCTTGAAATGAGATACGGCCATGAGCGAGTTATCCTGCATAGCGAAATGAGGATTGTAAAACCTGTTGAATCAATGTTTCCGCAACCGTATGTGTTGTTCGAGGGAAGCAAGATGGTAATATCAGACCCAGAACCATTCATAGATATGGGGCTTATAAGCGAACAGCAAATTAAACTCTAACGAATATAATCATGGAGTATGAGAAAGATAAACGTCAGTAACCCAGAAGAACTTAAACAGTTCAAGATGGAGATAACCGGCTTCATGTCAAGCTACGGTTTTCCTTACAGGCTTGATGATTTTACGGGAAGGGGTGCTAACTACACCGTGTTTTGTCCTCTTAGATGGAAATCAGCATTTTCTCCAGCAAAGTTACACAAACTATTACGAGGGGATGTTGATGCTGACGTGATAAAAGTTGAGTACATTGATTTTGTCAAAGAAGAAACAGTCAAGCCACCACGCATAGATGAATTTGAAAATTTAAATGATTTTCTGAAGGCTGCCCAAAGATACAATCGATATCAACAAAAATCAAAGGATTGTGTTTCTTGCTTTCATCCAAACATTCAATGGCAGAGAATGAAAAGGCAAGATGCAAAAGAACAATATTGTGCAGAAGTTTCTTTATTTGAGCAATACGGCTCTATTAATACTACAACTTTTGAAGAATGGTTGGAGATAAAAAACATTAAATTAGAAGATTAGTATATGAAAAAGATTATCCTATTAGCACTTGCCGCCTTGCTGATGGTGGGGTGTGATACAAGAACTGAAGAACAACGCTATAACGACTACTTACAGAAACAAAAGGAAGTAAAAAGACGGATAGAATATCAAAACAGGTGGAAAGGTTATAGTGTCATTGTTGTTGACGGCTGCGAGTATATCGTTAAAACGATTGATATTTCCAAAGGCTTTTATAGCGCTACACAATCTGGTTATCTTGCCCACAAAGGCAACTGCCGATTCTGCAAGGAGCGCAGACAAAAGGAGTTGAAAGAGTTGGTTGAACAATTAAAAGAGAAATGATATGATTTGGATAGGTGTTATATTATTTTCAATAGGCGTATTAATTAGCATTGCTGCTACTGACTGTGACCCAAGAGTTGTAGTTGGAACATTTTTAGTAGCTGTTGGAACTATAATTTTCATTTGTGAAGACTATCCTTCCGCAATGGATGTATATCAAGGAAAGACCACCCTTAAAGTAACTTATAAGGACGGTGTTCCAGTGGATAGCGTTGTGGTTTTTAAAAATAAATAATTATGACACAAGAAGATAAAGAATTACTGTTAAAAGACCTTTGTGCAAGGTTGCCGTATGGCGTGATGTTGAATATTGATTATTATGATTTACAAGGTGATGGGAAACTTAAAAATCGTGATGTAATATTATCTTATGGTAATATCGGCCATTGTTTTGGTCATACCAACTGGGTAAATGCAAAGCCTTATCTCCGTCCAATATCGAGCATGACCAAGGAAGAAGAAGATGAATGGTGTGGTCTTAATGTTGACCCATTGTTAGAAGCCGTAGGTGAACGGCACACAAGAGTCGAAGACTTAATGTTAAGAGCAAAATCTCAGTATATGCCCACCGAATGGTTCAATGCTCATCATTTTGACTATCGTGGTCTTATCCCTCTTGGACTCGCTATTGAAGTAACGAAAGAAAATAACCCTTATAAATAAATTATTATATGGCTCTCATCATTTCAAAACAGGCTATTGAGTACGAAAAGAAACTCAAACATTACAGGGACATAAGTATCGAAGCCAAGAATCTTGTGCAAGTGCTTGAAGACTTTCTGGATGGGAAAACCACCCGTTCTCAGCTTAATAAAGCCTTGAAAAGGGTTAAGTATCTAACAATAAAAGACATTTTATAGAAAGCTATGGACTACGAAAAGAAATATAAAGAGATGAAAGCTCGTGTTCTTGAAATGGGGCGAGGTTATGTAAAGGGCTTAGATTACTCTAAGCCACGACAGATAGCTGAGTATATTGACCCTGAACTCAAAGAGAGCGAGGATGAGAAGATAAGGAAATGGCTAATTGAATATTTTGATAAAATTAATGATGAAATTGATATACAAGATAGAGGAAAGATTCTTGCTTGGCTTAAGAAGCAAAACTCTAATGTAGATAATGCAAATAAAGAGTACCGAAGAGGTTACCGTGAGGGCAAACAAGAAATTCTCGATAAATACGCTGAACTTGAAAAGCAAGGTGAACAGAAACCTGCTTGGAGTGAAGAGGATGAAAATACTATCAAGGTACTTATGAATATAATAAGAAAATCTGAAATGATAGATTCTATTATATATACAGATTCACTGAAAGAAAAACTATATGATTGGCTCAAATCCCTCAAACAAAGATACACTTGGAAGCCGAGTGATGAGCAGATAACTGTCCTTGAACTTGCCAGTAAGTATGAGCGCGTGTTTACACTCAAACAAATAGATATTTTGATTGGTTTGAAAGAACAATTAAAGAAACTAAAAGGAAAAGAAGTATGAAATGCCCAGAACCAAATATAAAAAAACCTTGCTATTTCTGCTATAATGGGGAATGCTTTGCAACACATTGGTATGAGTGTTCCAAAGGGTTTAGAAAGCCCCATGAAGGAAAGAAAGGTAATAAGAATAATAGATATTGTAAGAAAGGAGAATAAGTTATGACACAAAAAGATAAAGAAAACAGAATCCACAGTTTTGCACTTGAGTTCTTAGAAAGGCAGCAGATTGTACCTAATCTTTATGCTGACCAGATAATAAGAGGGTACAAGGAGGGCTATCCAAGCAGAACAAGACCTTGAAGTGAAAAAGGTGGATTTTGATGATTTTGGTTTTTATTGGGGTGAATATGTAAGTAAGCTTAGTGGAGATATAAACAATTATGAAGTTGCTAAGTATTTTTATGAACTTGGTATTAAATCTCAAACTAAGGATATGATAGAAGCCCTCCGTACAGAGTATGAGAAAGGAAGGGCCGATGTTATTGCAAAGGCTTGTCAGTTCTTGCATGACTATCAAGAATACCCTGACCATGATATAGCGACAGATAAATTAGTTGAAGCATTTAAAATGTATATAGAATTATAGAATATGAGTAAAGTAAGACAATTCATCAAAGACTGCACAAGAGGTTGCAGCAATGAGACAACCCCTGTTGGTAGTTTCGACCATACCTACCATGAATGGCTCACCCCTGAGCAAGCACTCGCAGCCGTTGAGATTGCAAGGGAAGAGTTGATTGAGAAGGTCTGTGAGTGGCTTCATGGATTCATGGAGTGTTCCAACCTATTTGAGTATGAAGTTTCTGAATCAGAGCAGAAGGAAGTTATCAACGACTTTAAAAAAGCAATGGAGGAATAAGTTATGACACAAGAAGAAAAACAAATACTTTCAACAGATCTTTGCGCAAGGCTTATGCATAGAGTCAAGTGCTTTGTTCCAGTCGAAAATTGCACTATGGAACTTACTGGCAAGCGGCTTAATTACTTCTGCTTTCATAAGGATGCGTGGGGTATTGATTACAGTCATGAGTTTGAAATTGTTTTAGACCCATTAAATGATGCGCATAATGGATATATTATCAAACCCTATCTTCGTCCAATGTCAAGTATGACTGAGGAAGAGAAGAAAGAATATAATTCTGTCGTTTTTAAACACGAATTTTATAACGGAGATGAAGAAAATATCCTCTATTATGAAGATTTTGATTATCTAATGGATTGGCTCAATGCCCATCATTTTGATTATCGTGGACTTATTGAAAAGGGTCTTGCTATTGAAGCACCTGAAGGAATGTATGGAAAGGGGAAACAACAATGAAAGCATATACATATTTAGAACAATCCTAAAAACTCATGGACAAACCAAAAGAATTATATCTTTGTATTTTACAACATGATGATGGAACATTCAAAATGGTAGTAGGATGCTTCAATGACAAGGCAGATGCAGAACACTATGCGGATGGTAGTCCAAGAATAGTAATTTACAAACATATATAAAAATTAAAGTTATGAATCATAGAATATTTAATACATTTGAAGAATTTTTTGAGTACTTTGAACTTCCACAACATTGCTCAATAAGGTTAAATTCTAATGAGACTGCATACTTTGAGTTTTACCCATATAGAGGGGATATTGTGGTAATTCGTGGTTGGATAAAGGAGTTTAACCATAAAGAGGTACAAGTTTCGTTTAAGTATAGGGAATTTGGATTAGGTAGTACAGTATGGTCTTTTGAGGATGCCAAAAAATATATCCGAAAAATAGACTATTACTATGAAGATTGATTTAGATTATAATATTAACAATATGGAAACAAGTGTAAATAATAAATGCAAGGCTTTCACATCGTTGAAGCAAAGTAAGAAGTTGGCAGAGATATTGCCAATTAAAAGTGCGGATATGTATTATGATGTAGATAGTTATGGGGTACGAACTACTCCAGAAGTGCTAATCACATCGATAGTAAGGAAAAAAGACATTCCGTGTTGGAGTCTTGCAGCATTGCTTGAGGAATTAAATAGGAATTGCTGGAAGGTCTCACTAAAATGTTGTGGCGCAGAATGGGACATGACTTATGACGATGGAGAAAGATACATCAGTGTATCATCTGACTACGCGATTGATGCTTGCGTTGCTATGATTGAGAAATTACATAAATTAAATTTATTGTGATTATGGACTACTTTGAAAAGTTAAAGCAAGATTTCAACAAACTATAAACCATCAACAATTTCAATATGAGGACAATTCTTTTCAGGGGCTACGATGCAATAGGCGACAAGGGCTGGTGTATGGCGATTTAGTCCACAACCAGCGCGTAACCGTGACAGGACTCCAGCCCCGTGTCATGGTCGGAGGCTATGAGGTTCTGGAAGATACGGTCGGCCAGTTCACGGGACTGAAAGACAAGAATGATAAAGAAATCTACGAGGGTGACATAGTAAGGTATTACCGAATAGATACCTATTGTGTCAATCCAGATTGCGATCCCTTTTTACATGGATATGTACCATTTCTTAAACAGGTTGATGCAATTGTTTCTTATCAAGACGGAGTGTTTTTATGTGAAGATTACGAACCTTTGGGTTGGTGTGGTGTTCATGATTTGCAAGAAATTCGCAACGACCTTGACGCTACTGAGGAAGAAGGCTGGCGTGACGCAAACGGAAATCCGATAGACGAGTCTGTACTTGGTATTGAAGTCATTGGAAACATCTATGAAAACCCCACACTCTCAATAAAACAATAAAAGTATGAAAAACAAGAAAAAGACCGAATACACCTACCGGCTTGAACTCACCGAGCGGCAAGTGAATATACTTTCCTATGTATGCGAAAATTTCTCACGCCTTATCTGCGGTCAGGACAAGCCATTCCAGGATCTTATGGAAGCAGCCTGGGAGAAACGCTGCAAGGAAGCCGTAGGGGGTCATGGCATGGATGAAAAATGGGAAGGTGGCTGGAGTAATATGCGTCAGGATGCCGAGGCCATCTGCAAGCAAATCAAGAAACGCTTCTGGGGCCTTGAATGGAATGCCCTGAATGGAATCTATTACGATGATTCTGCTGATATCCTCTTTGATTTGCATCAGGTAATCCGCCATCAGTTATGGCTTGACAGACCGGATAATGAGAAGTCGAACGTCACCGTAGATGCTTCTGAGGCCGTGCAGTTCGGAAAGGAACCGCTGGCAAAGATAGACAAGATTAACAAATATGAATGGAAGAAGGCTGAAACGCCACCTCCATTATACTTATGGTCTGAGACACCAGTATATACGATGATCTCTGATGTCGTTGAGGTAAGGACAAAGGATAAAAGAATAACCAGGGCCATATATACGGTCTTCACGTCCCCCATCCCTGACAACGAGGGTAATACGAGAAGTGAGAAAGCGTGGTTTGAAATGCCAGACGCGGACAGCCCGTTCACGTTCTTAATAGAACTCCAAAGAAAAAACAGATCAATTGACGTTATTGAATGGCGGTATGGACGCTGAGGATCCTGCCTCGAAACAAATAAAAACAAATAGAAAATAAATAGAATCATGACTGAAAAGGAATTTCTGAAACAGGTCTGGCGTCCATTTGACATGGTGACGCTTGACGGAGGTCTCAAGGGACGTGTGGTGAACGTATGCTTCCCAACGCGCTCAGTAAGGATAAAGATGCCTGAAGGACAGCCTGAGTGGTTCCGCTGCGAGATGATCCAGGAACACAGGTGTATAACCGGCAACCCTGACGATGCTTCCATCATCGAGGAACTGTATAGCAAGCTTAATGAGGCAAACGACAGGATATCAAGTCTGAAGCAGGAGAATGCCCAGCTGATCAGCAAGATCGGAAACAACTATGTTGCGGACATCCTGAAGAACCTGAACATCATCGCTACGCTCATCGAACACAAGAAGAAGCGCGTAGAGAGGATGGAAGCCTGCATGAGCGACATTACGGAAATAATCGGGAAAATGAGGGAGGAAGGATAAATTTCTTCCTCTTTTCCGTTTATGGTGCTTCACGGTTATCTATTAATAAACACATAACATAAAACTTAGGATATGGAAGAAAACGTAAATCATCCCCAGCATTACAACAGCCATCCAAGCGGCATTGAATGTATCGAGATTGCAAGGCACTACTGCTTCTCGATAGGCAATGCGATCAAGTATCTCTGGAGGGCCGGCCTGAAACATGACGCTGACAAGACAGCCGTCCAGAAAGAAATCGAAGACCTCAGGAAAGCCATCTGGTATATCAATGACCGCATCATGGAACTGGAGAATTACGAGAACAACAAGAAATACATGGAGCCTCTCAAACGTCTTAAAAAAGATGAGAAGAAACTGGAGGGAGCTGACTGACAAGGAGATTGCAGAGCTGGAACGGCTCTATCCCGTAACGACCAACAGGGAGCTTTCAGCCCGTTTCGGTATCAGTGAAGATGGTCTTCTGGATCATATCGCAAAGCCCCGTGGCTGGAAGAAAGACCGTAAGGCCGTCCTGATTGGCAATAGGGGAGGGAAGCCTCTCTCAGAAAAGCAGGTTCAATGGGTCATCAGGCATTTCAGGCATACCAAGAACAGGGATATCATGGCAAAGTTCGGGATAGGTGAGACTCAGCTCCATCGCATAGCAAGGCAATATGGGCTTAAGAAAAGCAGGCAGCACATGGGAAGATGCCAGCGCAATGCCAGCGAACAGTCAAGGACAGTATGCAGGGAGCATGGCCTATATGACGAACTGAGCAAGCGCATGAAGGTCAAGATGCGTGAATACTATGATAGCGGCCAGCGCATTCCAGGATCATTCCTCCCAGGACAGTCGAACAAAGACCGCCTTTCACCCAAGCGTTTCAAGGAATGCTGTAGGAAGATCAAGGAATCCATGGGAGAGCTTCGCCGGAAGGAACGGCTGAGAATACACTGGGGATTGCCTCAGAAGACCAAGCTGAAGGTATCCTATGAAGGCTATACGCCTGAAGCAAAGAAAAAGGCTTCCCACCGCTATCTTTTCAGGCAGTTCAACTATTTCGTTGACAAGGGCGATGATACGGTCTATTATGACGAGCATACCGAGCGCAGGCCGAAGATGGAGGCAAACGCACATAAGTACGGCCTGAAGGTGAAGCCCATCGAAGAAGCACCATTTACATTCATTTAATACAAATAAGGCATGACGACATTTATCTATACGCTTACCGGAGAAGAGGTAACGACGAAGAACAACACCAACAACGTCCATGAGGGCCAGCGCATCACCATATCGTGCGATGACGGCCAGCATATCATGGGCATCGTTTCAAGCGTTTCCCATGTCATCAGGAAATGGGAGAACGTGAACGGACTTGAGAGAAGCACGCACGACATCGTAATCATGATAGATCCTGAATGACCATGACAAAGGAACAGATACTTCATTGCCTCTCAGTGCTAAAAGAGGTGCAAAAAGGCTTCCGGATGAACACGAACATAGATACGGCCATCAGGCACTATGAATCCGTGCTGAAGGAGATGGACAAATAATACGTGTGCCGTTATTTTACTATTATACTGTGACATCGCGGAATGGTGTAAGGGTAACATACCAGACTCATTATCTGGAGCAGAGGGTTCGAATCCCCCTTCCGCAACCTGCAATACTCATATACGAAAAGGTTAGGTTTAGTTTTGTTGAGGGAAGCGGCCGTCCGAAAGGATAGCCGCTTCTTCGTTTCCTATAGCATTGCCTCCAGAACCTTTCTCTTATTTTCGGAATCCCCACGGTTGTTGTAATATACCTTGCTAAGATTCCTCATGTCCGTTCCGGCAAGATCCGAGACGAAAGCGGGCGACACGCCGTTCCTCAGGTAGTTGGTGATCCCTGAGTGGCGGAACGTATATAGATGGAGCTTGAAGTCAAGCTTCATGGCTTCACCGACCTTCGCAAGCCAGAGGTTTGCACCGCTTATAAATTTCTTGATGTCCCCATTGTTCGTTTTCTGGGTGAGCAGCTTCTTCTTATTCCTGATTGGGAATATATACCCATCCTCAGAAACCGAACTGTATTTCCCCATGATCCCGTCCATCACCTTGTTCACCGGCACGAAACATTCCACGTCCTGCCTGTCATCTATCTTCCTTCTCAGGAATACGAGGTATTTCTGGCCGTCCATCACCTTCACGTTCCTCTGCTGCAGGCATATCGCATCGCATGGAGACTGGCACGAATAGAATATGAAGATGCAGAAGTCATGGTAGAGCTGTGCATTCTTCCATTTCCAGGCATCGGGTAGGACGGAGGAATCGAACTCGCTGAACCTCCTGAACTGCTCCTCGTCCAGCGTCCTGTACTTGTGTGCCGTATGGAGCTTCTTGGTACGCATCCATCTGCATTTCTCAACCTTCCCGATATCATACCAGCCATTAGAGTTTGCCACGTTAAGGGTTGCGTGGAGGAACTGAGAGAAATTATAGTAACCCTTTCCTTTGCACTCAGATTCAATCCAGTCAAAAGCCCCGTTTATGAAACCTGCGTCCACCTCATCCAGATATACGCTTTCGTAGGCCCTACCTATATGCTGGCAGTAGAGCTTCATCTTGCTCTCCAGCTTCTCATAGGCCATGAAAGTATCCTTCATCGTGCCGTCCTCCCTTATCTTCTTCTTGTGCATCGCTATTACGTGCGAGATAAGGAACGACAGCTTCATTCCCCCTTCATCATCCTTTGGCTTTCCCTCAGCGTACCTGAAGAAAGCATTCATTCCAGTTCCGGCAAACGTCCTCGCAGCCTCAAGGAACTTCTCGGCGATCATGTCAAGCGCCCTGTTGTTCTCTTCGCTGTACGGGGCTGAAGGTATGAACCTCTGCCTCTTCTGATTCCAATGCTTCAGGTACAGCTGCCCTTTCAGGAACTTGTTGACCACGATGTACTTTGTCTCTCCGTCCAGGTATATCCTCAACCTGAGACCGAAACCCTTCTTTCCGAAGGTCTGATAGTTGATTGTCACCATAGAATTTGTTTTTTAATCACTTGTTGAAAATGCTTTACATACACCGAAATGTACATTTTTTGTGCATTTTCCGCAAGATCCACGGCTTTTTGAAGATGACAAGAAAACGTTCTATGCTCCGTCTGGAAACACGAACCAAACTCAGAGTGTCCGAAAAACTCCTTGTTTATCAACTGAAGAAAATGCTTGGAATCACTTTGTTTAAAGGCTTTCTCCTTAATCTGTTCCCAGTGGTGATGTAAAGAAAATTACACGTAAACTTTTAAAGCCACCACTGGAAACAGCAAGTCAAAAAACTCTTCTTTGCGGAAGGTGAGGGATTCAAACCCCCGATACCCGAAAAGGGTATACCGGATTTCGAGTCCAGCGCGATCGTTCACTCTGCCAACCTTCCTCTTACGGTTTGCAAAAGTAATACTTATTTTTGGTTCTACAAAATTTTTCTTATCAAAAAAAGTGTTTTTAAATTTTAAATCTCTCCAAGGCTGTTAAACTTGTTCGTTTTCTTTGCATCCAATAATCGGTTTCCATTCAGGAGAAACATTATTAATCAATTAAATGAATAGGATATGAAGAAAATGATTTTGCTGCTTGTTGCAGCGTTTACAATGACTGGTGCTTTCGCGCAAGACAGTAAAGGAGAGAAGAAAGAACGTAAGCATTTTGACCGTACCGAAATGATGGTCAAGGAGTATGGACTCAATGAGAAGCAGGCTGCTCAGTTGAAAGAATTAAACGAGAAATATCCCGAACTTCAGCGTTTTGGAGGTAGAGGTCGCCACGGACATCGTCCCATGATGGGTGGTCGTGATGGACAGTTGGATGGCAACACCGGTGCTTCGGCTCAGCAACGCCCGGAGCGTCCTTCAAGAGAAGAAATGGAGAAGCGGATGACTGAGCGCCGCCAGAAGCAAGAAGCATACGACAAAGAACTGAAAGGTATTATGACCGAAGACCAGTTTAATGCCTATCAAAAGAAGCGCGAGGAGATGCGCAGCCGTTTTCCCCGTCGTCGTTAAAACAGGGTTTTCTTAAGGGTTTATTCATGCTTGTTAGGTGAGAACCCTGATTCTATATGGTTAGTTATTAATTTTAAAAAGAAACGCCCGCTCTGAGAAGAGCAGGCGTTTTGCTTTAAATTGTCTTTTTCTTGAATAGATTAGAGACCGAGCTTTTTCTTGGCGTCAGCGGCAGCATTGTCGATAGCTTCACCAGCCTTTTCCTTAGCATTGTCAACAGCCTCGTTAGCCTTGTCAACAGCAGCATCCTTAGCATCCTTTACAGCACCAGTGGCAGCGTCGGCAGCACCTTCAACGGCGTCTTTGGCACCTTCAACAGCGTCGGCAGCCTTTGCGGTAGCGTCAATACCCAGAGCCTTCAGGGCATCACCGGCACCCATCAGGGCGTCAACACTCTCAGTAGGAATGGCTGTGATACCAGCAACGAGAGAACTGATGGCAGCATTGTCACCAACAACAGCCTTAATCTTGTCAGCATTCTCCTTCAGGAAACCCTGAACCTTGCCAAGATACTCCTTAGCGAGTTCGGGATTGGCAGCGATGAAGCTGGCAACCTTGGCCTTGATAGCTTCAAGAGCGGTCTGCAGAGCGCCTGCGTCCTTCTTCTCAATTTGCTCAGAGAGAGCAGAGATAGCCTCCTCGGCAGCAGCGTTTACGTCCTCAACTACAGCTTCTGTAGAGTCAACGACTTCCTCAGTCTTCTGCTGAGCCTTGTTACCGCAACTTGCGAAAGAAATAGCCACAACGGCCAAAGCCATTACAAGAATTTTCTTCAT